GTTTGTTATGGCTAATAGAGATAATGCTGTCATAATAACAATACCGTCTAATCTATTTGGAGTGGTTTTCAATCTCAAAGAAATTAAATTGTAATATGTTCCAGCAACAGCTAAATCAATTGGGCTATCAACTGGTGTTTGAACGGCTTGCTGCGATCCAAGCAATTCATAACCACCTTCAGACATAATGGATGAACAAATCTGTTTCATTGTAGAATTACTTGTTGTAATACCTGTATTCTTGATTTCATAACGCAATGGCAAAGAAGCCGTTGTCATATAAGGAACTGTATTTCTATTATCATTGTGGAATACATGTGCGGGAACCATTTTTCCATCAACAACAAATCCACAACGAACATCGCCAACGCCAAGCCACTCAATATCCATCCAAAGAATATTTGTTTTACTTACATCAATTCCACCAGTGTGTTCAACGCCACCACTTTGAGATGAGTAACCGGTGCCGTCAAACTTGTCTATACTCCAATTTGTTTGTGCAACTTTTGTTTCTGTAATTGTTCCTGTTGTGTTACTTCTCAATACAAAATAGTTTGTTGTACCATCATTTTCAAAGAAGATGCCATTCTCAGCTCCATAATAACCAACTCTTTGACGAACATTTGCTTTTGGTGTTTCCATGGCAAATGATGACAACATCAACAAAGATTTACCTGGTTGATATGAAAATACTCTTGTTGTTTCACGAATAATTTCTGCATTTGCTGTAGTTCCTACAGTCATCACAATCATGCTTTGGTTATTCACAAAAGCATAAGAACTATTTCCTGCTGTATTTGATGTTGCCCATAAACCATTATCAGAAAAACGATGTGTGCTATCAAAAAGAGTATATGTATCTGATGTTCGAAGCCGACCAAAAGCATCTGTCATTGTGCCAGACGGTGAAAGACGGTCCGACAACATATTCACTTCATAACGAGTGAATACTTGTCCTGAATCTATCTTGTGTAGGTCGGTTCTAAACTGTGCCACTTAGCAGTTCCACTTCCTTAATGCTTTGTTGATACGGCTATCTGGATCATTGGCAGTTTTAGCAGATGTTAAACGCTTCTTCATTCCACCCATACGAGCACAAAATGATTTACGGCGATTGGCTGACTTTGAACCAGGTTTTAATTTACTTGGCTTTGTAGTAACTGCCATAGAAAGTTTTGAACCTGGATTTTCACGGCGATACGATTCAATACCTTTACGATTCAAACCGCCAGATTCAGATTTACCTTCTTTGCGTTGCCATGCAGCAACTTCATCCAAATATTCTTCGTGTAATTCTTTTACACTTTTAATAGTTTTTTGTTGATGGTTTGGATGAACTTTTACATGAGAGTTATCAATTACATGCCTTAGAGCATCTTCATGGCTACTGTGCTCATTTTCTCCTCTAAATTCTACACCTTTAATGTGTTTAAATTGATGGTGTGGAGAACCAGTATGATGACCAGAATGTTGAGAAGTATGGTAGTCGCCATCTTTATAATGGTCGACATAACCAATATGATGCACTTCTTTGGAACCATGAGGTTTGTAATAAACTCCATGGGTTGATCCTTCTTTATCTGAATATTGTTTATGCAGATAAAGAGTGCCGCCGTTACTTTCTTCCGTGATAAATGATTTAAAAGATTTCATCCTATTGGCCTTTTAGCTTTAAATGTTTTAATGTTGATACCTTTTTGTTTCAATACATTATCATTAAAATCACTCATTGATGTAGCATCTTCACCACCGGCACCAATTGCTTCTTCAAATGGTTTTTTATTCTGTTTTGTTTTCAATGACGGCCTCTGTGCATTTTCTCCACCTGCCGACAAAGATAAACCAGGTTCAATGCCTTTGTCAATTGATTCTTTTACTTTTTCTTTTTGGCGGGAGCGGATTTGCCCGAGCGTGATTTTTGGGGTTGGGGTTTCTTTGTTGGTGCCTTGGATTTCGATGCCGGTGCCTTTGGCGTACTCGTTGGCGCTGGTGAGCTCGGTGTAACCTTCTGAGATAAGTTGTCTGCTCTCTCCTGTGCTACTCTGGTTGATCCGTCTAGCGGATGAGTTTGACTCTCTGATTTGCCAAAAAGGTTTTTGATTAAGTTCAACATCTTCATTCTCCTCATTTATTTTAATAACATAGCCATTTTTATAAGGCATGACTGTACCATTACTTGTATGTGCTTCTCTTGCAGCTGCGGCACGAAGCATAAATGTTCTTACTTTACCACTTTTATCTTTTAGAAGTTTAATTTCTTTTTTCTTTTCTTCTTCTAATTCAATCTCATCGATTCGTGTACCAAGCAATAGGAGGTTTAATGATGACGAATCAGACAACTGATATGATTCTGATAATTTACCTTTGCCAAAGTTAGATACATTAATTGGTGCACCTTTACGCTCTGGATCTGGATCATGTCGGCGTTTGGCAGAAACAGCAGATGCTCGTTCTTTCTTACTCAACTTAGCACGCTTTTCATTCGACATACATTTTGGTTTTGCTTCGCCTGGTTCACGAGCACATGGACCAATTGCTTCGCCTTTGCTGTTGATTCTTTTCCATCCACCTTTTGGATGTTTTGGATCAAACCATTGGCGCAAATCTTCGGTGAATACTTCTTCAAATTCTTCATTAACACCTTTCTTTGGTGCACCAGAAGAACTCGATACAGGAATATTTGGTTGCTGTGGTTCTTCTCTCTGTACCTCAACAAGTTTATCATGGATAGAACGATATGTAACTTTACCATTTTTACCGTAGCGGCCAAATCCATAATAAGTTAATCCTAATTTTCTAGCTTCTTCAGCAGCTCCAGAACCTGGATGTGGTGGCATTTCAGCACCTTCTTTTGGTACAGGCAATTTATCTGACAAATCTAATTCATGTGCAACCCATAAAGATGCTGCTTCTGATTTTGGTGGATCTGCTACGAATTGTTGAATATTTTTAAACAACTCTGTCATTTCATCTTTTTTAGCTTTAACAACATCCGGTGCGGCCGCTCTTAAATCTTCTGAGTTATCAAATTCAACATAACGATCACCAAACATTTTTGCTAATTCTGGTCTTGCGTTCTGAACTGCTTCCCATTTTTGACGGCGAATATCTTCTGGTACTGTTCTACCACCACGCTGTCCTCTTTCAACATTTCTTTGCGCTGATACTTCATCATTTGTATTGACCATAATCATTGAAGTATCATAACCAATTTCTTCTAAGCGATCTTTAATGCGACCAATCTTTTCATGGTCATCACCTGTGCCGTTAATGATAAGACCATTACGACCCATCAACGCTAAACGCTGACGTAATTCGGTCATATTTTTGGCTTTACCACGAACAACATCACGCTTTTCTTTTTCAGCTTCAGGCATTGTTTTATCAAGACCTTCTTTGTCCATCAAAAACTCTAAAGCTTTATCTGAATTGATTTCAGTAAGACCGTGACCATCAAGTGTGTTGCTAAGAACATAATCTTTACCAGAACCAGGACCACCTGCTAAAAAAACTGCTTTGAAAATGGCCTTATCATGCACACCTTCAATAAGCAATTCTTGGAAATCTTCGTTTACATCTTCGTTCATTCCCATGCCTTTGCGAACATGGTTAAACATTTCTTTTGCATGAGCATCAGTCATCGCTGAAGGAACACCTTTGCGAAATTCTTTGTAATTGCCATTTGAAGCATGCTCACGCATTTTGCTTGCTGACATACCTTCTACGCCTTCAGCATCTGGATCACGCTCACCGGCAGAATGAACTTCAATGTGTTTAAAGTTATAAGAACCATGTGGTCCTTTTACACCATTATATTTGTGTAGAAGTTTATGATATTCTTCGGCACGGTCTGAGCCGCCAACCATGTGGAAATGTGTTACACCTTGTTTGTGTAACTTTGCGGCTTGTGCTAGGAAATTTGGTGCAGATGCGTCAGATGACGATACATTGACGCCAGGAAAAGCACGCTTAGCATGCTTGAGTTTTTGTGCGGGAGAAAGAGGATTTTTCTTTGGATCTTGTGAGTGCGAAACAACGATATGTGCAGAACCACCAACTTTTTTGGCAATTTCTTGTACTTTATTGACAAGTTTTTCATGGCCAACTGTAATTGGGTTCATACGCCCAAAGGCCATTACTGCATGTTTTTCTTTCTGCTCTAGCAGAAAATCGCTAAATTTCATATCTCTCCCGCCTCTACAGCGTTACATTGATATGCTATTTATACGGTTTAATCTGTTCTAAATGTAACAAAACCACCATGCATTTTAGGAACTGAGTCTGGTTGCATGACTATTCTTGACATTCCTATCTCCATAGGAATCTTTTCGCCAACATTGCCTTTATCAAAAACAATGATAGAATCGTACACAGACATACATTTAACATTACGAGTGAAATAATCAGGTTCTTTCTGGCCTCTAGCATGATCTGCATTGATACTATCAATCATACCTTTTGCGACATTATTAATTGATTCTGGTTCTTTAATACTTCCACCATGAGAATCCCAATATGCTGCATGAGTATCTTCAATGAAGTAAATGCCATCATCTGCCAATTTTGGAAATAAAAATTGAAAGGTTTTATTAACATGAGCAACATGATGTGAACCATCATCAATAATCAAATCGAAAGCTCCAAATTCATCAATTAGACTTTGTAGAAATTTTTCATCAGTTTGATCACCAATACGAACATTTATGCCTTCTTGTTCATGCTGCTTGCATAAAGGATTAATATCTATGCCAACGATTGTAGCTTCTGGAAAATAATAACGCCACATTTCTAAAGAACCACCATTTAAAATACCAATTTCTAGTATCTTAATTGGTTTATTACGAATAGGAGTAAAATGCTTTTCGTAAATTGGAAAGTAATGTTTCCATTTTGTAATTTTTTTACCTTTATTTGTTGTAAAATAGTTCCATAGTTCCATTAGTATTTCTCCGTTTCACCTGATCCAGCAACAATGCCAGAGCATTTTATTCTATCAAATTCAATAACATATCTTCTATCTAGGCACAAGTAATGAGCATGTTCAGTATCAATTCCGTGTGTCATAACATTACTTATCATTGGTCCTATTGTTTGTAAGTAATTATCTAATAAAGATGGGCAGAAAGAATACATTCGTGTAATATACAAATGGTCAGTAATGTTTGTTTTTCTTTCTGGTGACATCCAAGAAGGGATAGATTTTTTAAAAACATATTTGCCATACATGTTATTATATTCTGAAATATCAAAATCTTCGTCTAATAAAGTTCTAGCAGAGTATTTAAAAATTCTTTTTACACCATGTAAAAAACCCATCAGTTGAGGATTTTGCTTGAATTGCATGAGTGTATTAAATAACATCAACAATTCAGCTTCACTTTTTTTGCCTGTTTTAGCAAAGTTATTAATATCTGGATGAGTAGTAAACCATAAAGCTTGACAATAGTTACCAATTATTTCCTTTATTTTATCAGGAACAGGTTCAGGAGATCCATCAACGAAAAGAACTGCCGCTTCAGGCACTCTATCTCTTAAATTATTTAAGGTGTTTATTGTTTGTTCTAAACGATCATCACTATTAACAACACCAATGTTAGCATTTAATGCTGAAGTGACGATGAATAGGTTTCTATCCGGTATAAAGCTCATAATTTTGTTTCATTGATTCAATCATTAATGATTCAATGTCCTTGTTTGGTTTCCAATTTAATAATTCCTCGGCCTTTTTCGTGCAGCCTAACGAAAACTTTTTTACTTCATTTTCAATTACAAAATCTTGTATGGGTTTGGTGCCTTCATATAAATCATCGTATCCTGACCAATATTTAGCAGGCGGATCAAACTTATAATCAAAGCTGCCAAAAGCCTTCTTCGCATATACAACAATATCACTTACAGAAGTTAATGTACCAGTACAAACATTAAAGATTTCTCTATCAGTTCTTGGCAATACTTTTTCAATCATTGACACCACATCATCAACATGAATATAATCTCTTGGATGATTACCAGAAGAATAGAGTGTGATTGGTTCTTTTCTTTTGACCTGACGCACAATATAATTCATCAGAGGTGGTGATTTACGGTGAATATCTTGCCGTGGGCCAAACACATTGAAGAATCGTAATGTAGTAATGTTCATATCATAGTTGCGTATGAATGATTGTATTGTTTCTTCCATTAGTTTCTTTGACAATGGATAAAACAACTTCGGCGTTACAATAGAAGATTCTTTAAATGGCGCTTCTTTTGGATCATTGTTCTCATAGATTGCTGATGTGCTAGCAACAATGACATGGATACCTTTACGGCGTGCTGCATTAAGTATATTGGCTGTACCGCCAACATTTACATCAATACAAGTGTGTGGATCTATTTCACATTGAGGCAAAGAAGAAATAGCTGCAAGATGAATCACCACATCAATCTCATGGTAATCAAAGTAATTTGATAATTGTAGATAAGGGAGTCTAATATCACCTTTGATAAATTGACAAAAGAATTCACCGTTCTCTTTTAGATTTTCTTCGTAGCCGTTATTCAGATTATCATAGGCAATCACTTTATGGCCATTCTGTGACAACTTTAATGATAGCGTAGAACCAATGCCGCCTGCAGCTCCTGTAATAAAGATATTCAAATCAAATCTCCTAAATCTTCACTATCTCTTTTGATATTGACAGCAAGGGCAGTAGGATATGGGTTTGAACTTGCATAATCATTTATCAATATTCGTTTGCTATGATGAATACCCATAATCAAAGGACAACCACCAAAACCCAATTCGTCTAGCATATTCATTGTCAATATGCCATATTTGTCCGGTCTGGATGTGGTAAATACAATCTTACATCCTCGCCTTTTTTCTTTTAATAGAGCAGTCACATTGTCCCAAAGTGGTTCACATGGCTCATTGTAGTCCCATTTTGATTTAACAATAGTGCCATCAATATCACAGAAGTATGTTGGTTTATTATTGAAATCAAACCAATCTTCTGCGGTGCCAACATCGATAAAGTTTTCTACTTCACTTTCAAAAAATATATTGTTTTGCGAAATCATGTAATCTACAATATTAGAAACAAATATTTCACCAGTTGTAGATAGTTTATCGAAAGCATCAACGAAACTTTGTGCTGTTTCAAACTGATAGCCACCAACACAGAAATGGTCACTTACAATTCTTTTCTCTACAACTGAATTGATGATGCCTTGGTCATTTGTAAGTGTGTAACTTTTGGCACCTGCCGTTCTTATACTTGGATGTTTTGAAAGGTTAGCAACATAGATTATATTACCTTCTTGTTCGTTTGTTTCATAAAAACCATCACAGTCTTTAATGAGTAAAGCAGAAGATAAATTGACACGACCTCGTTTGATTGCTTGATAAACGGTATCTGCTGGGCCTGAAGTAAGTTTATCTAGTATCACAATATCAATTTTATTACCAAATGCCTCATTTAATTTTTTTCGAGCCATGTATTTTTCATCATGCTCCTTTAGAATGACAATTGTAACACGGTTTTTGCCTATGTAATGTTCTGCTGCATTTTCAACCATTAATCGACCAGAATAATCTGTCAGTAGGTATTTTGGTCGCATATTAGGAAACCGTGATGAAGCACCGGCGCAAGGAATAATTACTTCCATAATTTTCTTATCTCACTTTCAACAAAATACTTATCATCATTAACATGCGTATAAGGTAAAACTCGCATCAACATTAGTATTAACAAATAATCACTATAATAGCAGGTGTATGTTTTAAGTGTATCTTCTAATACTTTTAGTTTAGAATCAAAAAAGAGAATATCTTTACGAATGAACCATTTACACTTAATATCCTGCATCAACTTTGCTAAATCAAATACATATGAATCATATTCTGTGGTCAATGGGTCAATCAATATAAAACCACCATTCACCTCATATAAAATGTTTTCTAGTGTCAAATCACCATGATATTCGGAAGATGGTAGTGTTTTTGGCAATTTAGCATACAACTCACTTGCAGTAAAAGGTAGTTCATATTGATTCCAAGGAAATACGGAAAGTTTTTGGTCATAAATTTTAGAATAATCTTTTTCTATCGTTTGACTGGACATTATGTTTAAAGTGTTTGTCAGAAATTCACAAAGTTTACTCACATCATGTGTTGTTAGATATGTTTTAATATCTTGGTGTTGGATGTATTCCATATCATATGCATCACCATATACATCCAACAATTTTGGTATTGGTAGATGAAGTCGAGAAAGAGCATCATATCGTTCCAAATTACGGCCAACGCCGCCAGTCTTTCGAACAAAGATACGATGGTCTTTCTGCATCAATTCAACTTTACTCATTGAATGGCCTTTCAATTGTTTTATTACTTTTGCCAAAATTCAAAATCTTCTCTCAACAATGAATGCCATGTTCCGTTGTGTGGGCCTGGTGGAAATGGATGATTTGGATTAAAGTAAACTAAATTTTCACCAACCAATCCTTTTTCACGCCAATTTGCAGCCATCATTTCTTCACCAATCATAATTGTGCCACGGTCATAAAACTTTTCAATTTGATTAAAACAATCTGCGTATTTGTCCATATTAGAAGAAGATGAAAAAGCAAACTGGTCATTACCAAAATCTCTCTGTGGTGTCATTCGACAATTTGGAATATAAAGTTTACTATTGTCCAATTCAGTAAAAGGTATTGTAAGATTGATAGCAAAATCGTAGCGAGAACGAATAACCCAATCGTAAGTTTTAGTTTTTTCTTCTTCATGTATAATTTTTAGTTCATTAGCTTTCATCAGAGAGTATGTTAGATTCCATGCAGCACGAGCAGGATCTTTTACTTTCCAATTTGGTTGTGGTGGCGGAACTCTAGTAAACTTCGACAGGTCATTTGTTAAAGGTTTTTCTATCATTGTTGCAACTGGTGCATAAGCAGAAACATCTTCTACACCAGGTGAATCCCACACATGACAAAATACATCTACATCATAAAGGTCTAATAAATTATTTTTGTGATATTCATAACCTTGTTTAACACATCTTGGTTGTCCACTTAAACATAATGCAATTTTCATTTTTTAATTTTACCTTTGTATTGATAGCGATAAATTACCTTCAAGTAAAGAGTATATGTTTTTTTCAAAATAGTTTTTTAAAATTAACATATGGGGGCAATATCTCTGCTTATTGTGTATTTCAATATTTGATTCTGATATTTTAACTAATTCTTTTAAATATTTAATAAATCCTTCACTAAAAGGAGTTCCAAATAAATCAACTATATTAGGATATAAAAAATAATCTGAAGCAAATTTATTAGGGATTATAGAAAAAATATCAGAAACCATACCATAAGAATGCTCACTTGGAGTTATGACTTGATCAGGATGAGCATTTATCATGTCTAAAACATTAATTTCTTTTTTAATGTCAATATCGTATCTAGTTGAAACAAAAAAATCATATTTTAAATTAACCAACTCAAAAGCTTTTCTTTTACCATAATGTAATGAGATAGAATTTATAAGTTTATCAGGAGTAACTAAATTTTTTGGATTTTTTTGTTGAATTTCTTTTTGCATTTCTTCAAATAGAGGAACATTAACATCATAATTTTCTATTAATTGTTTTGTAGGAATTAACACTTCATTTACAAGATTAACATTTGATTCTTGCCAATTATGGCAATATACATCTAAATTATTAAATTTAACAAATTCTGATATTTTTTGCCAAGTTTGCGTAAATGATCTTAATTGACCAGAGAGAAGTAAAGCTCCTTTTTTCATTTTATCCATATTTTGCCTCTAATATTTTTCTCCAATTAGGAATCCTATCATATTGATGAACAATTGTAAAGGGTATCCCGGTAGATGTTGTAACAATATTAACACTCATTTTTGGTTCCGCTTCTATTAAAAATGGCCTGAACTTTTCAATCTTTGTTGGATCTCCTGTCGTGCCAAGTTGTGCAGCCCAAGCATCTTCCGACCTCAAATATACAGAAGTTTCTTTATACGGCGACATTGAAATCATAAAGTTGAATGTAGATTGGTCACAAATAGGAATTGGTCTGCCTTGCGTGGCAACAAAGATATTACAAATCAAATCACGCAGAGCATGACCACGACCTGCAAGAACACCCACATTATAAATTTCATTATCTTTAAATTTACTGTAAATGAAATCACCAAAAGTTTGGTGTAGATTTTCATTTCCCCATGGTTCATCTTTGTAATACATGCTCTCAGAAGCAAACATCAGGTTCTTATCGTCAGTCAAAGCCTTTTCGATATAGTGAATCGGATTTTGTTGGAAAATAACATCTTTCACATCAGTAGTGATAGCATACCGATATTCATTTTGTGAAAGGTAATTGTAGATATGCAAGAATCTTTCCACATGCGGAGCTCGACCCGTTTGTGGATAAGTTAGATTTCCTTGTGTGTCTTGTTGAAAACCTACAACAATAAAACCGGCGTCAGAAACTTTCTTTACCGTATCTTTGTCGCAGTTCATTAGAATCAGGACTTTATCACCTTGAAATCCTGATTTGTTGATTGAGTTAACCCAATACTTTAAAACATTCCAATCGTAGTTACTGGCACCACCAATTATCAAATCTTTCATAACGACCTCATTGTATATTAATTACTTATGCTTGCTATAGTCCTTAAACCGTTTAATTTCTTGGCCTGGTGTTGCATTTTGATAATTTCGCCGAAGTGTGTCTGTTCCCCATTGGCCCGCACCAGCAACAGGCAATATATCAGGTTTTATTTCTTCGCTCACACTTTTATGAAGTTTCACATTGGTAACAGACTGCACATGTTTCCAAGCAGCTTGAGTATCTTTATTCTTTATATGTTGTTCGAGCTTCTTCTTTTGTTCTGCGTTGGCCTTTTGATGAAACTTAAACATTTCCATCGCACCAATATTGCCAACATAAGCGGCTTCGTCTACCTTACTTTTAAACATTAACCCCTCGTCAACTTTAATATTTTTTGCATTTGTTTTTCGATGATTGGTCCACGGTTTGGCCAATGAATATATGGTTGACTAGCAGTTTTATAAAGATTGGTAAGAAAAGGCATAATAATTTTTTCTACTTGTTCTAGCCTTGCTTTATATTCTTCAACTGTTTCATCTTTTTCGGCAATAACTGCCTGATATTCGGCCTCGTCAACTGTGGTAAAACCAAAGTCATCATCACCATATTGTTTAAGAATGTCATTGATGTTGTATGTCATTATTTGTCCCAATTCTTTGCTGCATTGAAGTTTGCTTGACTGAATTCTAAACGATCAACCAATTTAACAGCATTACCTTTTAATCTATCTACTGCAACAAAACCTTCTGGTGCAGTAATTCTGAAACCACTATCTGTTTTTACAAATGTGCCAATTGTTTTAACTGTTTCTAATTTACGAATAATCATTAGTTTAGCATCCACCAATAAATTTTGTAAATCAAAAATTGATCTTAGTTGCGCTGCATTTTGACGAAAAAACCGCATAAGTTCTGTTTTTGCTGCAATTCGTTTTCGTTTTGTTTCTTCTTTCTTTACATCAGCAATATCTTTATTTAGCTTAGCTTCAATCCAACGTATCAATTCAAGTGTGTGCTGGTTTGTATTGGTAATTTTTGCACCTTGGCGAACTTTAGCATTATTAAATGTTTTAATGTAAGTTTTAATTGTTTCGTTTGAAGAAATACGATTCAAAGTCATCGAGGACATACTTTGAAATGTGCGGCCCGCCAGTGAAAGAATTGTGGTTAATTGTTTTGTTTCTTCTTCTGTAAATGTAGCAGAACCAGAAATGTCAACAAATGAGGCATCACGGAACCAAATATCTTTGGTATTCGTAAGGCCACCAATATCAACATTAAAAGATGCCTTCATATCCTGCATCTTTTTGCCTGTATATGATGTATGAAACACCACACCTACCTGAGCATCTAGCATCGAGCGAGCCAGTTTAGTATCAGAAGGTACCGCATAGACAATGGTATTTGGTTGAAATGTAATGTAAGATTGATTATCGATTACTTGCTTGTCAATATCACCTTTTGTAAACATCATATCGCCTTGCAGGACACCTTTGATGCCAAGTTTTGGTAGATAACGCAAAGCTATTTTGAGTTTTTTATTCAGACCTTCTGTTGGATGGTTCTCATCAATGTCATCTTCTGTATAGTTTAATTTTGGATTGACATTGAAAACGCCTTTGGTGCCAACAAAGAACTTACCATTTTCTGGATTAATGCCAGCAAAAATAGCAGGTGCACCATCCCATTTGGTGGTGACATTTACTTTAGTATCAGCATGACCTGCTAACATATTGCGAAGTGCTTGTAGAAAGTTGATGGCAGACCTGGCACCTGATACGCCAAAATTTAGAACTTCATCCTCAATATGCTCGAGGTGAACATTTTTACCTTCTTTGCTTTCCGTTAAGTATTCTGTAAAATTCATTAGCTATACTTTATAAAAATACTACTGTTTTTTGTAGCAGATGAAGCATATTCAAAAATGTATTTGCAGAATTCATCTTCTTTTTTAGATTGTAATACTGCATAAACTAAACTAATACCAAGGTATTTGGACATCCACCAAGTTTTATCTTTTCTATGGCCAGCTTTTGCTTGCATTATTAAATCTTCTAAACTTTCTTTAGATTTTGACAAATATTTAAACATCGTAGCAAATTCTTTGAAATCGGAATCTTTTGGTTTTTCAATTGGTACTTGATTGGGTTGTGTTAACTTTGTTCTAGGAACTCCAGCTTCTATAGCACCAGACATTACAACTCCACCACCAATTTTTCCGCCTGCTGCACTTTTACCTTTAATTTCACCTTGCCAAGAAGATGGTTGTGGTCTACTAGAAAAATTTCGAAATTGAATTTCACCATCTACACCTTCTGATTTATATTGAATGTAAATATCTTTTGAATCAAACATATTTGCGCCAAGTTTTATTCCTTTAAACTGTGCTATAAGTGGTTTACCATTATTAAAAATTTTAGAGTGTGCTTCAGTTGCTTTAGGATCTAATTTTTTCAGAGAAATACCAATTAAATTGGTTTTCGCAAATTCATCATAGATGTAACGATTATAATCTCTGAGAGTTGGCCACCCTTCTTTTAATCTGAAATCTTTTTTGGCCATCCAAATATCAGCAGGATTCCATTTATCATCACCACTAATGCCACTATCTTTTTTAAATTTTCTCCATTGATCATAAATGGAATCTACGAACCTACCGCCACGATAAAATTTAAATCTTTTTCCTGTTTTAGCACCAGGCACTTCTTCAAAAATTTTATTTGATGTTTTTACAATGCTGAGAAACCACTTTTCATCCAAACCTTTCATGCATTGTTTTAGTGTTCTATCACAGTCGGCGTCAGAAATTGTTCTTTCTGTAACTTGTGAAATATCACCAAGAGGTTTACCATAATGCTGTCTTGTAGCACAAGCATAAGCTTGTAAAGATTCAGCAAGTGCAGTTACTTCTGCGCCGGCACCAGATTGGCCTGAAGTATCAGTATTAACTTTAGTAGGAATTTTCATATTCATGTGCCATACTATATTTTTGAAAAATTTATTTGATTATTGAAATTTATATCTGGTTCAAACTCAAAAAATTCCATAATTCTTTTTATTCCACCTTTTAACCATTCTATTACTTTTTCAAAAAGATCTGTAACAAAATCTTTAATTTTTTTAAAAATTCCAGTAATTATATTTTCTGTTAAAAATATACCATCATAATAATCAAATTCTTCTTTTAATTTTTTAGCTATCAAACCAACAACACCATAATAATGGTATCGGCCAGTTTTAACTTTTTCAATTTTTTGGGACATTGTTTTAAATCGGCAATCTACATTTGTCACTTCAGAAACTTTTTTAATTAGTTGTTTATTTTTTATTTTAGCGAATTTATTATTTTGCCCATTTTCGTCCGTAGAAAGTAACCAAATAGCCTTAGCTTTAGAATCACCAAATTTAACTTCACCACTCATAGCTTCATATACGAAATTATATTTAAATTCTTGATTTTCATTAAATAAATTTTCTAACATATTTTTTATTTCATGGTTTATTTTATTTGCTTTTTCAAGAACAATATCATTTCCTTTTTTTAAAGCTTCTCTGGTACCTCCTTCTTTTGTAAGCGTTAGTTCACTAAGCTTGTTCAATTTTAAATATATTTCTTTTGCTAAGTTTTCTGATTGCACACTTGGGGTGTTTTTAACCGCTGCATAAAAAGTAGCTTTGGCTTCTCTTTTTCCACCAGACATTAATTGTGCATCTCCCATTTTTATTGATATTCTTTCGTTACCTATTACAATATCAGTTTTTGGTGTTTTGGTTCCTCCTGCTACATTATATGGTTTCCAAAATTCTGCCCATTCATCAGTAACTTCCATACTTTTTAATTTATAAGCTTTTGTTCCAGTTACACCTTGTTGTTTTAAAAACTTAACAATGTTTTTTCCAGCCTGAGGTGATATTTTAGTTTTTTTTGAAAGTTTTGGAGGTTCAGTATTATTCCACGCAGAAACAATAACTAATTCCATTTTAGAACCCTCAGAATTAGATTCATTCAAAAACTGAATATCCTCAGAAATAAATTGTTTGAATGGTTTCATAAATTAATCTCTCTATAAGTTAATTTACTATTTATCTTATAATATCTATCTCTTTGTCACCTGTCCACACCTCAATCTCTGTTCTCAGTCGATTCTCTGTTTGGAGTGTTCTAAATCTACTACAAGCCTTCTTTTTCCACCATTCTACGATGTTTTCCAAATGGTGTTTATCATAGTTCTCCTTGTCTGGCACAAGTTTATCTGTCTTTCCAAGAACCACATCTTTAAAGTTGGAGAAGCCATAATTTGAATAGTAGTATCGTTTTTTTTCAGTCAAACCTTTGGCCTTTTCAATAGTGTTCATAAACAAGTCATAATCAGTCTTATGATTCTTTAATGATGCTTTGGTCATAGCAATAATTGTGTTGCTAATTTTTAATTTGCGACTAGATGCGTCAGCAGGAACAAATTCACCAACGATGCCTTCAACATAGTTTTTCAAATCTTCATAAGGTTTGCCGTGCATCATTGGTAGAAAATTGGATTCAGTTACACCGCCAAAACGCAAATAAGGTTTCATGCCATCATATTGTGATACGGCTTTTGTGGTGCCATATAAACTGGTCGTTTCAAACAAGCAAGTATTCATATTATATTTTTTGTCCAACATTTCTCTTACTTCATGTGAACAACAGATACCTGCAAGTAACTTTCCACCAAGATAATTGAAACCAAAAGGTTGTGCTGGTACAATTACGAAACCCATACCTGCAGCACGATTGAAAGCCTTTGTTGTTTCTAGTTCATTGGTCATTACACATTGAAGCAGTTCGTTTCTTGGTTTCATCATAATTGTTGGCGAACCAATACGAATAAAACCAACCCATTTCTTTGTTTTCTTTTCCATTACTGCAAGGCGAAGATTGCGACCAGGACTACTAAGGTTGTTGTGTGATGAAATTATATCCAAATACAACTGCCATCTTGCTGATTCCAATTCAACAACTTCAAACTCCATATCTTGTGGATTGATTGTGAAGTCATCAAATAAATCTGCTTCAGGTCCACAACCAGGCAGAGTAAAAGGCATCTCAGCAAGAGAGTTTAGTTTTTGCTCACGCATATATTCATCGATTCGGTTGAAGTCACCAAAATAATCTTCAAAGACCTTGGCACAATGTAAGGCCTGTTCATAATTTAAATTCATACTTTTAGTCCACCAAAATCACGATTAAATTTATTTTCTCGATTGCCAAATGTATTAATTGGGCCATTATCTTCATCTTGTCCTGAATCGGTAATGCCTTGTTGTGCTGATTCTTCTACATCATACAAGCGCATCTTAGACCTATCAACACCAACCACAAATCGTTTGAAGGCATTTGGATCAGAGTAACGATTTTTCAACTGTTTGACAAGTATCTGATTCAGGCTTTCTAATTCTTCATTTGTAATCAAAGCAAACATGAAGTCAGCAGTTGCAGGCAGACCAAACGATTCACTTGTATCTTCCAAACCAGGATCAGAATTCGTAAAACCACTTCTTGTTGTTTGTGTCGCAGAAACAATTGGTAGATTATTTTCTACAGCCAGACCACGAAGTTCTTCAGCAATTGATTTAATATAAGTGTAACTGTTCACATTACCGCCAGGTTTGATTCGAGCAGAAGCACAGATGTTAAGATAATCAATAAAGATAATATCAGGCTTAAATGATTTCTTCAATGCAAGTTCATTCAGCAAAGCACGAAAATGAAGGGCAGAGGCCGATGCGGTTGGATATTCTTTGATAATTAATTTGCCGTGTGTTTTAACTTTGAGTGATTCAAACTTGCGTTCATAATCATTCTTACTCATGGTATGTAGCTCATTGAAATCCACATTCAGCAAGTTCGCATCGATTCGTTCTGCAATCTTTTCTTCTGCCATTTCCATGGTAATATACAGAACATTATGACCTTGTGACAAACAACTGCCAGCCATATGACACATAAACAATGATTTACCAACACCAGTACCAGCAAGTGCGATATTCAAAGTCTTAACTGGTAAACCACCTTTTGTAATCTTGTTGAAAATATCCAAATCAAAGCGAACACGGCTTTCTACACGGTGATAAAAGTCATATCGGTCATCAAAGTCCTGCATATAATCGTGACCAACATTACTGTCAAAAGAAACACCAAGAGCATCACTTAATAGCTTTGGTATTTCTCCTTTGCTTCTTTTGGATTGTTTGTCATCTAAGATATGGACAGATTCCATGATGGCATTGTAGATGGCTTTATCTTGGCAAAACTTTTCAGTTTGCTCAGTAATCCATGCCAGTTCTACAGTTTCATCTTTGGTTTCTTTGATTGAATTGAGAAGTTCAATCGCTGACTTTACCTGTGGTTCTGTCAGCGATTTACTTTCGGTGAGATTAATTACAAGGGCTTCGTGTGATGGAAGATTTTTATATTTGTTGGTAAAATCAAAAACTTCTTTAAAAACAATTCGCTCCGCATCATCACTAAAATAATCAGAACGAATAAAGGGAATTACTTTGCGTGTAAATGCCTCATTGTAAATTAAGTTCTTCAGTATCGTCTGTTCCAGCCTCGTCATCTAATTCTTTCTTTTTCAGAATGTTATTATCAAAAATAGACACTAATATGTCACCCATCATTGTATCAAACTTTTTGTTTGATTGCAAGTCTTTAAATTCAAATTTACCTCCATCATCCAAAAAATAATCAAACTTAATTCTTGGAGGATCTTCTTCTACAACTTCAATTGTACCATAATGATAAACTACTCCTTCAAATTTTCCTTTTAATATGCGAATAGATGTTACTTTATCAACACCATCCATATCAACGAATCCATAATCTTCGCCTTCAACAGGCCATTTTTTCTCAGGCCGTAATTTCATCTTGTTCTTCCTGTATGATAGATCCAAAAGAAATGGAGTATTTTTGTTTAATAAACTCTTTAAACTTCTTATCGTTTAAAATATCTTTCCAAAATTCTTTAGTGTTGGTGTCCGATTCACGCAATTTAGCACCAAGTTCTCCGGTCTTTTGGTCAACTTTTGCATACCAACCCGCTGATGGTTTCTGAACAAAATTACCTTCTAATGCAATTTCTAATAGACCTGAATACCTTTGAATGCCGCCATCAAAAGATACTGTGACAGGAATTTTGGACTTCTCACGCACATAGCGAGATTTTTCAACATTGATAATGAAATTATAACCAGTAAGTTCACCAGCAGTTTTCTCTTGTTGGCGACCAAGAATCCAAATGGTATCAGCTGAGTAATAAGAACCTGTGCCACCACCCACAATATCTTTTGGAAACATACCAATCTCTTTGTATGTGTGATTCACAACAACCATTGGCACATCTTTAATTGTGAGATGTGGTGTAATCATACGAAACAATGATTTGATTTGCTTAGCACGGGTCATATCTGCAACAGATTTACCTTCAAGCGAATCTTCAACTTCTTTGCGTGAGGCCAAATTACCAATCGAATCAATGACAATAATCACTTTGTCATCTTTGTCGAGGCCTTGCAGCTGATTCATAATGTCGTGTTTCAGTTCTTCAATGTCGGTAATTGGCGTATGTAATACTTTATCCATATCGATATTGAATGTTTCAAAGTATTTCTGCGGTGTGCCAAACTCTGAATCATAAAACAAAACAACCGCATCTTTATATTTCTTTTGATAAGAAGATGCCATCAAAAGAGCAAACGCTGTTTTAAAGTGTTTAGAAGGGCCTGCCAGCATGGTAAGACCTGGTGTAAGGCCGCCATCTAATTGACCTGATAGTGCCACATTTATCATTGGCACATCGGTTGGTATCATATCCTTTTCATTAAAGAATTTTGATTTAGCAAGAATAGACGAATCTTTAATCGTTGTATTCTTTTTCAATTTATCTAATAAACTCATGTTAAAATGAACCTCCGTCAAGTCGTGTAATTTTATCTTTAGGTATAATTTCGTTTGAAGTTGTTTCTAAGTATGATTTAAATGGTACATCATTTTCAGGCTGATTGTCAAGCTTTTCATCTAAAATAGATTTATCTTTACCAATATGTCTGCGGTATGATTCTTGAGCTGCAATCAATAATAGAATGGCAAGTGGGTCAAATACGATGATAATTGTAATGATGACCGCTCTTACAGCTTTATCTATGAATGATGGATCTTCTTTATCATAGAACATTTCGGCGATATATTTGATGGGACCAATTTCTGCTGCCAATTTGTTTTCTTCTGCCATCAGAGGCAATTTTTCTTGTGACAACTTTTTTAGTTCTGCTTGAGCAGCACGAATGTCACGGTCAACTCTAGCACTTGTTTTTTCAGGATCAGATGCTTGTTTAAGCAAATAATCTAATCTATCTTTAGCAATTTTTTCTTGAGCCTCAATAGTTCGTAATTGAACGGAATTAGCACCAAGAGTTACATTAGATTCTAAATGAGCTTTTGAAAGATAACCAAAAATACCCATTGATGTGATTATCATTAACAAAACAACCGCAGCACTAAAATAATATTTCATTATCTTTGCTGTTGTGTGCCAATTATTGTAAACCCACGATACAGTAACGAGTTTAGCAATCTCTAATACTGCACCCATAATGATAATTGGCCAAAAAGAACCAGGAAATATTTGTGCTAAACCAATCACAGAATAAAATGCAGCAATGGCAGAAAGTGCCAAAGCAGTAATAAGTGGAAAAATAACTTGTATCATCCGAAAAAGTCCTCGATTGAATTTTGTTTTTCTGTTTTCCAACCCATGCAATCTAAGACTACACGGATTGGTTCTAAGAAGGCTTTGTCAAACTGCATATCATAATCGATAAATTCTTGTAAATCTAATTCTTTTGGCAATCGTTGTGGAAAACTAATCACCGTATCTTTAACTGGATTTGGCATTTTAAGATATGCAAACTTTAACTTTTCGCCTTCTTGTATCATAGGATACTTATTCTCCAGTCCTAGACGCTTTACATGAAAATTGTAAAGAATTGCGCCTTTGACATGAATTGGTGTACCTTTTTTGTACAATGTTACTGAATCAGAATATTGTGCGATGCCATTACACCCTCTTGGTGATGAAATATCTTCTGGAGGCAATTTCATAAATTGTGATTTGAAATCATCGATAAACGCATGTACATCTTCTTCGGTGCCCATCATCATCAGATTTAAAACTTTTTTCATCTTTTCACGGATAACAGATGGTGTAGATGACTTCACCATTTCTAAACCCATCACTTTGAGTTTTGGTTCTTTATATACAACACCTTCGTTGTTATACACATTCAGCGCATAGCGTTTCTTGGCAGTCCACAAACCTTTGTCTGCCAAAGCTTCACGTTTCATAATCATTTTTTGAGAATGTGCGTGGACATATTCAGCAAGCTCTTGATAACTTTCGTCAATAAACGGTTGTATTTTATCTTCACAGACCTTGTCCATGAAGGTGATGATTGAATTAGTGTCCGTCTTTTCTTTATACACTTTATCAACGAGTTCACCAAGACGTAGGTAAATCGAATCTGTATCTGAGGCGATAACATAATCTTTTTCCGTTTTCAATAATTTGTTCATAAACTGATTGAGTTTTTTCTCAATCCAACGAATACTTAATTGGCCTGCTTGTGTAACTGCCAATGCCTGACGCAAATCATAGAAACGAAAATACTGTGAGCCTAGAGCACCGTAAGCGGAGTTTAGTGAAACCTTCTTTGCAAGTTGTAGATTATTATAACGAGCAATTAGTTTATCTAATTCTGCTTTCTTTTTAGCGTCAGTTTCAACTTGATAATCTTGTTGTGCCTTAATCATTAACTTCTTAAACTTCTTACGATCCTCATACATTTCTTCCATCATTGTAGGAAGAAAACCTTTTTTCTTTGTAGTGAAATATTGGCCGTTTGGTGTCAATGTAACACCATCTAGTTTGCTTGTATCAACTTTCTTATCAAGCATCTTATCAACACTTACACCATCAGAGATGATACGCCGCATTTCAAGTGTGTATTCGTGAGGTTCAATAATAGTTTCTGGTGAAATGTTATACTGAATCAATAAGTGTGGATAAAGCGAGTTCAAGTCAAACGATGCAACCCAATCGTGCTTGCCAACTTGTGGTTCTTTTACATATGCACCTTCAAATGCAGAATCTTTTTCTTTGCGTTCTTTTGGCGGAACAATAATCTTTTGTTCCATCAGATAACAATTAATCAAAGAATCCCACATACGAGTTTGAGCAAATACATCCTCAAAGTTCGTTTTTGTATCATAGGCCAGAGTTGCAGCCAATTCAATTAACTTCAACTTATCTTCCAAATCTACGATAAGTTCTACGTCTTTAATGTTATACTCAATAAACTTTTGATAATTGAGTTTATAGAGTTGATGTAGATTATCGTATTCAGAATAATCTAATTTGTTTGTGCCAAGTTCTACTGAGGCAATATGATCAAGCTTGTATGATTCCTGTGACTTACCTGCAGGAGCATACCAGCGGTATAACTCAATATAATCAAGACAAGAAATGCCGAAAATCTCATATGTTATCTGCTTTTTACCTTTAATAATCTTTTCACGTTCTGCTATATTATTCCATGGCGAAAGTTTCTTAGTCAAATCTGGCCCAAGAATCCGCTGCATACGATTGTGTAGATAGGGAATATCAAAGAACTTAATATTCCAACCAGACATAATATCTGGTGTATTCGCTTCCCAATCCATCAGAAAGGTTTTAAGAAGGGTATATTCGTCTTGGCACTTAATATAGTCAACATCATCACGGGTATTGTCAAAATCCCCGCATCCGTAAACGCTTAACCTTTTATTTAGTCTTTTCACAGCTACGGCGGTCACCGGTTCGCTGGCGGTCGCTGGGTCCGGGAACCCGTTTTCAGACCCCACCTCAATGTCGATGATAGCTATGTCGAGGTCTTTAATGTCCCAATCTATGACCCCCTTTTGAGTGTCGGCAATATAGGCATACTCGAGCCTGGTGTTGCCAAACATCTTAAAGTTTTGAACTTCTTCGTACCTCTTGATGAACTCTTTAGCCTCCCTGATCGAGCCAAACGATTTAGGCTCAAGCACATCTCCTTGCAAAGAACGCCATTCGGTATTCTTGTTCGTAGGAAAATACAAAGTCGGAGAGTATTCGATCTTCTGTTTTACTCTCCGACCATTGTTGAGGCCTCGGTACATAATGTAGTTACCGAAGCATAGAACGTGTGTGTAATACTTACTCATTCATTTTTTTGTTTTCTTTGAAACTTTCTGTGGCTTTGTTTCTGCAATTTCAATGCTAGAATTAGGTGTCTTATCCCACATTAATTTATTGTATTGAGCTTCAAGTGTTTCATTGGGTGTGGTAATACACAAAATGTCTGACATATTAAATTTAATGCCTGTATCAAATTCTAGTGTATACTCCAAGAAAGGAGCAAAGCCCAATTGCAAACCTTCTTTAATTACCTGTTGAAGAACTTGAACAGGTGCTTTTACAATAATTGTTTTGTCATCAACGCAATCGACTTGAGCAAGAATTGTTTGATTGGTTCTAAAAGTAACTAATTTGTTTTTCATATTTTAATCTCCGCAGATAAAACTCCGATTGTAATCCATCTTTTAGGGAACAGCATTTCTCTACCTTGAAAATCCTTCATATCATAGTTGGGGTCTTGTACCCAACCAACAACTTCAACTTGATTATCAAAATCACGAAGCACCAAGTCATACTTCTCAGCTCTTGGCATTTTATGTTCAATGGCAAGTTTTTTAGCAAGTTCACGCAGATTCATTTTGTTTCCTTAAAGTCATAAAAAAAGTCATTGTTGTTTCGTGCAGAGTGTTTACTAAATTGCTCTACTGAATACAACTTTGTTGCTATTTTAAAATCTGGCATTTTAAATTCAGGTACTGTCAAAGAAGAATCAAAGAACAATGTTTTATTATTTGGCTGTGCGGCGAACTGACCGTTGTCCATCTTAATAAAATTATAACTCTTATGTTCTTCTACTGTTTCAGAAAATCCTGTATTCAAATAACCAGGGTCGTTTTGGCAAAAGTCAACGGTAAACATATATTGACCAAACTGCCACTTTCTATCTTTGTCTAAGAATTTACACTTCAATAACCGAAGATTATCTTTTTCAATGATAGTAACATTATAACTCAAACAGTCCCATATTTGCAAGTAATCCAAAGGTAAAGTTGCGTTTTTGAGGTCTGTTTGCCTTGATACAAAGGCATGGAGTGGAAGTTTATCGTATAGGGCACCGTAGTTTGGTAACAGCACCTCTATACGAAAGGCTTGATTCTTAATACACTTCAATGTCATCCATATACAAGGTTCATATTCGCCATGTCCTTTTTCAAAGTCATAGAGAAACTCCTTCTTTACGAAGCATTGTATTGGTGGCAAATTGTGAACAAGGAAAGCCATATTTTATTTGTTTTCTGCTTGATAAGTTTCTAAAGTTTTTTTGAATTTACCTGCATGTGAACGCTCAGCTTTAGCAAGAGTTTCAAACCAATCTGCAATCTCATCAAAGCCCTCATCACGAGCAGTTTTAGCCATACCAGGATACATGTCGGTATATTCATGTGTTTCACCTTCGATGGCAGATTTCAATGCTTCTTCAACAGAATGTACTTGCTCTCCTGTTGCTGGATCACCTGCACCACCTTTAAGTAAATATTCCATATGTCCGTGAGCATGGCCTGTTTCACCTTCAGCCGTATTACGAAATACATTCGCAACTTCTGGTGCACCTTCTACATCGGCCATATTTGCGAAATACAAATAACGGCGGTTTGCCATTGATTCACCTGCAAATGCTTCTTTCAAACACTCAGCGGTTTTTGTTCCTGCGAGTTTCATTGTTACTCTCCTTTGTTAAATTTTTAATAACTACTGATTTACCTACTATTTCATAATCCAATTTGTCACCAACATTCCAATCTAATTCTTTTACCATTTCTTCTGGCAATTCTAAAATTGCATCACCAAAACAATCTAGTGCTAATACTTTAGCTTCATATGTCTTTGACATGATTCACCTCTATTTTGCATTGATTGAGAAAGTTTAAACCTTCTTCACTTCTATAATGACTACGAAAATAAAACCTTTTAATGCCTGCTTGATGAATGAGTTTAGCGCAGTCTAAACACGGCGCATGAGTACAAATCATATCAGCCCCATCGGTTGAATTGGTCGACCGAGCTACTTTAGCAATTGCATTTGTTTCAGCATGTAATACTTCAGGTCTAGTTTTTAATATTTGGCCGCCATCTTCATGTTGCTCTATCAATTCTTCACAATTATTATCCCAACCACTTGGCATTCCATTATAACCAATGCCAATGATAGTATTATCTTTTACAATTACACAGCCAACTTGCAAGCGTTTAGCAGAAGATAGGTGTGCATAAACTTCTGCGGCTTTTAAGTGTGCTTTGATAAATTTTTCTTTCATTGTAACACTACCAAAGGAACCTGTATTCGTTTTAATGAATTAGCATAAACAAAGAATGGAAAAAATCTTTCGCCTAAAAATCCTGGGTATCTCCAAGGATGAATTTCAGATGTTGTTTGAACTATTGGATAAACGTCTTTACAGTTTTTCCAAATATATTCCAATATAGAAAATAATTCATTTGCATAACGAACAAATAAATCACGCCTCATAATATATGTTGTTTCAAAATTAATTATATTGTTATGTGTAAACCATGTCATATGTTGACGATATTGTGGATATAAATGCACAATTGCATCTTTAAAAAGATTCCAATATTCTATAGGTTCATACATTAAATATTGTTGTTCAACTGAATAAGGTAATGCAATGGAATGATTTGTCAACACTTCAGCTGTCTGTAAATATTCTAATGCTAAATCTTTTTCTTCGTCTGTGCCAAATAAACTAGCAACTTGTTGATCAGCTTGTACTTGAATTTTTGCTATATTCTTTTCAGCTTTACGATCCAACAGTAGATAACGGCGATAAGTTGTACAACCAACATAATCGTGTGTACAATTTTTCATCATCCAATATTCTGTTGCTTGTTGACCTAATGCACGGAGAAATTGATCTTCTGTACAACCATGATAATGTAATTGAAATTTGTGTATATCTTCTTTGCTTCTGTTTACATTCGTAAATGGTTTGGATTCATCAGGTGATTGCCAAGAAAAAGGTTCTAAACCTCCTGCATAAGTTGGAACAATCCATTTAGAATTCCAATTGAATGGAAAATCCTTATGAAAATGCGAATACATTACTAAGGACATTATTCTTCCTTAGGTGCGTTCTTATTTTTCTTTTCGTGTTTAACTGGAATTGAAGCAAGAATTTCAGCTTCAATCATTGTTTTTTTAAACTCATTAGGATTGACACAGAATTTGCCTGCCATCATCCGTTTGGTCGATTTACTCAACCGAAAGTTTCTATCTCGCTTGTTCATAATATCTCCATGTAAAGCGGGGCAAAAGCCCCGCTGAGTTATGCTACTTTCTTCTCTTGTAGAAGTTGCGGCTTAAACTCTTTAAGTTCATTACCAATTTCAATCTTGCGTGGTTTCTTGTGTTCAGGAATTACATTCTCTAAACCAATACGCAAAATTCCATCTTTAAACTCTGCACCTTTAACTTCTACGGTGTCAGCAATAGTCAATTGTTTTGTAAATGACCGAGTGCCAATACCACGATGCAGATAAGTCACATCAACATCTTTTTCTTTTTTCTCACCTTTGATAGTCAATGTACCATCTTCTGCTGTAATTTCAATATCTTCTTTACTGAATCCAGCAATAGCAAGTTCAACGACATAGTGAGTGTCTTTTAACTTGATGATGTTATGTGGTGGAAAAGATTGGGTTACTTTTGTTGCATTATCTACATTCAAAAGTCTTTCTACATCATCAAAGAAACGCTCAAAACCCAATGTTGTGTGAGCCAATGGCCCAAATGAAATATGACCGAGTGTCATGTTGTTTTCTCCTATTAAGCGAGTTAATCAAATAGCGGCCCATTAGGCGCCGCACCATTATTTATACAACAATTTAATAATCGGATGTTTTTTTGCCAATGTTGTATTTGGCAATTAAATCCCAATCATCTTTTTCTTTAAACGAAATAATCTTTATTTGGTGTAAAGGTGCTATATTACCTTCAATCAATCTACGGTTCAATATCTTTACAAGACCCCATTCTTCCAATAGATTAGCAATTGCATTCCGTCTTTGTATATCATTCTCTGAAATATTGGATGGTTTACCATCTAGTGCAAATAATTCTTTGAAATGTACAATATAATACTTGCCTTGTTTATGTAAAATATGGCAAGATTGGTATAATACTTTTTCTTTCCGTGAAGAAACACCAATACGAGTAAGAGTTTCCCTTACCTTTAAAAAATCGTCTTGTTCGTTAAGGCTTACCTCAACAAACTGAGTCAAGTCAACCATATTACTTCCTTAATCCACCGGTATCGGTTTGTTCTTTTAGTTGTTGGATCTGGTCTTTGCTTAGTAAGCGGAGTGCCTCACGGGCCTTTGAATCAGAGAAACCATAGACTTGTTTTATACATTCTAAATCATCACTTTTCTCAGACTTAACCCACTTCGCAAATGGTCTTTTTTGGGACCTGACGGTATTTAGTAAAAAGTCATTTTGCAACTTCTTATCCAGAAAATGGCGTCTGTTCATTTCATTTGCATACAGAACGCAATCTTTATGGTAAGATAAAGAACGATTAATAATGAATGAATTGTATTCTTTTTCTGTCAGGTCGTCAACAATTAACTGTTTTTTACCTTGTAAAATCTCTTTGACAAAATCGAATGGGTTCATACAAACTCACAAGATACCATTAGTTCAGTCAGACAAGCCACCGTATTCACTTCTTGATCAGCAACAAACGCAGCCTTGTATTGATAGTCAGCGAGAATGATGACCGCTTGTGGAATTGATTGCGGTTTCATTACATCATAAAGAGAATCATAAATCTTACGATACAAAACCGTACTATCAATTTCGTGTGTTGCAACCCACTTACGAATAGAAGCAAAGTCTTTTGATGAAATAGATTTGGTTAGTTCATCAATAGATACATCAGCAATCTGTGTAAGAATACCTGTATCGATTTTACCAAACTGAGAATAACGCTGAAGTTCATTCAGCACACGGCGAAAATCTGGGAAATGTTTTTTGATTAACTCAGCAAGAACCTTGTCATCTGCGTCAACGGATTCACTTTGCAAAATTGTTTGAATTCGCTTGAAGAACGCCGCAGCCATCTTGGCCTTCTCACCATTCTTGAGGCCAAAGTCGATGACGGCACAACGACTATGAAGCGGATCTATAATGCGATTTTTGTAATTACAAGTAAATATGAAAGAACAATTACCTGCAAATTCTTCTATCGCATTACGGAGAGCCGGTTGAGTTGAGTTTGGATTTAGATAATCCGCTTCGTCAATGATGATGACCTTACGGCCACCAGAGAGTGACATTGATGAAGCATAATTTTTAATCTTGGTTCTAAATGTGTCAATACCACTTTCATCAGAACCATTGATTACCATGAAGTCGCAACCGATTTCGTTGCACATCGCTTTCGCTATCGTGGTCTTGCCTACGCCGGCTCCACCACTCAATAGGAGATTCGGTATCTCCTTTTGATTCACATATTCCTGAAACGGCTTTTTCAGACGGTCTGGAAGAATACAATCTTCCACCGTCTGAGGCCGATACTTCTCTGTCCATAACAAATGTTCCATAAGAACCTTTCACATATATCATAATTTAATTAAGCTACTTTTTCAAATTTAGAACCTTGCTCAGTTGTAATCCAATATTGCAACGGAAGGTTTTTGTTTTTAAAATGTGAAATGCCTTTAGATGAGATAGAAACTTCGTAAGTGCCTGCCAATACCTTTGTAATGTTTTCTGTTTTGAAAATCATTTTGTATTTGTTGCCATTACCATTTGCAATTTCCAAAGCATCGGTGTGAGCAGAATCATTCTGCAAGTCAAGTGTAACAACACTTACTTTTTTGCCATCTGATTCAATTGCAATCTGTGGCGAAGCAAGAACACCAGCAGCTCGCAAGACCCAATCAAAATCTTCAGCCGTCAAATCAAATTTGATTTCTGCATCTGGCATTGTCAACGCTTTTTCTGGAGGTGTGACAATCATATTTGCAGGAGTGAAACGATACTTGATTTTAGAGCGACCTTTGTTACCAACAATCGTAACTTGTTTGTCATCGAATTCAAATGACGGGTCATCTTTGTGTAGAGAAATGACCGACAAGAAATTGTTTAGGTCATAGATGCCAAACTCAGCAGGAATATCTTCTTTGATATCCACTTCAGCAAGAATATTCTTGTGTGAAGATACTGTCTTTAGCGTTTTACCTTTTTTGAAAAGGATACCTTGGTTAATTGCACCAAAGTTTTTGAGAACCGAAATGGTTTCGTTTGATAATTTCATTTGTACCTCTCATAATTAAGATTTATCAATAGAGTATATTGTATCATGTTCGTATAGAAACATGAGGCAACACATAGCATGGGCTAAATGATGTTTACCAGATTCAGGATCTAATTGTTCACCTTCTTTCCATGCCCATAGGTGGCGATTTAAAGCATCAAAGTAACGGCGTTTAGAATCTGGCACATACTTCCAATTGTCAGGTTCATACTTCTCTGCGCCAAATGTTAAAATTTCCACCGTTGCTTTGAGCGCCGCAGGTGGTAATAAACCATATTGTAATTTACCGCCATCAAATTTACGGCCACCTGTTGTAGCCGTTTGTGAAGCTTTGACTACATCTTTATTTTTCATTACAGTTTGCCTGTAAATTGTGCAACTGAAGGCATATTTCCTGTAAAAGCATATGTACCAATGTGCTGAGTTTTAACCCAAGGACACAAATATACTTGACCGCCAATTTTACGCCACATTTGACAGAACATATAATCTTCACTTAGATAACGATCAGAACCACCACCAGTAATCGAATCTTTACTGTCAATTACAGTATCAAAATATGCATGAATGTATCTTGAACCATCAAAGTGAGCTTGACCAACATGATCTGGTTTATAATGAATCATTGGATAAGCATTTTTCATCTTATCAAATACATGTCGTTTGACCATCATATAGCCTGTACCAATTTCCAAAACTTCTAATGGTTCAGTCACTTGAAAAGAAGAAGTTCCTTTTACAACATTAAACACATATTCACCAACCAAATTTTCTAGCTCTCTTGGATCCATATCTGGATGTTTTCTTGCAGCTAGAGCTACGTTACCCCAATTAATAGATTTTTTAGGATAAGGACCGCCAATCACATCTTTATCCAATGCCAACATGGCCAAGACATCTTGAGGATTAAAGTGAATGTCACTATCAATGAAAAGTAGATGAGTAAAATTTTCTGAGCGGAGAAATTCATCTACCAAATAATTTCGTGCTCTTGTGATAAGAGATTCGTTAAAAAGAAAAGAAAATTTGGTTTCGATACCATACTGGCCTAAACTTGTTTGTAGATCTAGACATGATTTGATATAGAGGCCGTGAGCCATACCACCATACATTGGTGTGGCAATAAATATTCTATTCTTTTTTAAATCTTCAATTTTTGCTTGAATTTCCATGACAACTCCATAAACGAAAAAGAGGAAGTAACACCTATATGTATTACTTCCTCTACGCTTTTCCTAAACTATTTTAGGCAAAAGCACGCTCTCCCTGAGCACGCAGAGCAGCAATTCCTGCTGCTACGAGGCGTTTGGTCGGCTGACCAAGGCGATAGAAAGAAACTTTGTCGCCATTCGCATTGATGCGAGTGTTCAGGTAAATTGCATGACCTTCGTTACGCAACTCATTGATGGTTGCGGAAGGATTTGCAATACCAAAAACAGACTGCATCTTAGCAACGGTGAGGGTGTTGTAGTCGCTGTCTTTCGAAAGATAGGCGAGAACTTTAGCTTTAGCTGATTTCATTACAAATAACTCCATAAATTGGTCTCAACAAGGTAAACATTTGAGAGGAGACCGTTCTCTCAAATTCGATAATATAATTATAACATTTCTAAGTAAGTAAGTCAACACTTTTATAGGCAAATGTGTAAAAAGGGGCCTGTGTTGCCACAGGCCCAAGTGCCGAACTACAAACTTATTAGAAAGGTTGTGATGCATCAGTACCTTCAACCTTAACTTCTTCTACTACAGGTTCAGGCTGAGGTGCCAAAATCTCATCGGCAGAAGCACCTGCATCAACTTTGGTATACAGGTCAACAAAGGATGCTTTAGTGTCATCATCAAAGCGATTCAAACACAAAGTAATTGCCTTCATTTTATCACCAAAGATGCCGTATGTTTCAACGATATGTACTAAACGGCGAGTAGAAATCACTTCATCGCAACCACCATCGGCGAATGTTTTACGAATCACATCAGCCCATGTAACCAGTTTCTCAGCGAAATCTTCATCAGATTTGCCAGCAGAAGTAAGTTCCTTTTGAATAATCTTACACTCAGTTTTTACTGGCGGAAATTCTTGTTCCATTGTGGTACGAAAACGCTCGAGAAATGCTTCGTTCAAAACATTGGTGAACATATAACGACCATCATCTGAACCTTTACCTTTTGTATTCGCAGTAGCAAACACGGTGAAACCAGGTGCAGGTGAAATTAATTCACCTTTCTTTTTCAACATAAACGGTTTGCCTTCTAATACACGCTGCAAACTGGAAAGATTCTGAGCACCGTAATCAATCTCATCGATACACAGAACGGCACCTTGACGAGCGGCAGTAGTTACAGGACCATCACGCCATTCCATATTACCATCAATCAACACATAGTTACCAAGAAGGTCACTCTCATCGGTTTCAGGTGTCATTGATACGCAAATGAACTTGCGTTTTGCCTTAGCACAGGCTTGTTCAATTGACATGGTCTTACCGTTACCAGAATGACCAGAGATGAATACAGGAAAGAACCGCATCGATTGAACGATTGACAATACATCATCAAAGTTACCAAACGGTACATAGTTTTTGTAAGCAACAGGAACTAGATTCGTTACATCTAGGTCGGTAGTCACATTACTGATTTTGTGGTTTGATTTTTCTACTTGTTTAGCCATAGGAATCACTTGTGCTTGTAGAGCAGGTTGCATATCAATATTGGAACCTGGTACACGATACTGACCACGACCAACACGGTTAGAATCTTCTTTAGTGAAGAATTGGGTTGATTTAAGACCAATCTTGGTCGCAATCGCTTTGATTTCTGATTTAGTGATTGTTTGTTTGCCAGTAGCAATCAAGGCATCAATAAACTTTTGTTTTTGTTCGGCACGACTAATCATAATGTAAAACTCCTATCAAAGAAAAATAATTATATCAAATAAACCACAAGTTATGCGGCAATACCTTGGATGAACCGAGATACTAACACACGATTTACTGCCCGTTTCTTATTGTATTTGGCAAAGGCAGTTGCCAATTTACGAGCAGAGAATTTGCCTTCTACTTCAATACCATCATCATCGTTGGTGGTAAGTTCTTCGCCACCTGAAATGAAAAAGAAATTCTCATAACCAGGTAGTTTACAAGCAAGATACTTTTCACTCTTAAACTGTTTGACGGCCTGCTTACGCATATCATCAGCAGCTTCACGACCAATATCTTGACTTAATTGCCAGTAGTCTTTATTTCCATTGTAAAGATACCTGTTAGTTAGAATCCATTTGGTTTCACGGGTAGGTACAATAAAGAAACCAAACACACGAGCACCAGTTACTTTTTGAAACCACATCAATAGATTTTTAGGAATATCTTCGTTATAACTAGAAAGTTTCATTTCAAATTTGTTTTGACGGTCACGCATCATAATAACTTTTTCACCAGTCCAATAAGCTTCTTGTTTTTTAATTTTCTCCATTAAACCAGTATCACTATTCAAAACTTCTTTTTCAATCCAATAACTATTGGTACTATCAGCATCACCGTCATGGATTACAACCAAACTACAAATGTCCAGATTGTTAACCTTCTTAAAGGTTTTCATAATCTCAGCCGTAGCAATAATCGCCTGTGACATTGGTGTATTGTTGAGTTGCTCAGATTCTGGTCTAGGCGAACGCCGATAGTTTATTTCTTTGTATGAATCCATAAGCAAACACATATTCTTTAATGCAGCCGTAAACTCAGAACCAGACATTTTAGAATTTAGATATTCACGCAAATGAACATTACCAAACTCCATTTCACCAAAGTTTTTAGTGAACGAATTATATTTACTATCTCCTTTATAGTTAGCGTATTCATGCTTAAAGATATTATATTCTTGATTTCCGTATTCACAATTAAAACCTAAATCCATAGCACGAACGGCACCTGATTCAGTAAAACCATAAACAACAAACGGAATGTTCACTTTGCGGCAGAACATCGACAATACCAAAATCTGCTCAATAGAACCAGACATATTCTTTGACATTGAACCTGAACGGTCAAGTAACAATACCAGGCCATGCGATTTGCCTTTGGGTGTCATCATTACTTTACGGAAAATGTTGTCATCAAATTTGTACGATGATAATTTGTTAATGTCAATATCGCCTGTGTCAGACAGTTTAGATTTACTAAATGCTTTGGCAGCCTTACGCATTTCAAATTCTTTCGCAAGTAGACCAATGTACCGCTCATTACGGCGTTTGAATTCATTGACCAACTCCATTGCTTTTTCTGGTTTAAGGTATTTCTCTTTAACGAACTTGGCATATTCTTTTGTCATCAACTCCTGAACTCGCTTCGCAGGTGTAATGATATTGTTCATGTTTGGCTTAGGAATATCCACATACAAAAACTCTTTGCACTTATCATCAAGCAATTGCACTTCGTTACGGCGATAGTTTTGATCCGTTTCACAAGTAGGGTCAAATTGGTCAACATCACCAGGATGAGATTCTTTATCGTGGTTAATGCTATTACCATTCTCTAATTCATCGTCACCTGGTTCTTCACCACCAGCTTGACTGCGTTTAGATTTAGTATCGCCTTCTTCAAACTCATCACTTGGAGAATTGCCTTCACCTTTACCATCTTCATCATCTTCACCGTCATCACCATAGTCAGAATCATAATCAGACATATCATAGCCGTCATCATCGCTTTCATCGGCCATATTCGCCATCATGTCATCATAATACTGTAATGCCATTTCATGTTGTTCTTCTTTTGAATACTCATACACCTTGTTAGTGATACGAACAACATCGTCCCAGGTTTCTGCAGCCTGAACTTCTTTCACCAATAATTCTTCTTTAGCAGAGAATTGAATCCATGTGGAAGACCATTGTGATTTGCTGAATAGATTCAGTCGGTCAATAAATGGCATTTCGTTTACCTCACGACCTTTAATACCAAAGAAATCACGGATATTTAATTCTTGGTATGCTTGACGGAAAGAAGAATTTAAACCAGGATATTTGCGTTTAACTTTCTTTTCGATACGAGCATCTTCAATGACATTCAAAAAGTTTTTGTAATTTTTGTTCTTGTCATTGTCCATCACCGCATCGTGCCAACCTTCGGCAGGAGTATAGAGAGCATGACCAACTTCATGGCCAACCAACAGGTCATAGATAATACCTGTCATGTTTTGCCAGATAGGCAAATAGAGAATACGATTCTTGGTATCAAATTTAGCGGTGTTGATTTTCTGGTGCTGAACCGAAAGATTCTCGGTTGCCAGTAATTTCGCTAATTGGGATTTTTGTTCGGCAGTAAAAGACATAATACCCTCATTCATTATTATTTAACCATTATAACATTACCCGGCCTGCCTGTCAACCACTTTGTTGTATAAAAACAACACTATATGGCGTAGACCTGGTCTATGTTAGTGAACACTTACTTACATTGAATGGAGCGGTTAACAGGAGTTAAACCTGTCTGCCTACGGGGGTAGGCTGTTCTCGGACTCACCGCATGAAAGGATATTATACGCTACTTATCGACCCACTTGAGGCAGATATTTAGCCTTTGTTTCTTCCCATGATAACACGGTAAGGTCATCATAGAAAAGAGTGTCAGAAGAAACTCTGCCTTTTTTAACCAACTGCTTGATTCTTGGTTTGGCGTGCTTCTCTTTCCATATATTACTTAGGCTTTCTACATCAGTATTAAACAACTTTTTCATATCTTTGCCATCATTATCGCCTCGGAGAAATTCACAAGTCTTATCATACAGAGGCGCAAAGTAAATGCCTCTTGCATGTTCAGAACGAATCAAATCTTTTGGCACACTTAACTTAGCATAAGCAAAAGACAATGAACGATTTTTGTGGTCACGCTTATGAGGTTGACCACTTGGTTTCTTTGCAACATACCATTCAAAATACTTCCGTGTATGATTCACTTTCAACCACTCACGAATCATATACCGAGTTTCTTGTAATGGTTCAAACGATACTGAACCTGAGGTAAAGCCCATTGGCTGCCAGAAATCCAGATTATCATATTGAGATAAACCACCAGCTTTTGTTTTACCATAAAGTGATGTTGTTGTGATACTTACCAACTTATCACCATATAGTTTCTCCCATAATTGTTGTATGGGTGTGGCTAAACAAAGCAAAGCCAACAATTTACCACCAACATAATTAAAACCAAGAGGTTGTAATGGCACAATCGTAGAACCAATTGCAGTATGGTTAATCATACCACCTTGTGTTTTCTTTTCTCTACTCCAACCAATAAAGTTATCTCTTGGTGTTAAATCTAAAAAGTCAGATGAAATACAAATAACACCAAGGTATTTCTGTGTTGGTTTATCTTTAACAATAAAGTTTAGATTACGACCAATGTTAGCATTGTTTTTCATTGTAGAAGAAAAGGTACGAATACAATTCCACAATTCAGGTAAGTCATCCTGTTTATTCGCATACACCAGTTCAGGTTCTAATGCCAAGTATGCTTCGGGATCATTTGGTATCCAAAAGTTATTTTTTATTTCCTGAATAGCACGGCGTTGGCCTTCATCTTCCAATAATCGTTCTTCACCCCATAAAGTTTGTGATACGATAGATGGATATTTCTCCTGCACCTCACACCACTTCTGAAACAAGGTATACTCTTTCACATCCATTTGTGAAACATAACCTAGTTCTTTAATGGTCTGCTCACGCAGTTCATCTTCGGTGAAAGACAATGGTTGAATTGGCGTTTGTTCTTGCCATTTTTGCCATTGGGTTTCTACATCATCTTTTGGATCAAAGCTGTATGCCATTGCCTGTCTTTTTATGGTTGCGAATTGCTTTTTTAACTATCTTATTTTGTTTTCGTTTAGCGACTTGTAGTGCGACTGGTCCTACATTGTCAGTAAATTTTTTACCATTCATGTGTTCTAATTCATGGACAAAACACCGAGCAGTTATTCCCTTTAATGTTGTTTGTTGTAATTCCCCATTTTCATCGGTATATTCAACAACAACTGATTCTGGTCTTGCTATTTTAAGATATAAACCAGGGTAGGAGAGGCAACCTTCATCTATTTTAACAACATCATCCAAAACCGATATTACTTTTGGGTTAATACAAGCCATTTGGAAATCATCAGTACCAATTACAAACACCCTTTCATATACACCGCATTGATTAGCAGATAATCCAATACCACCATAAAGTTTTCTGGTTAATTGTAACCGCTTAATCAAGTTTGACATATGTGGATTTGGTAGAGAACCTTTATACTCAGGCATTTCAGCAGCTAACATCGGATGATCACCTTCATATAAAGGTAATCTGTTTATAGGTTCTTCTACTATGCCTAAACCAGTATCAATTTTTAAAATATCATTCATTTTTTAAACACCCACCTTTCTGCAAATCGTTCAGCTTCTTCTAATGTTTTAAACCAAGCATTTTGGTGATAATCACTAGAGGCTTCGAACATAATTATTTGATATGTGCCATCATTACATGGTAAAATATCTATGGTTCTTTCGTGACCATCTGTAATTCGTATTTGATCTTTTGTCATTTTACAATCCTCGAAAAATTTTTCTCTTTATCGAATCGTATTACATTCATAAATTTGTCCTGTAATATATCTCCTTTATGTGAGATAACAAACAGGTTTACACCTTCTAACATTTGTAGTATCTTCATCAATTCTTCTGTGCCATTTGTATCGAGGCTAGAATCAAATGTTTCATCAAGTATCAACAGATTAGTATTTGATGAGTTCTTTAACTTAGCAACAGCACGCCAAGTTAACATCAATGCCATATCAATTCGTTGTTTCTCACCTTCACTAAAGTTATTGTAAGTAAACTCGTCACGATGCCTAGATTTAATTGTTTCTTTAAATGATTCATCTAAGTTAAAGTTTACAAAGAAATCTAGTGATGCTAAATACTTATTGACCAGTTTGTTGATGACTGGTAGATACTGCCTTACAATTTTTGTTTTGATGCCAGTATCTTTTAACAGATTACTTGCCACTTCATAATATGTTTTTTCTTCTATCAGTTCTTTTAATGCAGCTTGCAACTCTGTCAATGAGTCCTTTAGTAATTTTAATTGCTGCTCTTCTAAGTCTGTCACTACTTTAGAATCCTTTAACTCATCTACCAACTTACGCAAGCGAGCAATCATTTTGTTTGTTTCGGTAATTGTTGTATTGTAAGTAGCAATCTCAACCTGTTTTTTGTTAATGAGTTTTTGTTTCTCATTAATGTCATTCAGTTTTTCTTGTTCTTCATTTAGTTTGGTTTCTAACTGTGATAGACCGTGTTCACACTCACCAACTTTGGTGTCGAGGGTTTTAAGCTCTTCTTCTTTAAAAGAACTGGCAATGGCTTGCCTACATGTTGGACAATCATCATGTGATTGGAAGAAACTAATATCTTTGCGAAATTTGGATAAGTTGCTTTCAATTTGAGATTCAAGTTTTGTAATCTTCTTGACCTTAGCCTCTGTTTCAATCTTATTTGCAACCACAAATTGAAGTTCTTCCGTTTCGGCGCTGAGGGTCCCAACATTTGCGAGTAAGGTGGATACGGTATCATTATGCAATTGAATCTCATCATCATATTCTTTTACCTTATCATCATTATTCTGTTTCAATTCTTCAATATGCTTTTTCTGCATATCGTGCTTCTGTGATGCTAAATCAATCTCATGTTTCTTTTCTGAGATTAGGTCTTTATTGTTTGATATTTTATCTCTAACCAATCCATTCATTGTAGAAAAGATTTGAATGTCTAATAAATCTTCAATGATAGCACGGCGGTCTGATGCCGACAACTGCATGAACGGAGTAAACGAAGCACTACCAAGAATTACAATCTGTGTAAATGATTTATAATTTAATTTAAGAATGTATTTCTCAAGTAACTCTTGGTAATCTCTACTTGCAGCTTCTTGATTAATGAGTTCACCGTTGCAATAAATTTCAAACACATTTGGTTTGATGCCACGAACAATGCGATAGTTCTTGTTGTTGGTGTCGAGTGAAACCTCAACTACACAATCTTTACCATTGATTGAGTTGACCAGTTGTGGTTTATTGATTGAACGGAATGGTTTACCAAACAAAGCAAAACACAACGCATCGAGCATTGTGCTTTTACCAGAACCATTTTCACCAACAACAAGAGTGTTTGGTGTACTGTCTAGTTTAATCTCTGTAAAATAATTACCTGTGCTTAACAGGTTTTTCCACTTAACATTACGAAATATAATCATTCAGCTACTTCTGTATTCAATGCCTCAACATATAACTCTCGCATAAGAGTTTTTAATTTATCGGGTTCAACATCCAATTCCAAGTTATCAATATACTTAGAAAGAATTGTCATCGTATCTTCAGCCTGATCAATGATTTCTTGGTCATTATCAACTATCGTATCACTAAAATCTTCTACAATGGATAAATCAGCAATACCAACCTTGTAAAGGTTATCTACTACATGGTCAAACAAAAATGGATTCTGTTTGTTCAACACCACAACTTTTACATAGGTATCTTTTAGAGCATCAAACTCATATGTTTTCCACCAATCAAAGTCATAAGCAGTATCGTCATACACCACTTTGTTAAACATCGTAAATGGGTTGCGAACAAATTCCAACTGCCTAGTTGATGTATCAAAGATATGAAAACCTTTTGGGTCATTGTAATCGGCCCATGTCATTTCATATGGTGTGCCCACATATACAATGTTATGGTCTGACGATTTATGATGAAAATGGCCAGACAAAACAATATCATAACTCTTTAATAGGTCTTTGTCAATCCCTACTTCTGAAACATTGCCACGATCCATTTCAAAACCACGAATCTCAAAATGCCCAAAAGCAATCTGTGAGCTAGAATCTTTCATCGCCTTTAGAATATGCTCGGCGTTCTCATCACACATCCAAGGTACAACATCAACTTGAACACCATCAAACTCTATTGTGGTAAATTCATCATAGTATTGGACATTGGAGTATTCATTCAATAATAGACCTGTTGAATTTACTTCTAATGTATTTTTGAAAGCTACATCGTGATTGCCAAGAAGTGTGTGAACTTTAATGCCTAATTCTTTGCACTTATCAAAGAAATATTTACGGCATAGATAGAGTGAGTTGAAATTAATAAACTTTCGTCTATCAAATAAATCACCCATCTGAAAAATAACATTGATATTATTTTCTACTAGGTATGGAAAAAACACTTCATCATAGAAGCGCTCAAAGTATTTGTGGAAGTCTAATGAATCACCTCGAGCACCGAAGTGTGTATCGCCAAGAATACAAATTTTCATATCAATAATTAGTTACTTTATAATCGGACAAACAATATAAAGAATCACGAGCACCATCAAAAATTTTGTTGTAACCTATATCTTTCATTAGCTGGTCAAATTCACCACGATTGGTGCCTGTTAAATAATGTTCAAATGTTACCACTTCAGCCCAAACACATTTAGGTTTACAATCACCAACATTTTGAAATACTTTTAATTCAGCACCTTCAACATCGATGTGAACAAAGTCAGGTATGACATTAAACCTTTTGCAAAATGTTTCTAAACGAATTGCTTTAGCATCATATGGTTCACCATAAATTTTACCATGATTGTCTTGTGGATTTACTGTAAAGATACTGCCAGAATCTGGATGATGGTGGCCGTTTTGTGTTAGTGATGGATTAAATGGTATTGTTCCATCAACATGACAAACAGCAGCATGAAAATAATGGATGCCATTATCAAATGCTCGTTTAGAATTGTTTTCATACCATTCATTCGAACATTCAAAGGCATAGATTTTAGCCCTTGGAATTTCTTGTCTAACTTTTATGGAATCATCCATATTCATACAACCAACATCAAAGAAAACAAAATTGTTCTCATCAAAATTTTGTTTGACCCAATTTAAATTTAAATCACTCATTTATTTTTACCTTTAAACTTTGTATTTCGTCTTTAAGCCTAAGTTTTCTTTTCTTAATCATGGTAACTAATCTATCTTCACCATAATGTTTTATTTGTTCAGCTAATTGAACATCCAATTCATCATGTTCTTGCTGTAAATGTTTGATATGATTTTTTATTTTTTCTGCATCCATTTACCACTCCAAAGCTTTAATATCTGACATATCACATGGGTTTTCTTTACTGCAATTCTTATGCACATAATAGATTAAAGGTACACAAGCGGTCATTGTAACACAAATAAACAAAATAATCAAGCGTTTCAAGGCAAATCTTCTTCAATAAATTTTTCTAAACCTTTAGTCTTGCCTTCTTTCTTCTTGCGTTTATTTTCTTCAAAATTGTAGATGAATTCGGAGATGTTTTCATAAAGTTCAAACTGCCTCATATTTCCGTTCTCATCTTCCATCATTTCAAACTCATCTAATATACCAAACTGTTCTGTTGCCTTATATTTGACATACAGTTGTTTCTTTTCTTTCATAATACGGCGAAGAAATGCGTAGTAGATGATCTGTGTAAAGTAAGCAAATGGGTTCTTTGATTTGTCAGGATCAAAGTTACGAAAATACATAAGGCAGTTTTCAATACCATCTGCAATCATCTCATCTCGGAAAGAATATGATATGAAGTTGGGTTTGCGTGACAGGTGGTCAGCAATCTTTAGAAAACACTCACCAATATAATTTGGTATTTGTGGATCTGGCTTGTTTTTCTTTTTGGCCTCATCACAAGCCTTCTTGTATTCAATCAATGCTGATAGAAAATCGGCATTGTTCACATAATGTTTAGTTGCTTTTGTCATCTTCGCCTCTTTTTACGCTTGACATATGTAATAATGGTGGTGTTCCGGTTGCAAGTAATTTATTACTAACTATATCCAGGAGCTTAAACACTCTCTTTCTATAATCAAATCCTAACATTGAAGCTTTCTCCCCTTTATTATAAGGTGGTGTTCTTCCTGTTGAGTGATACTGATCCGCTGTAATGTCAATTCTTTCTCCTTCTTTAGTAACTGCCCACCAATGCCAGATACCTTCATCATCCAAACCACGGTATAACTTAATGTTCTTACTACCAAACAATTTCTGTAAACAAGCAGAAGCGGTATGACAATGACCAAACATAGGATTTGTAGAGTTTCTTTCCACCCACTTCTTAGGTAAAAGGTCTGGCGTTAAGTGTTTGGTAATTATATCACAAGCCTTATCTAAAAGCAAGCGGTTATATTCAAACATTTCCATATTTGGTATTCTTTAGCATGGCATATCCTTTAAGTAACTCTTGAATACCCATATCTAAATCAAAGTTAGGTTTAAATCCTTCCTTTTCAATCTTTTCATTGGAGACCATGTAGTTTCTTTGGTCTTTATCTTTACCAATTTCTGCTTCAACAATTTCAAATCGTGGTACATATTTTTTAATCGTATCACACAGTTCACGCTTTGATACATTGGCAGATGAAAGGCCTATATTATAAATTTGGCCTCTCATATTCTTATTTTCTAATGCCATTGTAAATGCTTGGCATACATCTAATACATGAATATAATTTCGTTTAAAGTGTGATTCAAATAACACAACGAAACCATCATTGACAGCACGGTAAGTCATATCATTTACCAACAAATCAATTCTCATTCTTGGTGACATACCAAATACAGTTGCAAGCCTAAAACTTGTGGCATTTGGATGTTCCATCAAAACCTTTTCTACTTCTACTTTATCTTTAGCATATCTAGAAATAGGATTCAATGGTGAATTTTCATCACAATAATCACCTGTACCATAAGCACTATTGGTAGTAGGCATCAAAACAATTTGTTCTTGTGACAGGTACTTCATCATCATAAAAATAGCATCTCTGTTTGTAGAAGATGCTCCAATTGGATCTCTATCACATAAAGGTGCACCAACATAAGCTGCAAGAGGTATAATTATATCAGCTTGTTTTAGAATTGGCAATAGGTCTGCTTCTACTCTTACATCACCACGATAAATCCTAAAATTTGGGTGATAGCATAATTGGCCAAGTGATGATTGTTGGTACATAAAATTATCTAACACAGTAACATTATGACCTAAACCTAATAGGTCTTGTGATAACATCGACCCAATATAACCTGCACCACCTGTAACTAATATATTTGCCATATTAAGCCTCGTTTAATGTTTTGGTAATAAAATCAATTTCATCTAATTGCATTGATGGGAAATTACCAATATAAAATCCATAAAAATGAATATGTTCAGTATTTGGAAAATTCAAATGATAGTTTTCTGGCACAATATTTTTAAGGTATGGTTGTCTTGTTTGATTACCACCACCTGCACTTCCACGGCGAAATTCAATGCCTTCTTCTTTCATTCTCGTCATAATTCTATTTGCGAAATCTTGGTCTTTATCATTGAGTATTAGATTGAAAGCATAGTTACTAGAGCCTATTAATTTAAAGCCAGTAAAAAATTTCTTTGGGCTTAACTTAGATAAAAACCTTTCGTGATTTCTATTCCGTAGTTTAACATTTTCATTTAATTTTGGCAACTGTGAAAGACCAAGTATACCGCCTAAATCGGTGTTACGCATATTGTATGCTGGGTAAGCAAAGATAAAATCAGGATTCAACTGTGGGTATTGTATCTTGTAAGCCAGTTTCATTTTTTCATTACCACATTCTCTGACCATACCATGTGAACGAAGCATGCGAATTGTATTGTAAACTTCTTCATCGTTGGTACAAACCATACCGCCTTCAATCGTTGTCATATGGTGTGCGTAATAGAAAGAGAAATTGGACATCCATCCAATACTGCCGCAAAGCTTCTCTCCGTGTCTTGCGCCATGCGACTCGCAAACATCTTCAATCAATGGAATGTTGTTTCTAGCTAGAGTTGATATGAGATCATCAGTTAATGCATTAAACCCTTGAATATGTGATAAAAATACAGCACGGGTATTTGGAGTAATTGCACGAATGATAGAATCAGGATTCATACCTAAAGTGTCCATATCCACATCAACGAATACTGGTGTAAATCCACATTGAATCACAGAGGCAACATCAGATATCCATGTTAAAGGTGGAACAATTACTTCACCGCCTTGTGGATATTTTATCTTCAACATGGTCATTGATAATAAATTGGCAGATGCGCCAGAGTTTACAAATACGGAATACTTTACGCCTAACCATTTCGACCAAGCTTCTTCAAACTCTCGGCATTTTGGACCGTTAGTTAGAATAGGGTCATCTTGTTTTAGATGCTCAATCATGGCATCTAAATCTTGTCTTGTAACATTATTTCTCATCAAAGGAAATTTCATTTTAACCTCACGAATTGTTTAATATAACTTGAGTACCATGATTATCGAACTTAAATGGCACCCATACCTTTATTTGTTCCATCTTTAACTTGAATTCTTTTTGTTGATCTGGCGGCACAAGAAACATAAAGAAACCGCCGCCGCCTGCACCCATTAGTTTACCACCATAAGCACCACTTTCAATGGCTGTATAATATATGTCATCTATCCATGGTTCAGTAACACCATCTGCTAGACCTCGTTTAATTTCCCAAGCTTTGTGCATCAACTCACCTATTATAAACATTTCTTTTTCTTTGGCAAGCATATCGATAGCTTCGTTTGCTAAGTTTACCGTTTCTAATAAAAGACTATCTGTTTTGCCTTCTTTGATATTATCTACCTTTTTCTTTGCTTGAATTTCTGAGTGTCGAGAAACACCAGAAAAACCAAGCATGATGTGTGATTCTAGATATGTTTTATAATCTAAATTCATTTTAAATGATTTGGCATCCCAACCTTCACTCGACATAGAAATAACTTGAATACCGCCAAGTGCAGACATAATTTGATCTTGTATGCCAACATTTTCGCCAATAATATCTTGTTCAACTTCAATGGCTCTTTCTGCTAATTCTTTCTGTGTTAAATTATATTTCTTTAAACGATAGATTGCATTTAACAAACCTACTGTAAAGGTTGATGATGAACCAATACCAGACCTTGCAGGTAAATCACCTTCATGGCTAATAGAAATGTTTTCTGTTATATTGGTGTATTGCAAACAAGCACGTATAGCTGGGTGATCAATATCTTCTATTGAATTAACATTTTCTATTTTTGAATAAGTTAAACGAATGGTATGGTCAAAAAATGGCGGCAATTCTTTTATATGAACATAACAGTAATGTGCCATTGCAGCAGATATACATTTACTTGGATGTTTTGAAAACCAAGCAGGGTAATCGGTGCCGCCACCAAACAAAGAAAGTCTATAAGGAGTTTTTGTAATAATCATTTTTCATTGTAATAGTCACCCCACTCTACAAGAATTGTTGAACGATTATCATCACGCAACAATGCTTTTACATAAGCAGGAAAAATTTGAAAGGGTTCATCTAAACGGATAACTTCAACCGTTTTACACATCGATTTAAATGCTTCAGTAAAATCTCCCACATGTTGACATTGTGGGTGTAAAGGTCTTTCTGAACCAATACTGGTACGAATAATCACATTGGCCTTATACTTAGACATTAAGGAAAGTTTATCCACATGATTTACTAATTGACTAACAGCACATAGTAAAAAGTTCCATCGTGGATAAATTGAAATTGGAATACGACCATGTAATGCCATACCTAATGACATACCCATTTGCATTTCTTCTGCAACAGGCAATTCAATAAGTTTATCTTTCGATACATCTTTTAGTGTGTTAGACATTCCTGTGCCTGGTACAGCAACCGCTTGGCCAAGAAAAACAGTTCTATCATCGTTAGCCAAATATTCCATTGACCGTTTTAATTCATCAAAGTATTTCAAAATTGTACCCTCACTCCAGCACCAGCATGTGGATATTTGGTTTCGTATTTGTAATAGTAAATCATATCGGTATTATAATTTTCATAAGACAATTCTTTATCATTCCATACTTCTCTTGTATCTGTACAAACTGATTTACCATTATCTTCAATAATAAATTTAATAGGTAAATTATATTGAATTGCATACTTCATTGATTCATATGCAATTCCTGTTTCTGAAGTCATATCACCTAAAAAACAATAAACTTTAGAATCACCATTACTTTTTTTAATTGACATAGCTGTACCTACTGCAATTGGCAAAACTCCACCCACAATAGCAGAAGAATATATTTTATATTCTGGAAAACAAAGTGAGATAGAACGACCTTCTAAAATTTCTTTTTCTATTTCATCAGCAGGCACACCTTTTAGTAAGCATTGATAGTGTGAACGCCAAGAACAAAATACCCAATCTTGTTGGCGAACATCTTTAAATACATTAATTAGTTCATCTTCATTACCATAATAGAGATGAACCGGTGATCGTATTTTTCCATTATTAAATTGGTCAGCAATACGATTTTCAAAATCAATTAGTTCTTGTTTAGTCACCTAATATTTTCCTTTTCAAACGAATCTTTGACATTTCCTCTACATTCTGCCTTGATTGTAGGCCAAATTTATTTTCTACTAATTCTAAAAATGGTTTGTGTGAGAAGTAAGTATGCCATGCATCATCACGAAACTTTAATACTTCGGCACCAGATAACGATTTAGTTCTCAATGGTTTACAATCATATGATAAGAAAGCAAACTCATCAAAAGTTTGTGGCAATTCCCAATTATTGTTTTTGGCTTCCATATACAATGGACTACCAGGTAATGCCATTGCTGCATAGAAGTTTGCGTGTTCACAGTTTAATTCTAAAGCTAAATCTAAAGTTTCTTGCATCGTTTCTTTGGTATCTTCTGGAAATCCAAACATATAATTACCAAGAACATTAATGTCAGCGTCTTTAATTTGTTTTACAACTTCACGGATGTTTACTTGTTTGAATCTACCTTTGTCAATTTCTAAACGCACTTGTTGATTACCTGATTCAATGCCAAGTGCCAACCAATTTACGCCAGCATCTTTAAACAATTTCAGTTGATCTTCACGAACAGAATCTACTCTTGCATAAGCCCAAAAGTTAAATTTCATTCCTCTAGCCACAATGCCTTGTAATATTGGCACATAATATTTTTTATTTAAAAAGAACATCTCGTCTGTAAGGCGAATAGTTCTAACTCCATTTTCATACAGGTACTCTAATTCTTTTAACATTAATTCTGCTGACCAGAATCTCATACCACGACTATCAGCTGATACGATACCTTCTTCGTATGAAGTTCTATTCACGATGTTAATCATACAGAAGTTACAACCAAATTGGCAACCTAATGATGTATAAATTGCCGCAAACGGTGTACGGCCTTCTTCTAAAAAATTAGTATGCCAATAGTGAGCTCTGTATTTGTCTAAAAGGTTCTTATCTTTAGGTAATAAGTCCCAAGCATAACCTGGCATTATAACATCCATGTCATCAGTCTTTACTATACAACCGCTTGTTGTAGGTCTTGGAAGTCCATGTTTTTTATACCACATACCACGAACATTATCTAAATCATTTTCTAAATCTGTTTCTAATAAATCTAAAAGACCATATACACCTTCATTGATAAAAGCAAAGTCAACATACTTGTATTGAATTACCTCATGTGGTAATGCAGATGTATGTGACCCAATAAATGCAGTTTTTAAATTTGGATGTGATAATTTGAGTTGAGTAGCCAGAGATTTGGCACCAATCATCATTGTGGTGCCTGAATTTGGATTTTGTCCGTAGAGAACAAATACTACCAGTTTTGGTTTTGTTGCTGCGATTTGTTCTGCCGCATCTTCATCAGTTGCAGGACAAGCATCAAAATCTAAAATGCATGGATCATGGCCTTTAACACGAACTGCGGATGCCAGCAATGCTGCCCATGTAGGCATTTCAATTGCTGAATATGTTTTTGCTAAATCTTGGTAGGCTTTTGCGGCACTACTTGGTACCACGAAACACACATTTGCCATAACAACCTCATTATAATAAAATATTTAGTGTAACTTTTTATTCTTCTTTTCTTTGATTAATTCTAACAATTCATCAACATTAAAATCTTTTGTTTCAGTTGTTTCTTCTTCATCTTCACCATCTTCTTCATCACCATCTTCCGATTCTGAAATAAAATCAACTTCATCCATTCTTTTTTGAGCTTCCATTACAACTTCACCATAATGTTGTATAGCAGATTCTTTTGGATCAACAATTGTAAGTATATCTGAGGTATAAAGTACCGCTTGATTATTTTCAATGATTTCAATTGGCAACCAAGGCATCATCATCATTACTGTTTGACCAGTAGTAGGTATTCTTTTAAAAATAACTTGCATTGGGTCATGTAGTATGGCAGTTTCTTTATCTTCTGATTCAATAAAGTTAGCTATAATATCTTCACCGCCATGTAGGCGAATAATCTTGATGTTATTGTTGTTGGTTGTTTCCATCTTTTAGCTCTATGTTATAAAATTTGTATTTGAATTTTTCTTCATCATATATTTTTACTCTCTCTATAAAATGTTTTAAGGTATAATTTGTAAACTTACCAACACGAAAATCATCAGCTATATCAAACAATGTTGCTTCTGTTTTGTTATCACCTTTTCTTAACCCACGACCTATTGATTGAAGATTACGAATCCTGGATTTGGAGGGTGAGGCAAATATAATATTATGAAGGTTACGGATGTTAACACCAGTACTAAAAGTACCGTATGAAGCAACAATAATAGCATCAGTTTCTTTTTCAGTAATTGAACGAACTGATTCCCGTATTTCAACATCTGTGCCGCCAAATACAAAGAACACATGACGCTTACTTGTTGCAGTTTTGATAATATTGTGTAAATCTTTTCCATGTTTCTCCACAAATTGAAATAAAATTAATGTGTTGCCTTCTAAAGACAATGCCAAATTTTTAATAAATTCATTTCGAGCTTTATTCTGAACAATATAATCAATCTCTGTATTGTAATCCCAATCACGAGCCATTTTACAGATAGGTTCAGGATATTTTAATACAAGGCACTTAATAAAGAATTCTGCTAGATGCCCTTTCTCAATCAATTCTGAGGTGGTTGTGGCCTTATAAACTGGACCAAACAAACCTTCTAATACTAGGCGATGTGTTTGTGTACCATCTAGTGTACCTGTGGTGCCTATTCTATATTTAGCGTTAGTACAACCAGACAGTATCGTAGTAAGTGATTTGGCCTTAAACTGGTGTGCTTCGTCACCCATCACATAATCAAACTGTTCAAAGTAATCTTTTTCATTCTTATAGATTGATTGCCATGTGGTGATAGTAAGAAACTTGTTTGTGTGTTTCTCTTTACCAGAGTATTGACGATGGCAGTATTGGTCTGAATCATAACCATAAGAAGCAAAGTCACTATACATTTGTTCTACTAATGATGTAGTAGGAACAATTAACAACCCTCTTTTAAAATCTGCTTCTTGTAACCAACGAACAATCAAATAAATGATAAGAGATTTACCTGATGCAGTTGGTGATAGAATGAGTTGGCGTTTATTGCGTACAGCCTGTAGAAAACATTTCCATTGATACTCACGCAATTCATGTGGCAGTTTTAGTGTTTGTATAAACTCTAATGCCTCAACACCTGAGAATTCTTGTGTAAGCTTGATAGCATCGGCTATCTCTAAACTATAATCTCTTTCGGCACAAAATTTTTCTATGTATGGGATTAGACCATGATATATGGTAAATGTGCGTAAGTCCGCCAGGCGAATCTTTCCATCCCATACACGGCTCTTATATGCAGGTGTAAATTGGTAATTTGGTACAAAGAATGTGAAGTAGTCTGACAGTTCTTGTGCTATACTTCTTTCACATTCAAACTGTATAAACGCTTCATTCTTTTTGGTTAATAATAAATCAGACACCTTGTATAAATTTTTCCCAATCAATAAATGATCTAAGTTGATATGTTCTACTATTTAGCTCTTTTAAAATAGACTGGCATATCTCAACAACTTCTTCGTGTATGGCCTTCTTCGCCATATACTTGTTTAAATCTTCATCACTCTCCAGATATGTAGACAGATCGGATTTGATAACAAATGGAAATGGTTCCCATCCATGTTTCTCTAATGCCTCATCATCTAACTTACCTGTGTAATACTCCCACTTAATTTTTTTCCATTTATTATAATTGAATTCTGCTTGCTTGGCAAGCATACGATGTTGAGATAATACGTTTAGGTATTTACTATGAAGTTTGGGTATATCTAACAATGCCTTACCTGGTTCGGTACGGTCAATATTGGAATCTTTCCGCCATTCTTCTAACACTTCATCCAGATTTTTCATGCCAATAAACCTCCTGTTATAGGAGTATAACAAAAAACGGTTAGAATGTCAAGCTGTTTTAGAACAATTTTTCAACATCATAATAACTATACCGAAATGTGGCATCGGCAGTTAATATGGTATCAGGCCCATCTTGAGCATTCATTATGAAAGTTGAAAGTGTTGTTGGGAATACTTCGTAAAATTTAAAACGGTAGTATTCTTTATTTGAGGAAGAAAACAATGTTAAAGAGGCATCACTAAATTGTGGAAACTTATTACTAATATCATTCTTTGCTGATTGATATTTATTTAATTTGGATAAATTTCTATACTCTTTAAACTCCACAGGGAAAGTCATCGCACGAATCCAATCGTGTATTTCTAACCAACCTTTTAGTTCTTCATCAATGATGAATGTGACATTTAATAAATCATAAATGGCCTTTTCGCCTGGAGAATATATGTCAACGAATGGGTTTGTAATTACAGCTTCAGATAAAGACAGACCTGGCACGGTAACATTTTGGCAAAAGTATTGCATATTTGGTACACGACCAAATGTCAATAAAAACTTATTAGGTTGTAATGGATTAGGATTACTTGGGTTGCGTGTGAGTGCGGTCATAAAGTTTTCTTAATATGCAGACCAATATCAATGACATGTTCTTTTTCAATCATGTTAATAATACGATTTGTTAGTGTTATTTCCTGTTGAATAAAAGTCATCTTTAATTGGAGTTCTTTTAATTGTTGATTATAGAAATCCAATTCTTTTAGTTTTCTGGCTCTTATATCGAGCAAGTCAGACATTACTATAATATCGGTCATAAGGTTATTTATGTATAAAAAAAGACCCGCTTTTTAGGGCGGGTCTTTAAGTTTTAGCGGGTATCTTATAGTTATTCTTATTATGATACCCTAGTTAGATTACATTAGGTTAGCAATCTGGAATGCACGATAGTAGAAGTTGGACTGTGCTGTCAAAGCGCCTGAACCAACATTTGTACCTTCTGCAAACGGATTAGCAACTAGACCGTAACGAGTCTTGAAGCCAATTTTTGGTTGGAAAGTACCTGTATCTACTGCACGAACCATTTGCAGCGGAACATATGGGCAGTAGAAAATACCTGCGTCATATGCATTAGATCCTTTGTAGCCGAGAACAGCAAACTCGGAAGTCGAGGACGTTGGAGCATACGGATCGATATACACTTTGATACGACCAAACAGCGTACCAGCAAATGTATTGCCAGTATCATCAACTGTCAGGTTAACTTGACCTTGCAGAGCAGATTGATAGTCGAGGATGCCAGCCATTGCAAGAGCAGAAGCAACATCAGACGAGCAAATCATAACATTACCTTTACCTCTACGAGTCGTTTTAGCAATTGTATTAGCTTCACGCTCGAGTTGGAAAGCAAGACCTTTAACTTTTTCAACCATCCAACGACCGTTTGAATCGGTGTCGAGGTCAAATTTACCAGCAGTAGTAGTACCTACTTGGCAACCAATCTTAGCTACACCGTAGATTGTACGGATAACTTCACGATTGATTTCAGCAAGAATTTCTGTAGACAGAATGTTTGCGAGCTCGGTTTCTGCATCGAGACCATGAACTGCTTTCAGGTCTTGTGCAAGTTCCATCGAGTATTCTGCTTTGAGAGCACGGGTCTTTGCAGTAACCGTAACTTTCTCAATTGAGAATGCCATTTCTTGGAATGTGTTAGCAGCTTGGCCATCACCAAGAGCCTCACCACGAGCTGTTGTCATAGCAGCAACAGCAGCAGCGTTAGAAGTAAATACTTCAGTTGGCAAAGTGCCAGTAGAGATAGCTGTTTGTGCGGTACCAAGACCAGCAAAACCGGTATTAGCTTCGTTGTAGAAAGCCTCTGTGCCGCCTTGCGTTGCATAACGGGAACGCATAGCGAAGATCAGTCCTGTAGGACCAGTCATCGGCTGAACTCCTGCAACATCATAAGCAATCAGGTTTGGCAGCGAACGGCGAACCAACGAGATAAGGATTGGGTCGAAACCAGCAACTGGAGTTGTAGCAGAACCAGAGAAACCGGTCTGTGTACCACCAGCAGATGCTGAGTTAGTTGGCGTGGCTTCCATAAGGATGCCAGAAGCCTTTTGCATTTCTTGAGCTTGATTCTCAAGAATAACAGCCGTAACGGCTTTACGATATGGATCTTTAATAGACGGCAGATCTGCGTGATCTAGAACGCCTTCCCATTTCTTTTGTAGATTTTCGGACAAATACATTTAAATCTCCTTAATTGTTATTACTTAAATTTTTGTTTTAGAAATTGCTTGGGATACTGCTGCAACGAATGGGTCAGCAATGACTTTCTTCTCGCCTTCAGCATCTTCTACTTTTTCGTGCAGTTGCTCTTCATCTGCTTTTTTAACGCCAGATGGGAAATAGTTCTCACGAATTGTTTCAAGCTTCTCTTTGTATTCTTCCTCTGTGGAGAATTCAACACTCTCTGCGAGCTGTTTTACTTTTTCAGCTTGTGTGGTTGTGAGGCCTTCAGTAACTTCACGGGTAATTTCATTCTTGCGGGACTCTACGAGAGCCTTGGCAAAACCAATGCCACGCTCAATTTCTTCGTTGAGTTTGCTTTCGAGTTCATCAACTTTACCAGCAAGCTCATCAACGAGGTCAACCTTCTCAGCAGGAACATCGATATAATGCTCAGCAAAGAGGTTACGCAGACCAGCAATGAATTCTTCGGTGAGTTCAGAACGGAGTCCCGACTCAATTGCAATTTCGTTATCTGCCAACCATTGCTCAACAACATAGTTGAGGTAGTCATCTACTTTGGTTGTCAGATCAGATTTGATTTGATCGACTGCTTCGGAAAGCATATCAGCATATTTTGCTTCAGTTTCTTCCTGAATTTGAGCAACACGATCAGCAACCCGTGCTTCAAAAATGGTAGAAACTTTTGATTTGAATTCTTCAGAAATGGTAGAATCATCTGCAAAGAGGGCATCAACATCCTCTTTCATTTTCTTCTTCTTCATTTCTTCTTTATCATCTTCGTCTTCCATTTCATGGGACTTTTCAGCGATGATTTCTTCTTCGGTTTCAGCTTGTTCTTTTTTCATCTTAAGCTGAGTATCTGGAGAAGCATTAGAAGCTTTGGTTGTTGGTGCCGTAGCACTCTTAGACGATGGTGTAATCTTTGCAGAATCATCATCGGGTTTTGAATTTTGTGGTGTTGGGCCGCCAGCATCGTGAATCTCTGCTGCTAGTTTTTCAGCAGGCATAGCTGTAGCTTTGCTTTTTGATCCTGACAGGATCTCTGCTGCGGCTTCCATGAGTTTTGATGTTGCCATTAGGAATCTCCTTATGATTTCTTATTTATAAAATTAAAGTTTTCTGAGGTAATTTTCGAATAATTTAAGAGCGGTTTCCTCTATTTTTGCCTTAGAAACCCTCTGAATTGTTTTCTTTGTACGGTCAAAATCCGCCTCTACAAATTTGCCGTCAATCATCATCCATTCTTTGTTTTCCATAATGCCTTGAACAAATGCACCAGGTGCAGATGGATCGGCAACAATGTCAGCTGCCGTGGCCAGTCGCAGATCGTCTTGTACCAAATTATAACCCTCTTTGGTCTGTTGTAGAGAACCAAGAGCTCTGGAAGATACACCAACTTGAATGTCATTGTTGATAAAGTTCTCAACGATTTGACCGTATGGTGTGCCAAGAATAAGTGCTTTGCCATAGAAAGTGTTGCCATCTTCTTTTAGAGATACAATCTTATGTGATACACGCTCAAGGTTAATTGATGGTGTATCTGGATGACCTAGTTCACCAAGCGCACGATTGGTGTCAATGAATTCTTCTGTATAACGAGTAACTTCATTACGAAGTGTGTCCATTTTATACATGCGATTGTTCTTGTTAACTGCATCGCCAACAAGAAATGTTCCTTCAATGTAAAGTTTTTTCTTACCATCTTCTGTTTTTTCAACAAGGTATTTTACATTTTCTATGGATTCTCTAATAAGTTTCATATTGTTTGTCCTGTATATGGGTCAACATTATATGTGGCTTCTTTTGAAACTTCCAAGAAAATAGTTCCGCCTGTACCAATTGTAACAACTATATTTCCAGTATTGTTGCTAGTAATAGCACCACCAAATTCATCAAATCTCATTTCACCAGATTGATGTAAACTTAATGCTGTTACACCGCCTCTAGCTACTGAGATACTGCCACTTGTTGACCAAGTTACTCTTTTGATCGCTGCATTTGTTACCAATTCTGTAGTAGCATTTGATCTTAAATCGTTAAGTGTAATTGTATAGGTGCCAGCATCAACAGCTCGAATGATTGATGGCCCTCTTGTAGAATTATTAATATATGCTGGCATTTTATCTTAGTCCCATTGATGTTCGCCTACGCATTGACATTTTTCTTTTCAATAAGCTTCGGCGAAGTTTAGCTCTTCTAGTTGTTTTCCATGATCGCTTTAATAAGCGAGCCTTCCTTAATCTTGCAGCTGCAGGTATACGGCGAACAGTATTACCTACAATCCTATAACCTTTAATGCCTGACCGTCTTTTATTTTTCTGAACAACTATACGGCCTTTTGCATTACGCCGAATACGCCGGCGAATTTTTTGTATTCTACCTTGACGAATGATATTAGGATTTCTCCTAACTGCTTCATCGAGTTCTTCAAAAACATCTGCTTGCACATAACGCTTTGCTTCTTGCAACCGTTTACCGGCAATTTCATTTAAGCGAGAACGCAATTGTTCTCTTGCCTCATCTAATTTACCAGATACAATTAAATCTATAAAATTCATTTTGCTCTACTAAAAGCAAAGTCAGAAGCTTTTGCTAAGTGTGCAGGCGATTTATGAACCATATCCGCAAACTTCTTTTTGTTATCATCATTCAAAGCTTTATGTACTTGCGTAATAGCAGAAGCTGTAAAATGGTCTACCTTCTTTGATTGACCATTACCAAATTTAACTGTTTGTGCCTGTTTATCAGCAACAATTTTATGAAGCTGATCCATAACAGCTTCTTCTATTTGTGTTTCTTCTGCCTGTATAGCAGCACCAAGAGGGCCGCCATACGGTACAGAGAAATACTTATCTAATGTTTTACTGTAATACAACGCAACTTTTGTTTTATCAGGATACAATCTGATGGCTCTGCGTTTCAAAACCAAAACAAAAGGTGGGTCATTATCAAAATCTACTGGTGCTTCAACTAATTCAAAATCTTCTTTAATATCTTTTTCAACACCGTAAGCAAGATCACCTATTTTAATACGATGTGCTCTTACTTTACGGCCAGAAGGACCAACTTTAAAATCTGATGTGTCAACAACATCTTCTTCTAGTTCTTCTTTTACTGCCTGTCTTGTCTTTTGAAAAACTTGTTTATTATTGGCAATTAAATCTACCATACGATTAAACAAATTTCTCACAATCTCTTTATCAGCATTATTGAACTGTGGCCGCTCTTCGGTCATCTTATCCAAAATGCGATGAATTCGTGCCAGTTGTGCCTTATTGGCAAGACCAGCACGAACAAGCATATCAAACTTTGTGTAGTCTGACTTTTCTTCTTCTACAAGATTACGAAATTCTTGTAAATCTTTCATTCTTCTGCGGCAGTTTCTTCTGTATCTTGTACTTCAGGCTCTGAGGTTTCTTCTTCGCCTGTAAATAGTGTTTGTGCCATTTCAATTTTTTTAGCATCAAGTGCTTCAAAAGCTTTAGCAGCTAAAAGATCATTTAGCAAATCTTTTGCACTCGCAGCATCACCTGCTGCAACTTGATTAATAAATGTTTGCGTATCCATAGTATTCTCCGTTTAGCGCCTATTTAGTAATGCTGAATATTTTTCTACCTCAGCATCTAACATTGGTGTCATTGATTCATTTGCAGCACCAGTATTATCTTCTGGTGGGTACTGTTGTTCCATTGCCTGTTGTTGTGCTTGTGCTTCAGGCGGCATTGTTGGTCCACCATTACCTGCATCCGACTCTTGTTTGATTTGTTCATCAATAGCTTCAATTTCTTCTTGTGTTTGTTGAAGAATATGTTTACGAACCCATTCAGCAGAGAAGTAACGACCAACATATGGATCAACAACTTGAAGTGTTTGAACACGATTCTGTAAAAGCTCTGCATCACGCAGTTCAGTAAAGTTATTATCTTTTACATAATCATAATAGATTTGTTCTTTAAAATTTTGCCATTCTTCTCTAGTACAAATACCTTTAAGAACTAATTGTTTCTCTAAAGCGTGGTCAAAAATTTGTGAGAATTTATTGCGTAGACGAATGATGAATTTAAGAAACTTAACCTCATCACGGGTAACCTCAGTTGTACGACCAAGACCAATCATACCACCTTGTTGTGGTTCTAAACGACTGATAGGTACATTAAGTGATTGTAGAAGTTTTTGACGGAAGTATTTTACATCTTCCAACTCACCAAGGTTTTGGCCTGCTGGTAATGTGGTAATCTCTGTGCCTTTACCACCTTCACGGCGTGGTAACCAAAAATCTTCAAGCATCGAGAGATGTTTACGATCATCACGCAACTCACCAGTGTTCGCATCGTAAACCATTTTGTTACGATATTTGACCATGATCGATTGAATATACTGTTCAGCCTTACCTCTTGGTAAATTACCTACATCAATATAAAATATACGGCGTTCTGGTGCTCGTGAGAGGCGATAGATTACAACCGCATCTTCAATCATTCTTAACTGATTAAGTGGCTTTATCGCCTTATGAAGAAAAGAAATAACAAATGTGTTTTTGGCATCCATCAAACCAGAGTTTACATTTACAATCGCATCTGGTGCAATACGAAGGCCAGAGTTTACTGATGCACCATAAGATTGTGTTGCAGTACCACGATCACTATAAACATAATACTCAGCAATCGATTTGATAATGTCTGCACCAGTTTTTGGGTCACGTTCTTTTTTAACTTCACGCACTTTACGAATCTTGCGTGGGTCGATGTACCGTAGTTCTTGTATGCCTGATTTTGGATCGTTTTCGTCTACAACCACATGGTAGTAAATACGACCATCAATATACCAACGCTTAAACAGGTCATCTGAAAGATTACCAAAGTTTAGCATACGAAGAATGTTTTCGAATTCTTCCGTAATTTTTTTCTTAACTGCATCTGGTTGTTTCAGTTTATCTAATACGATATTGACTGTACGACCAGATTCATCGTGTGAAATGGCTTCATTGACAATATCATCAATTGCCATTTCTAATTCTGGATGATTTGCCATTTCACGGTACCGAGTAATGAGTTCTAATTCATTACGAATAGAACCTTCTAGGTCAACATATGTACCGTAATAGGCATTTTGTGTGATTGTAACTGCACCATCATCGAGTGCAGGAGTTGGAAGTGCAAAAGAGGGTTGCTCAGGTGATTGAACCTGAACAACATCTTTTTTGCCTAGGGTGAAGCCGAAGAGCTTAATAGCCATTAATATATCATCCTATAAAAGTGAAGAAAGGCCGAAGCCTTTCTTCTTACACTACACCGTCTGCTACTGATTCCCACCATTGATAGGTGAGAGTAACTGAAAACTCCTCAATTGTATCATTTGAACCCCAATCAACATCAATTGGAGTAACATCGCTTGGAAAGAGTCCAACAAACTTGTATTTCTTTAGAGTGTTGCCTGTTTTACCAAACTGCGTAACATCACCATCAACAGTATAACCAAGTGGTGAAAGTGCAGCTGGGGTGCGAACATTAAGATTGTGTGAATTGATGCCGTTCATCCAACGCTCAAATGCGTTACGAATAACGAAATCTTCATCATTGATAACCGTAATTGTCCAGTCAGCAAATGTTCTGTTACCTACAAATTTGAGTTCACGACCAAAGTATTGAACAGGCACAACACCTAGCGTAGCGCCAGGTAATTGTGCTGTCTTACACATGAATGTTAATTTTGTTTGTGCGTTACCTGGTGCAGAGAAACCAGGGAACGGCATAGAAACTTCAAACAGATTAGGACGAGCACCGTCTCCAATCATTTGACTTCTAAATTCGTTTACATTAAATGCCATTTAATTTTCTCCCGTTTCTCTATTTAGAACTGTCCTACAACCTCATCAAACGAAACACCTGTGCGAACGGCCACAAAGTTAAGTTGAATGAAGTTGATCGAACGAGCAGGTTTAATATAAATGTCACCAACAAATTCGTTCCGGTCAATAACTTCACCGGTATTATTTGTTTCATCGCAAACAACACGGAAGTCTGTGATACCACGGCGACCTTGTACATCACGCAAGAATGGTTCTACGAGCGCTACAAACTGAGCACGGGTAAATTGATCATTAAATTCGAATAGAGAGAAGCGGGCTGCACGAGCAATTGCTTTCTCCAGAACAATGAATAGTCGGCGAACATTAATGCGGTCAAACGCAGATGGTTTACTTAACATTGTTTTATCGCCAAACAGAACCGTACCTTCACCTTGGAAAGAAACAATTGGATTAATTCCTTTTACATATAAGTCATCACGGTTTGTTTTGGTTGGATTGTAGGCCAACTTAATAACATTTTTTAAAATACCACGATTTAGTCCACCAGGTGAGAACCAAGGATCACGTTCTAAATCTGTACGAGCACAAAGACCAGCAACATCACCATTGCATGGTACCCAACGATACACATCATTGTATTTGTCGTATTGATATTTCCAGTTGCCATCTAATACTGCATATGAAGATGAAGTAAGAGTATTGCGATAAGCAACTGTATCGGTAACTTCATCACCAGGATTGTTTACACAATCTGCTTTTTCTGGTGATAAGAAAACTAAACAATCTTTACGTGATATTGCCATTGAAATCAATGAGTCAGCCAAAGTTTGTTCTGCTGGTCCAGAAATAACTAATGAAATATCTACTGATTCAGCAGAATCAAAAGAATCGTAAGCGGTAACTACGTTAGCAGTACCAATTGTGCCATCAACACCACCAGTTAAAGAAACTGTTACATTTGAAGATAGATTAGCAAATGCTTTAGCTGAAACCGTTGTTCCCCAATTTGTAGCACCATTTGCTATTGCATGGTCCATCCAGTAAACATATTTTGATTGTGCAGAAATTACATTTCTATAATAACTAGAATTACCAGAATCATCTTTTGCATCTGAACCTTTGGATACAAATGCATATTTTTCTAATACAGTACCTTGAGTGCCACTTATTAGTCCATCTTCATCAATAACAATTACATGTAATTCATCAAAAGAACCACCTTGTTTTACAGCATAGGCTGAATTAGCTGGTGCTGAAGTAAATTGTGAAGCATATGTCCAAGTGCTGTAAGTAGCAGCATCGGCCATGGAAACTTTAAGTGAGTTACCTATAGAACCAGCATATCTTGCAGCAAATACACCATAGGCGTTTGAGGAACCTCCTGCATAGGTATTTTCCCAAGAATCTTCATTTTTAATTAGAATAGCTGTACCACTTGTAGCGTTTTTGCTAGTACCTTCATTTATAGCTCGAACAACTTTTAAGTTATTTGAATATGCCAAAAAATTTGCAGCAGAGAACCAGTATTCATAATTTGTAGAGTCAGGTTTGCCAAATGTATCAACAAGACGGACCTCATCGGAAATAGTGATGATTTCACCAGCTGGACCCCAAGCAAATGGACCGGCAAATGCTCCAATCGAAGTGGAGACTGATGGGACAATTGTAGTCAGATCGATTTCTGATACATTCACCCCAGCGGATAATTGAAATGCCATGGATTTCTCCTTTTGTTATCGGGTCAAATTCTTTTCAATTTATAGTGTATTTATGTTTTTACAATCTTGACGAAATATAACCTTTTTCCGACCAAACATCACCTGAATCCACAGTAACTTCTGGTTTTAAACCATCATCTATGAATCCAACTGGTGCCATATCTTCATCACCAAGCATATCGTTTTCTTCCAAAAGTACCTTACGAATGTCAATATTCGTAGAATCTTTGAAGTATGTCTGTGCGGTAAGCCACGCAAACAGTACCAGACCCATCACTATGTCGTCATTATTACCTTCTTCAGCCGCATATGAATCCCTTACACGAACAAAAGTATTCAATTCTGCTATTGTATCAAAGTCTTGGATGAGTAACTTGTCGGACTCAATGAGGGTTTTGAGGTTAGCACAACCAATTTTCTTAACGGTTTTGGTAGTTTTAATGCCAAAACCAGAGGACTTTCTAAATCCACCTGAGATTGTTTGACCTTTGATGTGGTGATGATCAATCTTATAAACATATTCATACTCCAAATCATAATGTAAAATATCTACCACCTGTTGACCCACATTATTCGTTTCAATCAATGCGTAGGCCTCATTGTATCTCTTGCACAGGCTATAAATCACCGTTGGAAAGAACAAAAGTGGCAACTTGTTATTTCTATATTTAGCGACCTGCCTATAGGGGGTTTCAGTTACATCTAAAACATTAATTGTATGATAGTCTAGGCCAACACCTTCTGAACAATCTACGGTGGCAATATACATTCTGCCTTGTTGTGGTTGTTCATAAATGTCCAAGCAATCTTCTTGCCATGGCGGGTCACGAAATGCTAATGACCTTAGTTTGGCGCCAGTGATCAAAGTGGCAGAAGAACCAATAAACTCCGTTTCAAACTCTTGGCGAAATTGTTCTTCTGAGGTATTACGAATCGTTTCTTCTTTCCACTTTGCATCACGACCTGGTACCTGTGACCAATGAATCTCAATTGGTTTATAGAGGCTACGTTTTTCTGTGGCATCCACCCACATCTTATAGAAATGATTGAGGCCACACGGTGTAGAAACTATAATAACCTTAGAGGTTTGACCAGAAGAAATAACCGGGTAAGTAGATGTGAAGAATTCATCTGCCATATTCTTAGGTACGAAAGCAAATTCGTCTAAGAAAATTAAATTGTATGTACCGCCTCGAACACCGGCTGCAGATGTTGCGTATGCAAAAATCTTTGAACCATTTTCTAGTTCAATGTTTCTTTTATTCCATGTGATAATACCTTGTTGTAACCACAATGGAAGATATTCGTAAGCCTTTTGAACCCGAGATAGAATCTCTTGTGCTAATTGACCTTTGTTAGCAAGAATAGCAATATTGTATTCTTCTTGGAATAAAACACACCACAACATATAACCAACCGTTGTAGTAGTTTTACCAACCTGCCGAGGCATTTTACAGATAGAGAAACGATTGGCATGAAAGTCACGCACCATTTCTTCTTGGAAATCCCACATATTAAAAGGAATAAGACCTGAGTCCACATTCACAATTTTTACATAGGTTTTTATGAAATAAACAGGATCAGAAGCACACTTAATAAACTCTTGTGCTTCTTCTTCGGTAAATGATATAGTAACTCCAACCCTTTTTAGGTTGGAATTTCCCAAATAACCATCGTTCATTTATTTTGTGATGCTACGAAGCATCCATTGGTGTTTACTATGAGTATCAATACGACCTGCAATAAAATCAGCAAGCCCTTGTTTGTCAAATTGATCTGCTAATTTAAAAGCAACATTTAAAGTGGCAAGAACTCTTTCGTTATCAGTCATTAAACGGCGAGCCATTTCTACACCTGCAGGTACAGAAGTTTCATCTTCAATCTCTGATAGTTCCATAAAACGAGTGAAAGAACCTGGTGCATATGTGTCTAAAGAACGAATCTGTTCGGCAATTGGATCTACCGCACCATGCAGTTCTTCATAGAGATTACCAAAGAATTCATGGTATTGTGGAAAATTAGAACCTTCCACATTCCAATGGTAGTTGTGAGCTTTAAGGTATAATGCAAAAGTATCTGCAAGAACCTTCTTCATTATTTCTTGTAAAGTTTCCATGGTTTTATTTATTTTCTTTCAATTGTTTAAGTAGTTCTGCCGTAGATCCAACAAATACAGCTTTATCTATGTTCAAATTTTGAGTATTGTTTGTGGTCTTTGGTTGTAAATCTTGTTTGCGTTTCTGTACCTCTAATAAATCTTTATTCATATCTGCAAGGTTTTTCAACATACCTGCTACAACCTCAAATGCTCTTGGGTGATCAGATTGTTTGGCAACAGAAATGATATGGTCTGCTGCATCATTACCTTTTTCAATTAAATCACGAAGGTTTTGTCTAGCAAACTCAGCATCATCTTCAACAGTATCTTTTACTTCTACAATTTCTGTTGTTATTGGTATTGGTTCTATCTCTAATGCTTCAGATAATTTCTCATTTAATTTTTTCATATTAAAGTATTATTAACTATTATGTTTTAATTTTTAATATTCTGGAAGATCATTACCATTTTCGGGATCAACATTTGCTTTTTTGATAAACAAAACTAACGATCCACCAGGCTTTATATCAACCCATTTATCATAAGGGCTAATATATCCTACTTGTACAGGACTACTCCTATAGGCATTAGAATTGTCAACAGTATAACCATGAATTCCGACATTCCCACCCCAGGCCCACATAGTACCATTGGTTTTCATAGCTCCAGCTGCACCGTGAGCATCAAATGTCATATGCCAATTAGTATTGGCACCAATTTGATTAGGTGAAGATCGGCTAACGCCACCCCCTTCAGAATTACCTGTGATGCCGTATAATTGACTCCCAGTCGCCCAAAGTGTTCCATCTGTTTTAACAAAAAGAAGGTTTTGGTTTAAAAGTGTAACCGATTTCCAATTAGTTTCAGTACCTAATTGTGTTGGAGATGACCTTCTTACAACTACTCCTTCATTTAATCCAAGTTTACCGTAAGCATTTCCACCCCATAACCAAAGTGTTCCATCATCTTTTAAAGCAGCTTTGCCACCATTTCCTATTCTGTCCGAAAATAATTTTTTCCAACCAGCATATGTTCCAACTTGAGTTGGACTTGATCTATTGGCTGTATCATTAAGACCTAATTGAGCAACAGCATTTTTTCCCCAAGTCCATAAAGTTCCAGTACCTTTTAAAGCCATTACACTATCAACACTAGCTATAACATCTGTCCAAGTATTACTTGTTCCTATTTGCACAGGTGAAGAAAATGCAGCATTAAAAGCACCATCTAAACCTAATTCTCCACTTGATTGTGTGCCCCAACCCCAAAGTGTTCCATCCATCTTTAAAGCAACAGTAAAATCTAATCCTTTACTGACAGTTCTCCAACTACCACCTCCAAGGACTTGTACAGGAGAACTTATATAATTAGTTGCATTATCACCTCTTTGACCACCAGTTCCCGTTCCCCAAGACCATAAAGTGCCATCTGTTTTGATGGCTGATCCTGTTTTTATTTGGGTATAACCTGCACCTGTAGCCAATTTTTTCCAATTTGTAGCTGTTGTAAGTTGAACTGGTGAAGAAATATTTTGGCCTGGACGTCCTAGTAAAATACCATTACTGAAACCGTCACTACCAATTCCCCACAATTGTCTTTCAGGACCACCACTACCACTAGAAGCCGCCGCAGCTGCAGCATTGGCCGCAGCAAAGGCACCGTTAGCATATACACCAGCAGAAGTAGCATTGACATTTGCTGAGTTAGCAGCTGTAAATGCAGCAGTAATAGAATTGTTTTGTGTTATATTTGTAGTAGTAGCTGCATTAGCAGCAGCAAAGGCACCATTAGCATAAACTCCAGCAGAAGTAGCAATGACACTTACTGTATTGGAATTAGCAAAGGCACCGTTAGCATAAACTCCAGCAGAAGTAGCAACGGCATTTGCTGAGTTAGCAGCTGTAAAAGCAGCATTAGCATGGATAAAAGAACTGTTAGCATGAATAAAAGAACTGTTAGCATGAATGAAAGCAGCATTAGCATGATTTCTAGCAAAACTATCAGAAGCGAATAAAGCTGCATTTGCAGCTGCAAAAGCACCATTAGCGTAAATACCAGCAGAATTAGCAGCTATGAAAGCATTGTTAGCATGAATGAAAGCAGCATTAGCAACAGCAAAAGCACCAACACTATTAGCTGCATTAGCTAATGCAGAATGACTAATAATTACAATATTGCCATTAGAAAAATTAGCTGAAGCTCCGTTTTCATATTTGTAAATTTTACCTTCAGCTGACGTAGGAACTTTCCAATATACAGAACCAGCAAATTTAGGGGTACTGCTATAAGATGCGCCAGTTATAGAACTTGTATTAGCAGTAGAAACATAAGCTACATTTCCTGTAAATTCAGTATTACTATCATCAAGAAGTCTAAAGTAACTAGAACTTCCACTACGATCTTGGTTAAAATTAAAATCAAAAACATATGTTTGACCTGATATAACATATATTGTTGGGTAATTTCCTGAATATTGATCTATTTGCCAATTGGCTCCACTAGCTCCTTCAGTAATTCTAAATTTTGTAGCTGCAGGTGTTAATGATCTATAAATTGCTGTGTTTGATGCGGTATTAGCAGCACTAAATGCAAGACCACCATCAGCTGGACTTTGTACTCTAATAGAACCAAAAATTGAATTATATGTGGTATCACCGTAGCCAAGAGTGGTATTACCAACTAAACTGGTAGGTGCGGTCCAATATAAAATACCATTTGTATATCCAGATGTTGCATTTGAAGTAACTACTCCAGAAGATGAAACGTGTGTAACTCCTGAGAGAGCACTACCGCTTGCAAAAGGAGAAGCGGTATATAATTTAAAACCACCAAAACCAGAACCTTCTATAGCACTAACGTCAAAAGCATATGTTTGCCCAGCAATAACATTTAATGTTGGGCTATTAGCTGTTGGACCAGCAATATCAGGAAATCTATAACGAAAAGAAATTCCGCCTTCTTGGAAAACAACAAGTCTTTGTTTTGTAGCTGAAATAAAATTTGTTCTATAAGCAATATTAGCAGTATTATTGGCAGTATTTGCTGTCAAAAACGCTGCGTTAGCAGTATTTCTTGCAACTTGATCTGCTCCACTAGCATTGTTAGCAGCTAAAAATGCAGCATCAGCAGTATTTTGTGCATTGGTAATATTGGTATTCTGTGTAGCATTAACACCAGCTTCATTGTTAGCTGCTGCAAAAGCAGCTGTAATGCTATTATTTTGTGTAGTGTTTATACCATCAATATTATTAGCAGAAGCAAAAGATGCATTTGCTGTATTATAAGCACCATCAATATATGTTTGTAAATTTTGGTTGTTTAATGTAATTAATTGAGTTTTTAAGTTAGCATTAAGAGTTGCTTTTTTGAATGAAGGATCTGTAATAATAACGTCATTATTCGCACCAATTTCACCTGTATAACCTTCAAACAGTTGCCACTCTTTTGTTCCGTGATCTCGAATTAAACCAGTATGAGCATTGACACCATCGTTATAGTGTGCTGAAATACCAATATCTAATAAATCGGAAGTATAATTGCCAGCACCAAGAAGAATAACAGTATCATTAGCAACGATTGTTGTAGCACTTATAGTAAATGTATTTCCTAAAACACTTAGGTTACCTGTAATGCTAACATCACCAGTAATTGTTCCGCCGTTGTTTGCATTGAGGGAATTATTAGCACGAATAAATGCGGCGTTTGCTGTATTAAAAGAAGGTTGTATTTGAGGAAATACATTATTAGCTGCATTGAAGGAAGCATTAGCGTGAATAAATGCAGCATCACCGGTATTTTGAGCATTGGTAATATTGGTATTCTGTGTAGCATTTACACCAGCTTCATTGTTGGCTTTAAGGAAAGCCGCATCACCGGTATTTTGAGCGTTGGTAATGTTTGTATTTTGTGTAGCATTAACACCAGCTTCATTATTAGCTTTGGCAAAAGCACCATTAGCCGTAGTAAAAGCTGGTTCAATTTGTGGTGCTACATTATTAGCTGAAGCAAAAGCTGCATTAGCATGATTTCTAGCATAAGGATCAATCTCATCACCAGGCACATAGGCTGTAGTTTGAACTGTGCTATCAGGAAATGTTATTGTTCCATCTTTATTAAAATTCCATTGTGAGAAGGTTGCACCACCAGTATTTGCTTGTATTATAACCTCTGTATTTGCATATACTGTTGATACACCTGTTGCTAGAGCAATAAAACCAGAAACATCAGTATCAACATTTGCGGTAATTGCTATTTGATTTGTTGGTAAATTTAATATTCCACCACCGCCACCAAATTTTAAATCTCCGGTCATTGTGTCGCCGGACTTACTTACTTTGGTGTTAGCAGAAGCAAAAGCTCCATTAGCAGTATCTCTTGCAACTTGATCTGAACCTGAGATTTGTGTTGGTGGTTGCCCGCCAACAGAAACAGCCAAAGTACCATTTTGATTGCTTAATACTAACCCACCTAAATCAATTGATCCTGGCCCAACATAAAGAGAATGCCAACGATTAGAATCTGAACCAAGGTAATAAGTGTTAGTAGTGGTTGGTAATAAATTTCCACTAATTGCACCGCCAGTATTTGCATTAAGAGAATTGTTAGCACGAATAAATGCAGCATCACCGGTATTTTGAGCGTTGGTAATGTTTGTATTTTGTGTAGCATTAACACCAGCTTCATTGTTGGCTTTAAGGAAAGCCGCATCACCGGTATTTTGAGCATTGGTAATATTGGTATTCTGTGTTGCATTTACACCAGCTTCATTATTGGCTGCATTGAAAGAAGCATTAGCATGAACGAAACCGGCATCTGCTGTATTTTGAGCTATTGTTATATTGGTGTTTTGAGTTGCATTAACACCAGCTTCATTATTGGCTGAAGCAAAAGCACCATTAGCATAAAATCCTGCTGAAGTACCTTTATTATCTGCTGTTGCAGCTGCTGTTCTAGCTACGTTGTCGATTGATGCACCACCTGATATAGTATTAGCATAATCAAATGCAGCATTAGCATAATTCCAAATATACGATATATTGGTATTTTGAGTTGCATCTACTGTATTGGAATAAGCAGCTGCACTATTAGCAACATCAAATGATGCATTAGCATGGCCAAAAGAACTGTTAGCATGGTTCCTAGCAAATTGTATACTGGTATTCTGAGAATCACTTACGGTATTGGAGTAAGCAGCTGCACTATTAGCAATATCAAATGAAGCATTAGCATGGTTCCTAGCAAATTGTATACTGGTATTCTGAGAATCACTTACGGTATTGGAGTAAGCAGCTGCACTATTAGCAATATCAAATGAAGCATTAGAATGGTTTCTAGAATAAGGATCAACCTGAGTATCACTTACAATAGTATTAGCGTAATTAAAAGCAGCTTGAGCAAGAACACTAGCTGAATTAGCAGCTGTAAAAGCTCCATTAGCGTAAATACTAGAACTATTGGCTAATGCAAATCCAGCGTTAGCTTGTAAAAATGCAGCACTAATGCTATTGTTTTGTGTGCTATTTGTATTGTATAACTCAGTAAAGTTATTGTTTGTTTTGGTAAATCCAACTCTTATTCGATCACCAGTTCCATCGTTTGCAACTGTACCAATATTAATCGATTCTTTTGCCATTTTTATTCCCTGTCTACGGTATAAATGATTGTATCTGCTCCAAATAATGTACTATCACCAAAAGGCACATATGTATCTTGAACATCTTGTTCTGGCCATTCCGCTATATCAGTTAAAAATCCAAAATCTCCATCATATTCAGCATTTCTTGGAACAGCCCTAGTCACAATTGATACTGCCTTAACTGGCAAAATATCAATCTCTGTTATTTTATAATTTGCTTTTGTATAATCACCAATTACATTATCATTTACTTTTAGTAATTCTGTTAGTTCACCTAAAATTAAAATTCCTGAGCTAGTATTACTGAAATAAACTACTTTACCTGTAATTTCATTTGTACCATTTCTATTTACACGAATTGTTTCGCCTGTGCTAAAGTAATTATTTCCTGTAGAATAATTTACATAAACTTTTTGAGCATCACGTTTTTGATTATCAATAAAAATATTTGTGTTTGCAGTACCATATCGACCTGTTATTGGACTAAAGGCACCGATAATAGATGTATTACCTGTTATGTTAGGCCACAGATAACTTTTAACAGTAAACTCTAAATCCCAAACAATTAAACGAGTGGTTCCATCACTTAAACCACCTTCATAATCTGTAGTCATATTTACAGAATTTAATATAATTGGCATATCATATTTTTGATCCATACTTGGAATCATGTTTACAGTAACAGTAAAATCAGGTTTAAAAAATGGCAATATTTGTTCTACAATTTGTGTGCCATCTTCTGTGTTGCGAACAAAAATTGACATACTAAAATTGAAATCATACGGTACAGGAACATACTGAGATTCTAAACGACCACTTGAATTTTTAGAAAAATTCTTTAATAGTGATTGTTGTTTACGGCTATTGTCATAAGACATACCGGTAAGTTCAAATGAAATTCTTGGTACGGAAACAGCAATTGATTTTGTTAAAGTTGGATCAGATTCGATAGCTGTTAACCAACGCTCTTTTGAACCATAAGTTAATGGTACTTTAAATATTTCAAAATTTGTTGCGCCGTCTTTAGATGTTCTTTGTATTTGAAGATCATTGAAAATTGTTCCAAATGCTACAACAACCTTGCGAATTGAACGATTATAATATTGTGATTTGCCTAGCATTATGGTTCACCAAATGGGTTTGTTTCAGTAAAATCAATAATGCCATCAGATTCGGATTCAATTCTTGCGTTATCTTGTATATCTTCAAAGGCAGTATTCATGTATGCGGTATCATTTACAGATAGAACTGTCCAATCAGCTAAACTTGTATTGCCTTTTATTGCTGCACCTGAAACAAAAGTTCCTCTTGTTAAGATTATATCTATATGAGTATTTGGAACAAAGTCATAAACTTGAGCTTGTGCTGTTGCATAAGTTAAGTTTGCGCCTTGATAGATAATCTCATCATTAACAAATTTACCATTACCACCAACACTCAAAGCAATTTTTGTTCTTGGATAGTAACTGCGAATTTGATTATCAATTTCTGGAATACCAACTTCAACAACTTCATTAGAAAATACATATTGTTTAAGTTTTAATCCATAAACATAAACATTACCACCACGACCACGACCCAAAGTATAGAACATAGCTTGATCATTTTCATGTTCTACAAATGTAATCTCAAAGAAGTTTCGTAGTAAAGGAATATAAAGCAAGTCGCCTTCTAAAGGCCTTGTCATTGGTATTACTGCTTGAAATCTTCGGCGAGAAACTAAGAATTGAACCTCATCACGAATTTCTAAACCAAATTTAGATATAAAATCTTGTTCGCCATCCATACCCGTAACATTTTCCAAATACATTTCAATTGGGTAAGCATTTACATACTGTTTAAGTGTATCTTCTCCATATAAAAAATCAACTTCATCACGACTTGAACGTGGAAGATAGTAAACATCCATACCATATATTTGTAAAGCTTCAATAACCAAATCTTCAATGAGCAATTGCTCAGAAGTTATTTGACTAGAAGGAAAGTTATTGAAGTATAGATTGGTTGCCATTCATTTTAACCTGTAATTATCTCACTTGGCAAACTGTTAAATTGATATAATTCTTCTTCTACTTCTTTGATTTCTGCTCTAGCTTCTTCTGCAATACGAACACCATCCAATGTTACACCTCCTGGCATTTGTATACCAGAAAACTTAGAAAGGTTATTACCCCATTGAAGTTTGATTAAAGCAGTAGCATACTTTTTAAGGAATCGATCATTCCAAACATCAGAAATGCCTGTAACTGTGGCCGTTCCACTTGCTAAATTTGAAGCAAGAGGACTTTGTAATTCTAATGTTGTTGGTGAAATAATTTTTTTAACCTGTTTTGATTCACCATTGATATTGATGAAATCATTTTCTAATAATTCTTGGTCAAAAATGGTATTTGTTCCTGTTACAGTATTTGCGGTTGTATTTCCAGACATTGTACCGGTTAAAGTTACTGTATCTGGCCGCATAGCTCTATAGCATTTAACAATTACATAATCACCAACTTCTAAATCTCTAGACCAATCTATGTCTAAAAATACTTTATTTTGTTTACGATTGAAACGAAATTGTGGTGTGCCAGAAAACAACAATTGTAATGAGCGAATGTGTTGCATGGTAATCTCATATGACACATACGATACCGATGTAAAGTCATAAAGATCATGCAAGCGTAATTGATACCGCAAATCAAACATATTGATTGACGAATTTGAATCATCAAATGGAAATACTGCGGTAACAAAAGTCACCGAATCAGGACAATATATCCAACCACGTTGAATATCTTCTGATGATATACGGTGTTTCATATACATTTCTTCTACACCATCAAAATGATAATCTTCAAAAAATTGAAGAGCATCATCAATACGATCATCTACTTGATCATCATCAACATTTATATCAATAACGGGCCAACCTAGACGCCGCAGGCAATAATTTTTAAATGTTGCTCTTGTTGTAGGATTAGCCATATATTATTTGAATGTTTTTGTTTTTAATTATAAAGCTGCAATTGCAGTTTTAAAATCATTATATGTTGCAGAATTAGCTACTAAAACTTTTAAATTAGCAATAGTAATTGTTGTACTATTAATACCATTAGCACGATCAAAAGAAGCATTAGCTTGATTTCTAGCATAAGTATCAACCTGTACATCACTTACTTCAAAGTTTCCAGTACTAGAATTGTATATTAATATATCACCTTCTTTAACACCACTTAAATTTACTCCACTTATATCTGATATATCAATTTTGGCCGAATAGTTCTGTGAAACAATTGACGGCCTAGTTGCTTGCCGTATCTTTACTATGCCTACCTTGGACACTTTATTTCTTTTTTAAGGTAGAATAGGGGTCAACTCAGGCATATTAAATTCACGATTAGTAGTATAGATTACTCTACCACCATATTGCACAACATGCTCATCAGCGCTCGAAAGACGAGCACAAAGGTTCATGGCAGCCGTTATTGGCAAATTTACTTCATAGAAACGATGAAATCCAGGGTACATTGCTAAAAGTTCATTATACATTTGACTGTCCTTAAAAAAATAAAAAAACAATAGTTCTTCTATTTATGCTATTTGTTAGTTCCAAAATTGTAATGGTTCAGACTTAACTCTAAACGCTGGATCAGCGGCAGAAAATACTCTGCCAGTTTTGGACATAATGCTAGCTATTTTACCTAAATTTGGTTGTAAGTTAAATACTGTTGATTGAAATTGATTTAATTTAAAAGGTTCAATTAAGTCTACTTTAAATACCCTTTGGTCATACTCTTTAGATACAGCATTTTTTATAACAACAATAGGTTTTGTTAATGTATTTGTATCAAATATTTTTTCTTCTAAAAATTTAGAAAAAGCATTTCGTACAACAAAACCTTTAGAGATAAAATTAGAATTAAATTTCTTAGTATCAAAATCTTTTGGAAAAACATCTTTTAAAGCAATATAGGCTTTGTTTAATTGGGGTAAAGTAGTATTTAAATCAAATACTTGAGTTTTTGTAAATGGTGTTTTAAAATTACCATAAGATACATCAAATATTTTTTCATCTAAATCTTTTGGAAAAATATTTCTGGCAACAAAACCAGATTTTAATGTGCTAACTCTATACCCCTGTTCTTCCAAAGATTTTGGAAAAGCAGGTTTTAATCGAACTATTGGTTTTGTTAATTCAGTAACATTAAATCTATTTTGAGGAGTTGGAGTTGCAGCAAAACGGCTTCGACTAGAATATAAACCTGGTGCTATTATTGCATAATATAAATTTTCTCCTGGAGTTGTAGGAGCTGTAGTTGGGTAAACATTAGATTGAGCAATAAAATTACTTACGTTAAGTGTATCAAGATAAACACGGTTGCTAAGTGGTGTTTTAACAATGAGTTTAGGATTGTTTAATACCGTTACAACTTTAGCTTCTAATGATTTAGGAAAAGCAGGTACTGTAGGTAATAAAGCATTACTCCATGGCCTACGAGATTTATCTGCTCTTAAACCTGGTGCTCTAGTGAAATAATAAAAGTTTTCACGGGCATTGGTTGGAGCTAAAAGTGTAATAACTGTATTTTGGCTAACATTAGAAGTTATGACTCCTCTTGCATCTTTACTAATTGTTATTGTAAGAGATTTAGACCATGGTGCTCTAGCTTTATCTGCTCTTAAACCTGGTGCTCTAGTGAAATAATAAAAGTTTTCACGGGCATTGGTTGGCGAAACAAGTGTACTTACGGTATTTTGGCGAACATTAGAAGATATGTTTGCTTGTCTACCATTTAATGCTGCAATGTTGATGTAAGCCGGAAATGTTTTAGACCATATTGCTCTGGCTTTATCTGCTCTTTTACCTGGAGCTATGGTAAAATAATAAAAATTTTCACGAGCATTGGTTGGCTCTAAAAGTGTGCTTACGGTATTTTGTCGAACATTGGAAGAAACATTGGCGATAGTTGTTCCTAAAGAAAATACTTGTAATCTATCTGCTCCTTTTTTCCCAGAATAATTAACATTTGCGGAGGCATCAACCTTAATTATAACATTCGACAGTAGACTTAATGCTGGTTGAGACCAAATATCTCTAGCTCTATCCGCTCTTTTACCTGGAGCTATTGTGAAGTAATAGAAATTCTCACGAGCATTGGTTGGAGCTAATTTTGTGCTAACATTAGCTTGTGCTACATTTGAGGTTATATTTGCTTGTCTACTAAGAGAACGTATATCAATTAAACCTGGTGTTGTTCTAAAAAATATATCTCTAGCTAGATCTTGGCGTTTACCAGGAGCTATGGTAAAGTAATAGAAGTTTTCACGAGCATTAATTGGTGCAGTAGTTGTACTGACTGTATTTTGGCGAATATTAGAAGAAACATTAGCAATTGTTGTTTTTAAAGAAAAAATAACATCAGTTTTTACTTTACCAACAGATTTTAATTTACCAAACAATCGATTAGGTAAAGGAGTTCGCAAAACTGTAAAAGCTTTGTTTAATTGAGTAACTATTTTATTTAAAGAAAATACCTGTGTTTGAGCAATAGGTAATTTAAAATCGCCATAAGAAACATCAAATACCTTTTCATCTAAATCTTTCGAAAAAGCATTTTTTACTACAAGACCCTTAGAAACTATATTTGATTTAAATAATGTGGATTCATAAGTTTTTGGTAAAGCACTTCGAATAACATCTCTACGGTTTACATTACCTACTTTGCGGTTGTTTACTTCATTATTTTTTGGTAAAGGATTTTTTAATTGAAGGCTAGTTTTATTGGAAATAAAACTTTTGGTTACACTAAAACCAGTAAATGAATTAGCTGTATCTGTCCATTGTGCATTGTTATTGCCTACTGGACCTGGAGCGGGAAAAATTAAAGCTGGCATATAGGCTATTTACCAAAAATTTTGTTTATTCCTAAAAAGAAATAGCCGTACTAGACGGCTATTTCCAAACACTTCTAAGTTTAATTGCTGTTTAAGCAGGTATAGCGAATCGGAAGTTATTAGTAAATGCTGCCTGTGTATTAATTGCTTGAGGTCCAGTACCATCTTCCAAACTACGGTATGATTGAGAAATAGTTGTACCAAAGAATTGGAATCTTGTAGTGACAACTGTAGAAGTTAATACCCAATGATCAACAGCAGATTGAGTTGAATCATAGAAGAAATCACTATCAGAAGTAATGCTTACTGTATCCATTAAAGTACCAAGAGCACTTGGAATAACTTTCAATCCGTAAAATCTACCACGAATATCTGGATCATATGTTGGTCCAAGAACAACAACTGGACTAAACATAAAGCGCTTACTGTTGTATACATTGGTTGCAACAGGTACAAGATGACCCAAATGAGGTTGAGGAATCGTGTTAGCTGGATTAGTTGTCAGAATACCAGCAACTGGTGCGTTAGTTCCCTGATAAGCACCAGAACCACCAATTTCATACAAATGTCCCCAGCGACCAGTTGTAATTGTACAAGCACTATAAACGTGTGCATTGTGATCAACTAGGTCACCAGCGGAGTTACGAGCTCTAGGCACAGAAAACACGCAACCATGTACCGGACTGTTTTGGAGAACAGGGAAAGTTGGGAACAATTGAGCGCCAACCGGGAATCTGTTTCCGTTAATGTGAGCATATGTTGGCCATGGACTTATTGCAGTTGCACCAGTAATATTGTTGTTTGCAGGCGATACTGAGAAGTTAATACCTGTAACACCAAGACCTGTCGAAGCATCTTCTGGTTGAGCTCTTTCAAACTCAACGCAACCTAGCCAGTTTGTTGCTAGGTTAGCAAAAGATTTACCTTGTATGATAAAGTAACGAGGATTTCCAAAGAGATACAAGAAACCGCCAGATGTTTGTGTTGTCGAAACAACATCGTTAGCGTTACTTGCTGGGCCAGGACCAGTAGAACCGTTAACTGTAACTGTTGTAAGTGTTTGTGAACCAGACACCGTATATGTTCCTGTGTTACCTGTACCAGTACCAAAGGCAGTTACGTTACCAATTGATGAACCCATAAATGTACCAATTCTGATTTGGCCAGAGGTCATCGTGTTAACTGTTAACGATGTAGTTGTTTGAGAAACTTGAGCAACAATACCACCTGATTGGTCAGCGATGTTAACACCAACACCGTTTGTAGCACCATAAGAACCTAACCAACGCTCATAAACTGGTAATGAGTAAGTTGCGTTAGCAGTTGTAATGACACCAGTATTAAACAATGGGAAGTATCTGAATCCCATGAACTTGCGGTCATTACTTGTGTTGCGTAATGTTGTGGTTGCCTCAGCTGATTTGTTTGGACAAGAATAAACGTACTCAATAAAGTCAGCACCAGCAATTGTAGCCGTTGTTAAGTTACCTGGAGTAAAGAGTTTTGGTGGGTTAGCACCAACAGAAGTTATAGTGTTTAAAAGTGGATTACCAAGTGTAAGGTTATTACCAGCAACACCAGCAAGATAAGTAAACAATGGAACTGATCTGTATAAACTAACAGGACTAGTAACAGTAATTGGCAGGTTAACCGTCAATGTTGTGTTGTTACTGATTGCGTTAACAACTAAATGTTGACCAGCGATAACGATTTCAGCACCAACATGAAGCTCGGTTGTAAAGAGTGTTGATTGACCGTTAACTTGTGTTGTAGCTGCCGCCGTAAGAATATTACCGGTCAATCGTGTTGCTTGACCACCACCACTTTGTACTTTAACGATGTTATTTAAAGTGAAACCAGTAGCAGAAGTAACTGTTACTAATGTTGTGCCTGCCGGAAATACTGTATTAGCAGTTGCGGTCATTGTGGACTCAATACCTAATTTACCGTTAGCGTGCTGAGCTGTGTTACCACTACCTTCACGGGTTCCTTCTAGTATCCAACCATGGAGTTTTCTTTTCTTGTAGATTGCAACACCACTAAGATTGCTTACAATTGGACGATTTAATCGTATAAGAGTATCTGATAAAATTTCATTAACTGAATATTCAGAACCATCAATCATAATTTCTTCATTCACACGAAGTTCTGTTGTAAATGTGGTTCCTGTGCCAGTCAAATAAGTTTCTTTTACACGAACTGGCATACCTAGTACGCCTTGTGTCATTGCTGCTGCTGGTTGTCCTGGTAAAGTTGTAAGCGTAGCAGCTGTTGCAGTTGTTGGAGTAAATACTCGTAATTCATCTCCAATATATACTTCTTCTCCTGAAATAATATCAGCAGTAAAGTTAGTGCCAGTACCAGTTACAGAAGCTGAACCGCCACTCACAGCAACAGTTCCTCTTGGAGTTACTCTATAGCGTAGTCCAGCATCTGTAAAGTCCATTGCTGCACCTAGGGTCATAGAGGTATTACTTGCAATAGCACTAATAACTCTGACACGACCATTAATAACAATTGTTCTACCAGCTACTCCTGCTGTATTTGCAGCATCAAATGTAGCTTCAGTTAAAAAGAATGTTCCGTTACCTGTAACCGTTGCGGAACCGTTTGTAACAGACACAGTACCTGAAGTATTGCCAGACACGTTTGTTACATCTGCGGTACCTGTTAAAGTGTACTGAATAAATTTAACTGCACATGCGTCTGTTGGTGTTCTTGTCCAAGGTGCAGTAACAGTAAAAGAAGTGTCAGAAGCAACTGCCGCAACAGTACGAACTTGGCCGTAGATACTAATTACATCACCTGCTCTTAATTGAGTAGTGAAAATTGTTCCAACACCCGTTACGGTTCCGGTGCCACCTGGATTAGTAATATTGACATAACCCTGTAGAGTATCATTTCTTAACCATTGATCTACTAAGGCAAAAGTTGGCCATATATCCGCACCTGTTGTATAAGGGCCATAGGTAATAGAGGCACTATTTCTACCTAATTCATTTAGTGTTGCCATTAATTATTCTCCTAGAACATGTACCGCAATTTTTACGGATTTAGTTTGTATATTATTTAGTTAAAGTTGTGGATTTCCGCTTATTTAGTATTTTAAACCATTATCAAGTATTGAACAAGGTCATAGAAAAATTACTGCCTATTCCTTCTATGATACTAACTTTTATATAATCAGTAGTAATTATTGCATAGTCTAAATCACTATATTTGACTGTAAACTGACCCATAGGTAATGTAAAATATTGTAAAAGAATATCATTTTTATACAGGCCTGCGGTCAAATTTCTATCTACAGGACCTCCATTTGTTAAGCGAACTGAGCGAATGGTGTTTGTTGCTTCAGGTACAAATATGGCTTTACCTGGAACTGGCGCTGAAAAATCACTTAGAACATTGAAAGTTTTAATTAAATTGCTACCTGAACCACCACCGGTATTTGCAGCATTAAATGCAGCATTAGCATGATTAAAAATTCTACCGCCATCAAAAGTAATTGACTTCGGATTGGCCAGCGTATTGCTGGTAATTGAAATACCATTAGATGCAACAAACGCAATTGTATCTAGGCCATTCGCAATTAGATCATTTTGACCTGCAATCTTCCACGTTTTAAATGTGGAGTTCATGGCAATCTTTACATTGCCAGATCCTAAATTCGTTACATCAAAACCTGAGTTGGCATCAAAACGAATGCCAGTTACAGCTGTTACTACATTTGTATAGTTATTTGAATCATCAGTTAGGCTTACGGTTAGTGGACTACCGCCACCTCCAGATCCAGCATTTGCAGTATATTGCCGACTACCATCACCAAACTGAATGTAATCTCTTGTAGCAACAGTATTAGCTGTTACATTACCAGTTCTAAAGAGGCCTGTTGCTTTATCAAAGGTTAATCTTGGTGAAGAACCAAGAATACCAGAATCATTGAATTGGATTTCAGTATCTAAACCCGCCGGGCCTTCATACCTTTCAATGGTCTGGATTGTATTGGAAGGGCCACCACGATAGAAAATTTTGCCATCATATGTGTTGATGGCAATTTCACCATTTGCTAGGCTAGTAGGAACATTCCCACTAATATAGGAATGCCGTAACTCAATGACTGTATTAGACATTAGAACGAGCTGCCGTCATTTACCTTTATATTAAAAAGATCAGTAACTTTTTGCTCAACCTTCTTTTCTTCCATTTTTTCTGGATTTAACTTCTTTAATTTGGAAGGTGTGGCAATGTTTTCTAATTTTTCAACGTATTCTTTTAGATTAGTAATTTCTGTTTTTTTGTTTTCTAAATCTTTTTGAAGGGCTGTATTTTTCTTCATTACATCATTTAAAGCACCTTGCAACCTAGATTTTTCCTCATGAGCAGTAGCGTTTACTTCTGCTTTCATTTTGAATTCTTTTAATTCTTCATAAGTCTTAATCAGCTCATTATATTTTTGTTCTACTTCTACTTTTGCTTTACCGGTATCTTCTGCTAATTTTAACTGAGTTTGAAATACAAAATTTTGCTTAATGATTGAAACTAAGTTATCAAGCAATATCTCCTGGTAAGCATTTGAAAATTCTACATTCATAACGACCCCTTATCATTGTTTAAAATGTTCCACCAGATAGGTGAGCAAATGTTGGAACGCCAGTATTATTAATTGTCAAAACATGACCTTCAGTTGATGAAGATGCGGTAGTAAATGCTCCTGAACCTTGGCCAAGTAAAACACCGTTTGTTGTAAATGTTCCTGCACCAGTACCGCCTCTTGCAACACCTAATGTACCTGAAGTAATTTGCGATGCAGAAATGCCAATAAGTGTTGAATTGGCCTGTGAGATTCGGCCATTTGCTTCTAATGTAAATGAAGCAATTGTTGCACCATTACCATAACTTCCTGCAGCCGCTGTTATTGTTGTATAATCTGTATTAGCCTGATTAAATGCCGCATTAGCATGATTGAAAGCGGCTTGTACATATGCAGAAGAACCTGCGGCGTTTGCAGCTGCAAAAGCGGCATTAGCCTGATCAAATGCAGCAGTAATATTGGTGTTCTGTGAAAGATTTACACCATTGATATTGTTTGCAGAAATGAAAGCTGCATTAGCGGTATTATAAGAATTATAAACTAATGTCTGTAAATCTTGTCCGTTTAATGTAATTGACTGTGATTTTAGATTAGCCCTAAGAGTTGCAATCTTAAATGAAGGATTATTAATATCGATGTTATTGTTAGCACCAATTTCTGCTGTATAACCTTCAAAAAGTTGAAATTCTTTTGTACCTGCATCACGAATAAGACCGGTATGAGCATTGACACCATCGTTATAGTGACCTGTAAAACCAATATCAAGTATGTCTGAAGTATAATTACCTGCAGCAAGAATAATTAAACTGTCATTAGCAACAATCTGCGAAGAACTTACAGTAAAGGTATTACCTAAAACACTTAAATTGCCTGTAATACTTAAATCACCAGAGATTGTGCCGCCAGTATTTGCATTAATCGAATTATTAGCACGAATGAAAGCAGCAGTAGCAGTATTTTGTGCATTAGTAATATTGGTGTTCTGTGTATTATTAACACCAGCTTCATTGTTGGCCTTAGCAAAGGCGCCGTTAGCATAAATGCTTGCTGAGTTAGCTGCAGCAAAAGCGCCGTTTGCATAGATTCCAGCCGAAGTAGCAGTTACGAGAGCAGTATTTGCTTGAATGAAAGCTGCATTAGCGTGATTTCTTGCATATACATCAGCACCAGCATTAGCAACAGTATTTGCAAGGTCATAGGCAGCATTAGCATGATTATAAGCTCTTTCAAACTTATCAATGTAAAACTTACCGCCAATTGCAATCGAACCTGTGCCATCAGGTGAACCAATAAACAGAGTATTACTTGCATATGAATAAGCTGGTTCACCGGCAAGTAGAGAGGTTGGCGTTGCCGTTCCTGTAGAAAACTTTAATTGTATTACGGTATTAGCCATTTAAAATGAGCCTCCGACTATTATTGTAACTGGTGGTTTTATTTCGTATTTTCCTGTGTCCGCATTAAACACAACACTATCTCCATCTTCAGCTGAGCCAGTAACATCAACAAGTTCTGCTAAAGCAACATTTGGTTTTGGTCGGAAATTTTGCGAAATCATTACTGATTTGTTTGTTTGAGTAATTCGTACTTTGCCTAAAAGATTTATTTGAGGCTCAGCAACATTTGCACTTGGTGTAAAATTTTGTGATGCTAATTTAGGTTTAACACCTGGCCGTATTCTAATTGCGCCTATATCCATTATCGTGTTATTCCAGGTAGAACATTTACTATGCCTTCAACAACTCTTGTTCTTGTGGTATCTGGAGCTGTAATAACCAAATCATACAAATATCTTCCGGGAGTTATATTTGCAGTATTGGCTGCTGTCATCGTGAGAGTGATTTCACCATTTGAGATGCCCGTAACTGTTGCGGTAAAGTTATTGGCTACTGAAGAATAATATGATTTTCTTATTTGAGATGCAGCGGTATAACCTGCCAAGTTAATTGAATCACCGCCAATATCATCAACATTAATTATGACAGAAAAAGACGCATTTTGTTCGATATTAAGTTCTGAATAAGCAGCCACAAATTACTCCCGTTTTATCGTCTATTTAGTTAAAACGGGTACTTACCAAAAAATCTAATTTAAACCCATTTCTTGACGAATTTTAGTGGCTGATATTGAATGAATTGTATCATCAAAGGTTTCTTGTTCGATTTTATAACCAACATCTCGTCCATAGGTTATATTGACAATATTTGGCACAAGAAGAATTTCATATTGACCTTGATAAAGGGGGTCGAGGTCTTTCTTAATGAGTTCTTTAACTTGGTTTGACGCAAAAGGATTTGATCCATTCCAACCTTGGCAATCACGAATCATAATTACAACTTGTCCTGTCTTAGAGATTGCTCTATCAAATAAAGCCCTATGCCCTTTATGCCAAGGTTGCCATCTACCTAACATTTGAACAGTTTCTTTCTTCCAATCAAAAGTTGGCCGGCGCCGGTCAGAAAGTATATGGTCACCAACAAATTCTACCCACTTCTCCGCATTTTGTTCTGTTATACGAAAATCATAAACCTCTGGAGGAACAAAAACTTTATTTGTATCTTCAAATCTACCTTTTTCGATTGTGTCGATCCATATGGTCCAATCTGCTTTAAAATTATGCCTCATTTCTGGTAATGGAGCTATAAAATCTGCAATAACAAAATCTTTTAAAAAAGAATCTGCTAACTCTCTCATTCTGATTGATTGACGTATTCTGCCTTCATTAGAGAAATCCCAATCATTATATTTTTTTCTTACATCGTCTGCATTTATCCACTTAACTTTAGCTCTAGTTTCACCAACATTATCAGCCATATTAAAAAATTCTGAATGATCCTCTAGATATTTTTTTAATTTTTCTGCAAAATATGTTTTACCAGATCCTGGTAATCCCATTATCAATATTCTTTTCATATTTTATAATCTTTCTCCATTTCAACAAAACGATTGTAAAGTTCTTCTCCTAAAATTTCTTTTGGATCTTTAGCTGTCTTTTGTAGTTTTGGCCTAATTGTATGTAATCCTTCAATACCCCAAGCAAGTAAATCAGCATCCTGCGTATCATTTTCTATATCATCAAAATTATAATTCCATTTTGGTAGTTCTAAAAATTCTTCAATTTTTTGTATTTGTTTTATTGGTTGATTAATAAGATCATCATAATTCACAATTACAATTTTGTTTGGCGCCTCTATTTTAATTTGTTTTAAAACTTCCATATCTTCTTTAACTATTTCATACCAGATAAATCCCATTCGAGTATCATCATTTATTAAACAGTTATTTTCGTGTAGTATCTTATCTACATTTGAAGTTATATCTTTTTTAATTAATGAAAGCCAACTTGCCATTACACTTGGTAAATCTCTTTCTGTTACTATAGCTTTCATTTCTCTACCAAATAATTCCGAAGCATATAACATATTTTTTCCCCAAGCTCTGTCTTTATCGATTATTATTGGTTCTGAACGATGTTTCCAAAAAGCAGGAAGTATTGCTTTTGTTATATTATTAATTTGTTCAACAAAACGATTTGCATTAACTGCTGGTTCTTTATCCCATATTTCTTGAAGTTTTGAAGTTACTTGAAGCATAGGAGAAGTTGGAGTAACATAAACATTTGGATTCTGATTTAAAATTGAAGCTAAAACAGTTGATCCTGATCTTGATAGTCCTGCCATAAAGTGATAAGTTTTATCCATTATTTTAAAGTCATATTTGGTATATTTGGGTGATGATTTTTACGACAGTCAAATTGACGACAAGCTATTGGCCTATCTTCATATATTGAACATTTACCATTAATGAACATACCACATCCACCTTCTTTTTTTCTATAGAGAACAATTGTTGGACCAACATTTGGGTTTATTTCTAAATGACCTTCATTTGGATTTAATAAGCTGATTGGATATTTACCAGAAGCAACTTCTTCAATTGTAAGATATGGAGATAATTTTTCACAACAAAAAGTGCAAGTACCGCAAGGCACTTCGGATATTTCTTCATCGGATCTAATTGAAGTTATATTAATATTTTTTATATCAAAGTTAATTTTCATGTAGGTATTCTTTAAGCTCTGCTAAAGGTAGATCCCAATTATCATATCGTTTTTGTCTAAAAATAGTAAGATTATCATTATACCATTTTGTTTTATGACCAGGTATTGCCCAAGTATAATAGTTTAAAAGTGGTGTTAAAACCACAGAAAGTTTTCCCATAGCTCCTGCTGCATGAATCAAAGAGGTGCAACTAGAAACAACTATGTCCATTTGATCGATATAGTCGAAGGTATCATCCCAATTTTTAATTTTGTCTTTTAAATTAATCACTCTTGGATGATTAAAATCTTCATCCATGTGAAAGGAATAAATTGTATAATCTTCTGGAATACAATCTATCATTTGCTCAAAAGGAACAGTTCGATGAAGGTCTTGGTCATAGTGTGGATTTCCCATCGATTTAATACCAATTTTTTTCTTACCTTCTAATTTTGGCGCTTTTCTGATGGGTGACAAATATGGCCCATACCATAATTCATTTTGTTCTAGTTCTAAGTAACTAGGTACAGGCATCGAATATGTCCATAACCAATCGTCTGGTAATTGTTTGACATTTGACATGCAAGGAAAACCACATCTTTCAAATATATTAATAACGGCTTTACTGTTTGAAAACCATATAGGATTTAAACCTCTTTCTTTAAGGTGCTTCATAAACCTTACAGAGATAATCTCATCACCAATACCGCCTTCAGCGCAAACAAGTATGGTTTTTCCTTTTGCTGGTTCTCCTTGCCAAAGATTAGTTTTTGGAAAAGGAAATTCATGCCAAGAATTAAACGCTCGACCTCCTAACAAGACTTCTCTCAAACCTTTTTTAAATAATCCATTTCTCAGATCATATGTGCCAAGATTAAATTTTACTTTTCTACCAAGTTCTTCATCGTGAGGTTTAGTTAGAATATCCCTTAAAACTTTTTCACCTAAATCTTTTCGATCTAATAAAAAATAAGTAAAAGCTTCTTCCATTCTAAGTTCTGGATCATCAGGATTATCTTTTAGAGATAATTGTATAAATTTTAAAGCATCTTCAGGTTTGTTTAGTTGAAGGTAACCTCTTATAATATTTGTTCTTACTTTATATTTTTCTTCTGTTGGTAAAGAAAAATCATTATACATCTTTAATGCTATTTTTAATGATCCATCAAAACTTTTACATCTCACATATAATTGTCCTAATTCATCAAAATGCTCTATATTTTGAGCATAAGGAAACATTAGATCTAAAACAATTTTAGCTTTTTCTTTTTGATTAATGTCAATAAGAAATTTAGCTGTTGATAGAGGATCATTCATTTTTTTCTTCTAATCTAAAAATTTGTACTAAGCCGCCTGAAAAAGAATGAAACAACCATGGTCTAAACAAAACGCCTTGGCCTGGTTTAAAATCATAAGATACAATTAAATCCCAATCATGTAAATTTCTATAATTCAATTTATATTCTTCTAAAGCAGTTTTAGGACCGTTTAAATTTTCATAGATGTTTAACAAAGTCCTGTCTAATGCTACAACAAAAATCCATTCGTTTAATTTTTCAAAACTTTCAAAATGAATAAAAGGAAAAGGATGCCTAAAAATTCCTGATTTTTCTTTATTGACAATAACATTAGTGCCTAAAACAATTTTAAATCTTTCTTCAATATCTTTAGGTATCATATTGAAATCTGGTATTTCTTTTCCAAATTCTTTATCTACAAAGCTCAAATTGCTAGTAATATTGCCAATATTTGTAGAATCTTCTCTTGTAATAAAATCGTCTACACTAATTATTTTAACTAATCGATGTAACATCTTTAAGTATTAGCAACTTGATACATTATATTTTGTGGTTCATCTATTTTATGAACCGACCATGTTATTAATATTTCAGCAATAACATTATTATGTGTTCTGGAAGCATGAATACATTGTTCATCATTATAATTTTTGAATATTTTGTCCCAATAAGGATCAAGAACAAACTTATAATCTATAACACGCATATCAACATCGTGAATTAATCCAAGAGGAGTTTCACTTCCGCCGCTTTTAATGTCTTCCTTATTTCTTTTTTTGGAAAACATATCAAGAGTGTGGCTATAGATTGCTCTTTTATGTGTGGGATCTATGAGGAAAATATCATGTCGAGGATGAGGAACTCTAATATCAATTTGAGTGCCGTGTTTACAAACACGAAAAAGTTCTTTAATGCAATGAAAAAAACCATCACCTAAGTGTTCAAGTATGTGGTGTGCAATCACATGGTCTACACTATCATTATCAAAAGGCAAATTATCCCGTTCTAAATCTAGAACATGATCTGGTTCAGAACCAGCATAACTGTCTATATTAATATAATCGGGAATTCTTTTGTTGCCTGAACCAATATTTATTTTCATAATTATCACCTTTAAACATGAAATTATAACACATCTTTATTTATTTGTCAATAATACAAATTAGAAATAGCGGCAATTGTATTGTTTCCACTTAAATATGGTGTAAAAAGTTTTGAGCTGGAGATTGTACTCCATTTTCTGTCTGTGACTATTTGAACAGGAGAAGATACTCCTATTGCACCTCTTGTACCTTGTGGAGATTCTTGATTATTTCCAAATACTCCGGCTTCATTTCTTCCCCAAGCCCATAATGTTCCATCTTCTTTAAGAGCAAAAGAAGTATCTTGTGAAACGGAAATTTCTGTCCAATCACTTCTACTGGATATTTGTGTTGGAGAAGATCGTTGTGCTAAACCTAAGCCAGCTTCTGATCCAATTAAAGGCAAACCTAATTGTCCATAACCATTAGATCCCCAACCCCAAAGAGTTCCATCGGTTTTAATAGCTAAAAAATGTATGTCTGCTGCTAGCGAATTTGGCCCAGCAATTTTTTTCCAATTAGTTGAAGAATCGAATTGAACCGGAGAAGATCGGTCTACTTTTATTCCTAAACGCTCTTGAGTTTGGCCCCAAACCCAAAGAGTTCCGTCAACTTTAATAGCTGTCACTACATTTTGGCGTGAAGAAGGATTAACAAATTTCCAAGTCCTGTCTAATCCAATTTGAACTGGAGAAGATCGATGTAAAAGAACACCACTATTAATACCTAAAGTACCATAATCATTAGAACCCCAAGAGTATAATCTACCTTCATCTTTATCGCCTCTAATAGCAAATGTTGTATCTAATCCACAAACAACATATTTCCACCAAGTGTTTGATCCAATTTGAACAGGAGAAGATACACTAATACTTATGCTAGTATTAGTTCCTAGTTGACCGTATTCATTTCTTCCCCAACTCCATAATGTTCCATCCGTTTTTACAGCGCTACTATGTGCATTACCAGCAGATATATGAGCCCAATTTGTATCAACTCCAATTTGAACAGGAGAAGATAAATTGATTGTTGTGCTATTTCCTAATTGGCCATATTCGTTTTTTCCCCAACTCCATAATGTTCCATCCGTTTTTAACGCTAAGGCATGACCAGATATATCAATTTCTTTCCAAAATTGGGAAGATTGTAATTGTACAGGTGATGATCTGGAAATTGTTGTTCCGTCACCAATAATACCAGATCTTCCGTCAGGTGAATTATCTCCCCAAATGAATATATGACCAAATTTTGTTACCCTTTTTAAAATATTAGGTTTTAAAAATCTAGAAGTAACGTCTTTATTCCTCGATCTATATGTCATTTTGTTTTAACCAAAAAAAGTTTCATCTTTTATACCAACAAATCCAGAAGCGACAGATGATACACTTACCCAATTATTGGCCCAATCAGTCCTGCTAGGATTCCACGAACCAAATAAAACAGGTGAACTTTCTGGTCCTGTTACGCCGAGCCTATATCCGTTAAAAGGTACGTTACTGCCCCACCCCCAAAGAGTTCCATCCGCTTTGATAGCCATATTATAACGAAAAACTTCTACCCAATCGTTTGATGTTCCAATCTGTACCGGAGATGATTTTGCCGATCCAGTACCAGGCGGTTCATTTAAGAAACTTCCTCCCCAAGCCCATAATGTTCCATCGGTTTTAACTGCTGTAGCGCTGATCTCTGATCTTATTACTGATTTCCAATTATTTTCTGTACCAAGTTGTACAGGTTCTCCCCGCGTATCAGAATAACCGCTAGTAGAATTTCCAAACCCTCCGTAAAAATTTTGACCCCAAATCCAAAGAGTCCCATATCTATCAATTACAGCATAGGTGTCTACTAATTTACTCCAATCTCTGGATGATCCAATTTGGGTTGGAGAGGAAAATATTGTAATATTATTAATATCAATGCCCCATTTCCAAAGAGTTCCATCTGATTTGAGAGCAAACGCTCTGTGATTACCCTGATCAGATTTTACAGATACCCATTTATTATCTGTACCTATTTGTGTTGGAGAAGATACGTTGTTGGATAAAGATCCAAAAGTAAAAGATGGTGGACCATAACCTAATTGGGCTCTATAATTATGCCCCCAAGACCAAAGAGTTCCATCGGTTTTAATAGCAAAGGTTGAATATATACTTCGTTCTACCATTAACCAGTTAGTATCTGCTCCAATTTGAGTAGGAGAAGATTTTCCTTGCAAGAAGTTTGATGTATTATCTCCAATTTGACCATAATCGTTTGCACCCCAACCCCAAAGAGTTCCATCCGACTTAATAGCGTGAACACCTAAAGCATCACAAGAAATTGAAGCCCAACCAACTCCACTTCCAAGTAAAACGGCAGATGATCGATAAGTTTGATCATTAAGACCTAATTGGGCTCGATCATTTGCGCCTAAACCATAAAGATAACTTTGTAAAGGAAAATCTCTAATATATCCATAGTTGTCAAATAATCTAGTCGTAGACACATATGATCCAAGTGAAGTATTGGATATATCTGTTGTGGTGCTATTTTGAGTAATGAGATAATTAGTCATTTGTATTATTTAAAACCTGGATCTTTTAAAGCCAAAAAATTTACACTACCCGTCACGCCTGAGGCCGACTGGATTGTAGAAATCTTTCTAAATCCAACATTTGATGTAACGGGTATTGGGGCAGTCGCATGAAGTGTCAAGAGTTGAACTGGAGATGATCGATAAGGAATCCATGTTCCGTCAGCTGTATTTGAAGGATTATAACTCCATGTGCCCCAAACCCAAAGAGTTCCATCTGATTTTATGCCCATACCGTGATTGCTACCAGAAAAAAACTTGTTTCCGCCAATTTCCACATATCTCCATGGAAGTTGACCATTACCTTGTCCAAGCACCTGAACAGGAGAGCTTCTAGAAATATTTGTACCATCACCAAGTTGTCCTACTGTATTACTTCCCCAAGCCCATAATGTTCCATCGGTTTTAAATGCTGTAATTCCTCCAGAATTAACTGATCTCCAATTCGTGTTTGCTCCAATTTGAACGGGTGACGAATACTCTTTACCAAATGGAGAAGTTTCAGCCGGATTTAAACGAGCAGCGTTGCCCCATAACCAGAGAGTTCCATTTGATTTAATAGCTGCTCTAACAGAACTAGAACTACTAATATATTTCCAATTTGTGTTTGTTCCAATTTGAACAGGAGAGCTTCTGGGAATTATCGTATTATCACCAACTTCACCATTAGAATTAAAGCCCCAAGACCAAAGAGTTCCATTATTTTTAAGGGCTAATCCATATTCTATTGCAAACCAATCATTTGAACTACCAATTTGAGTAGGAGAAGAACGATCAATTAGGTCACCAAGACCTAGGCCACCAACATTATTAAGCCCCCAAGACCAAATAGTTCCATCAGTTTTAACAGCGTTAGCCACATAACTGAAAGCTGAAATTTTTTTCCAATTTCTGTTTGTTCCAATTTGAACTGGTGATGTAATATTTGTTCCTGGAGCACTTCCAGTATACCATTGTGGGTCATATCCGTAAGCCCATAATGTTCTATCCGATCTGATAAGAAAAGCATAATTTGAGCCTGGATCTCCCTCTATTTCTCTCCAAGAAGCTGAGTTTGCTGTTACATCATAAAATTTTTCTCCATTGCTATTTCTATTGTAATAATGCCATACTGTTCCACCAATGGTTATACTATCTAAAAATTCAAGATCGGTATCAATTGCATCGCTTAAAAGATCTTGATCAGTATTAACTTTAAATACCATTTTTATTTTCTAATTCTTGTACTCTATGATTTAATTCTTTAACTGTTTCTACCAAATAAGCAATAAGACCTTGATAGTTTATTGTTTTGAAACCTTGTGTTGTTTCATTTACTAAATGAGGTAAAGTTTTTTCAACATCTTGAGCAATAAAACCAGAAGCTTTTCTACCGTTATCTTTCCAATTAAATTCAACTCCAGATAATTTTGAAATCATTGAAATTGGATTTTCAATTTCTAAAATATTGTTTTTTAATGTTATATCGGATACCGTATTAAAATTAATTGAAGTAAGAGTTGCTGTATTTGGATTAAAATACAATTGAGTATTTGATATGAAAACATTTGGAGAAAGTAAACCAGTATTAGAAGAAGCCAAACAAACTGGATAATCTAAATTTGTAGAGGTGTTTACGGTAGCAATAGCCGGTACAGCTATTGAAACATTAGAAATTTGATAAACTTTACCTTGTGTGTCTACACTAACAATTGCAGTTATTAAATTACTTCCATATGTTCCTGCAGGTACGCCAAGAATAGCCATTTTATGTTATCTCCAAAGCTGAAACAACCACATCAGCTGAACTTGCCAAAGAAGTTTGAACATTTATAAAATCTCCAGCTTCTAAAACTAATTTTTGATCTCCTCCAATTGGCACTAAAGTTTGACCTGTAGCTATGGGTGCCATGTGAGTTAAAAAGCATAATGTGCCGCCGGAATTTATCATCACATTTGCTGTAATTGCTGTTCCAGTTTTATTAGCAACAGACATACCAATTATTGTTGTTTGAGTTGCAGCTTGACAAATGTAAACATTTGAAGCTGAAGTACCAACCGAATTAGTTAAATTATTTTTAAAACTATTTGCCATTTTAGTACCTTTTATCCTAAAGCAATTGAAAATGCAAGAGCATCCGCACTAGCAACATTTGCCGCAGTGAAAGCTCCGTTAGCGTATACAGCAGCTGAATTCGATTTAGCTGAAGTTGTGTTTAAGAGATTACCAGCAGATCCAACCAATAAAGTCACATTTGCTATTTCGTGATTACCATATGAAACAAATGTTGTGCCAGCAAATGTTGCAGTATTTTGTATAATGGATGTTGTATTGCCAACATACAAATCTCTAGTTATATCTAAAGTTTTAAGTATGTTAACATTACCAGAAACATTTAAATCTTCTAAAATATATCCAGAACCGTTTACATTGAGATTATCAAAACCAATAACATCTAAAGTGATATTACCACTTACTGTAAGATCTCCTCCAATTGTAACGTCATTTTCAATATGCATGTTGGTGTTAGCAACATAAGTTTTGGTTACACCACCTTCTCTCAATAAATTTATATCATCAACTATATTTTGAGTTGTTGATAACCATTGATAAAATGTGTTAGTGGTAACTACTGCGCTTATTATATTAGCCATTATTGTTTCCGGAGTGAGGCAATTTCAATGAGTAAATTTTTAATATCTTGCATATCAGATTCTAATTTTGCCAATCGTTGTTTAGTTTCACTTTCATCTTTTTTAAGTGCTTGAACGAGATTTTTTTTATTTCTATATTCTCTTAAAGCCGCTAAATTATTATTTAGAAGAGCTTTGGAATTTACATCTCTAACTAAATTTTCATCTTCAGTTTGTATTAAAATATTAGAATCTATCATTGTCATGGTGCTAATGCTATTGCTCTAAAATCTTTAATTATAGGAACATAATTTGTATCTGAAGATCTCATCACTATTTTAATTGAGAATGTTTTAAAGTTATTGTATGTCACACCATCTGTTCCAAGGTAAGAACAGTCTAATGTTGATGGTTTAAACAAATATTCTATAAAATCTGTTTCAACTTGTGATTTAAGAGTATTTAAAATTGATTCATTACCTTGTTGAACATTTATCATTCTAACATAAGGTCTATCTTCAAATAAAGTTTCATCTTCATCTGCTAAAACTCTGTAGTAAACTTCAATAGTTGTTGCTGATGGTTGATAAGCAGTAAGGTAAACACGAATCATATTTGCATCAAAACCATCTGCTAAATTAACTCTACGTGTAATGTAACGAGCTGCAGCTGGTCCACCTGTTGGACTAATTTCCGATTCGCAAGATATAACAGCTCTATTTTCTGAAGTAGATTGTGGACCTCCTGCATCATAAGATAGAAATATATTCGTATTACCTACGTAACCAGAACCTTCAGTCGTTATTTCAATTCTTTCTATTTTACCTGATGTTGTATTAGCTACTGCTTTTCCTACAAAACCTGAACCTGGATAAACATCTGAATAAGATGCTGTGCTATTAGAAACATAGAGAGTAGCATTACCTGTTTGATTTCTACCAGCATCAACAATAGTAAATTTATTCAAAGCTAACCCACAATCATTAATTACATTTTTAACTCCAATCAAATTAACTCTAGTAGAATCAATCATGGGCGAAACTGTATTATCTGATGTTACTAAACCAGCTTTAATAAAAACTGAATTTCCACTGGTATAAACTACTTTTCTAGTATCTAAAACTAAATTTTCATCTTGTAAAAAAGAAGTATATTCAGTATCTAAAACGCCGCTAGAATTATCTCTTAATCTATACGAATAATTTGTTGAGGCTCCGTCAAATAATAACTCTTGTGTTCCAACTTTCATTAAATCAAATTCAATATTTGAAGTTGGACTTATATTTTCAAAAACAACTTCTGTAGTTGAATTTGGTGTAAAATCACATGCGTTTAAACGAAACATTAAATCAATATCTTGATATGCGGTATAAGTTGATCCGTTTTGTGATTTAAAAAATGAACCCGTATAAACTTGTTTATCTACTCGGCGATCTGAACCATCAAGTCTTGTACCGCCAACCTCTGCTATAAAAACTTCATAATTATCAGAATTGGTAAACATAACAATAGCATGCTCGCCAGGTAAAAGAAAAATTGGCGCAGGAAATTTAAATCTTGTATAATGATTTGGATTTGAAAGATTTGGAATATTAGTACCAGAACCAGTAACAACATTAATTTTATCTGGCCTTAATGATACTTGGCCAAGAGCTGCACTACTATGAATTAATGATGAGTGTGGGTAACCATTTATAACAGGTCTAAGTTGAACTGTAAATGGTTGATATGTTACTTGGTCTTTTTTCTTAAAAACTAAATCAACACTATGTACAAACATACCTTTTGGATATGTTGCTGCGTCAACAAAAAAAGTTTGTGCTACTGGATCAATAAACGATGTTGCCATATTAATTCCTAATTAATTTACTTTTGAAGTATTCTTTAATTACTTTAAACGGTGAAGTTACAATATTAATTGAAGAAACTAATATGTAAAATGCTACCATGAAAGTAAAGATAGTGTAACCTTTTAATCTAGAATCTGGTTTACTTAGGTTTGGATTTGTTAAACCAACTATTGAACAAATAATTAAACCTAACCAAAACACAAGTTTACCAACTAAAGAACCTTCGTCACGAACTCTTTCAACATATGCCATTTCATCTGACCAAGGTCTTGCAATTACTTCTGTCATATGTAGTGCTATATTTCTTTGCATTTCGTTATTGTCTTTCATATCCCAAAGATATAAACTTGGCCCACGACCCTTTAACCATTCGACAATTGTTTTTGCCCAATACACATAACCACGATAAATGATTGGATGATTACGTTGCAGGCGGCGACCAAATCTTTGATCGGCTTCATTTATATCTGGCGCAAAGAAACCTTGTTGTGCCATTTCAGAGCAGATAATTTTACAACCAGAACCTCCGCCACTTGGAGGTGGAGTTCTATCTCGAATTAGAGTTGATCCAAGAACTTCTCTTTGAACAACCGAACTTTTTGCAATATTATCTTGTCTTTCATAAATTGCTTGAACTTGAATAGTAGGAACACGAACAGAAACCGAAACATTTTCAACAGTATTTAAAACACCTTGAGCATACCATTGTTCTTCTGCAAAAGAACTTGTTAGTTGAGGATCATTTGTTGAAGAATTCGTTAATCTGATTAAACGAGCTCCTGTCCTGCTTCTCCATCCATTGTCATAAGCGGTTGGGCCATAATTTGGCAAATACCATCGGCCCGCCATATCGCCATGATCATCAGACTGTGGTTTACCTACAGACCAACGAGAGGTGCTATCAGGATTTACATCCCAATTGGAAGAAAGTGTTGCAACTTTAGTGCTTCCATTATAATTTATAATTGTTCTTTCTTGGCCAATTCCTGTACCAGCAATAATTCTTATTTTATAAAATTGTGTTGCATCAATTGGATCTTCTAAAACTTTAGTTCCAGTAAATGGCCAAGTGACATTTGCATAGGTTGTTACAACATCAACATATGTGTTATTATAAGGAGCTCCAGAACCAAGAGTTACTGTGTTGGCAGTAGCAGATGTTACATTACCGTTATTCCAAAACATAATATCAATTTTAGCTGTAGCTCCACTTAATGTACCTGTAATTGTATCATTTGCTGCAAAAGTTCCTCTTACATCACTTAAATAAATGACAGGTTGATCTAATGACCAAGATCTACCAGATTGTTTTACAACAATAGCTGAACCACCACTAGAAGAAGTTACTCTTTCATAAACTCCATAACTATCATTAAAATCACTACTTACATTAGCTAACCAAGCTATAGAAGGAAATTCAATATATTTTGTTCCGTCAAGATCTCCTTGTTCTGCATACAAATAGTGATATTCATTTGGCCTTAAATTTTTTGCTACTGTAATAATCCATTGAGCTCGAATATAAGGTATAATAGAGAGATCAACTTGCCTAGCTCCAATACTTTTAGTTATTCTTTCAGGAACAAGAACCTTTTTAGTTCCTGTTCTATCTTTTGAATAATATGTTGTTGTAGTAGTTGATTTTACAGTATCATTATAATCGAGATATCCTGATGATCTTCCTTCAACCCGTGTTTGCACATCAACAGTTTGTCCAGAAACAAAAGTATTCCAAGAATTCCATTGATTACCCCAACCAGCCGCTCTAGTGTCGTGAAGTGCTTCTCCAATTTGAGCCCATGCGTCATTTTCGCCTTCTAGGTTTACAAGAACATCTGGCCGTGTTTCTTTATCGATCCAAAAATCTCCTGGCGGAGTAAAATCAAGTGTGCCAGAATAATTTGAAAGAACAAAAGGATTTACAGCAATTCCATTTGTTGCTACATTTTGACTAATTATTGATTTGATTGTATATGGACTAACTACAATTTGACCAGCTTCCACATTAGCAGTTGTAAAACTTGTATTTACAACAAAAGAAATGCTTTCATCTTCAAAATAAGGTCTAAGTTCTCCAGCTTCAAAATCCATCGCACACTTATAATCAACATTTTTAACATCGCCAACTTGATGACCTCTAAATGTATCAGTTAAAATACCATTTTTAAATCTTTCTAAACCATTATCATCAAGAACAGTTAAATCTTGAGCTGATCTTTCTAATAGATTTAGTGTAGTATAATATTCTAGATTATCAATACGTTTTTCTAATTTACCAATATCTCGCATTGTATATCGTTTGTTTTCAATATACTTAACCTTTGTATCAGAAGGAAAAAAAGTATACGGATTAACAAAAATAGTATACAAACTCATTGTACCATCTGGTTCAGCTGGCGTATTTGGATTTAAAGAAGAAATTCCTTTAACAACTCTAAATTTTTTATCTTCACCTAAAACAATTCTATCTATTCTTGGAATATAATAACTATAATCAGATTCTAAAGCTTCATCTGCTCTAGGGATTGAAATACCAGAAAGAGTAAAATTTCCTGAAACAGCACTAGCATTGGTACGAATTGGCCTAAAATCAACACAATCTCTAAGTTTATACACTTCACCAGTTGCCGGACTTGTATAATTTGGTATTTTAGCATATCGAATATCTTCAGTTGCTCCAAGTGAAGCATTATTATATGAATCAACAGTAAAATAACCATCTCCAGTATGAGTAAAATAATTAACTAATACTAAAAGTTGTCCTGTTGGAGGCAAAGCACCAGCTTTTAATGTAATAGAACCATGATCGTAATAAGCATCCGTTTGACCATCATTTAAGATATACCTATCAGTAATGTCTTTTGATGTGTCGGACAAATCTGCAGCAACAACAGCAGTAGAAATATCTTTTGAATCAATGACTTTAAAAGAAGATTTATAACTGCGGCCTCCTGAAGTTATAGCAAAATACCCATAAGTTTCTTCAAATTTGCCTTCTAGTTTATAAATGTCAGAGATGTAAAGGCTATCTGATCTTCCAGGAATTTTATTTGGAACTGCAAGAGCAACTTGACTATCATTTAAATAAACTGTTGTATTTCCTACTGGAGAAACTCCTCCGGTTCCTATAGAATTTGTTACAGCCGATACAAGTGTTTTTACTTTTGGAGATGTTGTATTAAAATCAACAGTTGCTATAACATCAACTGTTATCGAATCACCAACATTATTAAAATTAAGTGTTGCAGTAGAACCGCCACCAGATATTTGAACGTATCTTCCATCAAATGGAAATGAAGGACCAAAACTACCAGAAGATCCAAAAGGAATAATTTGACCTTTTAAAAACTTTGTTGATGAAGTAACATTATTTGCAACAACTAAAAAATGTTGTGAAACTTGAGCTTCACTTAAAGTACCTGAGCCAACAAACAAATTTGTAGCAGAACCAGTAGAAAGAGAAAGTGCTCCAGTGCCTCCATTTACCGTTTGATTTCTAAATAAAACTTTACCTCTAAAATCTTGGTCAGTCATTCCAAAACTAACGAAAGATTGAGGCACACGATATACTAGAGATTTAAAATTCGTATCAGAAATAAATGTGTTTCCAAAAGCAGCCGAAGGAGAAGAAAGTGTTTTATTAACAGAATCTACGTTTGCTGAAGAAAGAATATGTGCGCTAGAATTTGATTTAATAAAAGATTGTACATCTTTAATATTAAAATCTATTGTATAAGAAGAATTGCTTCTTGGTTGAGTTACAAACGTATCAGCAATTTTAGCTGTTTTGTTTAGGTGATCGTAAGAAACAATTCTATGTTTTACATTATCAGCACCATAACCAGAAGAAATGCGAACAATAGCATTGTAATAAGCATTAGCAACATTTGATACTTGACCTGCGGTAGTTGAAAGGATTATGTGTGTTGAATTGCCTGATCCTCCACAATTTCCTGTTACTGTAGAAAGTCTTGTATCAAAGATATAAAAATTATATTTGTGTGTATCTGAAATTGCAGTATTGGAAGCTGAGACAAATTCAATTTCACGAATTCTTGCTGTACCAATTTTAGTAGAACCGTAAGATGTGGTATTTGATGTACTTACATTTCCATTAGCTACACAATGTAAATCAAACCCTTCCATTGTTCCAGTATCAAACAATCCTTTAGCATTAGTTACAGTAATATAATTTCCATAGTTAGCTGCAATATCATAATTTTGAACAGCATATTTTTCTCTTGCTCGTTCTAATGTTATATTTGTTGGCGATATAGTTTCAATTTCAAAACCACGTACATATGCTTTTCCTGCACTCAGTTTAGCAGTAAATAAAGCTGAATTTGAAGTATTGGATGCACTATCAGGAACATGATCTTTTAAATAAATTGTAAAAGGTTGTACTGTATAGTTACCTGATTCATCATAAGTTCTTCTAGCAAAAGTTTTTTCTAATTCAGCATAAAGAGGGTAATTATTTCTTAATGTAATTGTTCCGTTTTCAATTCGAACAATTTCAATAAATTTCGTGTCATCAGTAGAATTTAAACTCCTTGCAGTTAATACTAAATCTACTTTATAACGAGTAGCTCCTGGTGCTTGATAGTTTGAAGCATTTAAAGCAGGATCTAGTAGAGTAGTATCAGTTCTCTCATCAATAATACTCTCTTGATAAGCTAAACCAATTCGATATGATGGAGAATTATCATATTTGTTCAATACAATTGTTTGAGATGAAACTTTAACAAAAAAATCATCTATAAAATAAACACCTTCATTTACACTTGCAGTTGATCCTTTGCCCGTAGATTCTATTGGCAATAAACGAGCTTCAAATTGATCATCATCTATTGTAAAAAAAGTTTCATTGTCTACAAGAGTTAAACCTGTTTTATATTCAACAAATATTGTTGGAGGATCTGTTAATGTTCCTTCTTTTATCGCAACAACTTTTCCTAATGAACCATTTGAAGCTAAAGCGTGAGCATTACCAATATTTTTTCCAAGAAAATTATTTACATCAATATCTTGGCCACCAACAGTTGTTGTTCTTAGTTTATGATATATTACTGAGGTAGAAACAGAAACTTCTCCTCCAGTAACAACCGATCCATTTTTAAAAATATGTTTACCAAAACGAGAAATTTGTTTTTGAAGAATGGTTTGAAGTTGAGTTAATTCTCGAGCTTGAACAGCATAACCTGGCCGAAAAAGAACTCGAAGAAATTTTTTATCTTCATCGTAATCATCATAGTATGGATTTACATTAAAATTTTGAACTAATGCCATTTTTAACCTTTAAAAATTAATAATAATTTTAATATTTTCAGCTTGACCAAGTATTCTGTCTGTTTTTTGTTCATTCGTTACATATAAAAATTCACCAGAATATGGTTCAAATTCAGGATTATCAATTGTAACTATTGTTCTAGTAGCTCCAGAGGTAAAGCCAGTTATGATACCTCCAGAAGTAAATGTGCCTTTTACTTTTGTTAATTTTACAGAACTAAGTGTTTGGTCATTAACAAATCCGTAAGCAATAGGACTACTTGTATTGCCTTGGTAAACATATTCGTTTAAATTAAAACTTGCTCCAGCAATCAAAGATAAATCTGTTGTTTGTGAAAATACTGAATTTGATGTGCTATTATTTGAAGCTAAAAGTTCTTCATATTTATGAGGATTTCTTAAAAGACTAACTTGCCTAAAACTTGTATTTGGAGAAATTAAACCACTTTCTGTGGTATCATTTTCTCCGATAGTAACAGCTATCATTACGTTATTTGCATTTAGTTCTCTTGCTGGGTTAAAACCATGGCCGTATTTTGAAGGTAAAATTACACGGCAATTTGCTCCTGTTCCTGAACCATATATTGTTGCATTAGCATATGTGTAACCTGTACCAATACTCGTTACTGTTACTTTAGAAACATTTGCATTTGCAGCAGAAACACCTGAAGAAGTATCAGATAACAAAACATTTGCTGCTGCACCTGTGCCTGAACCATCAATAAAAAGTCTTGTGGATATTGAAAGGTCATTTGTGTTCCCTCCAGTTCCAGTTGTTGTTGAAGAAAGATTTATAACACCAGTTGAAATTGATATATCTTCAATATGTGTTGTTGGCGGTATTCCTGTTCCAGAAATTAACATGTTTTGTAAATTTGATAAAGTAGGAATACTAAAAACTTCTAAAACTAAAGCAGTATTTGATAATTTTAATGTTGTTTGACCAGATGTAAAACCATTAACTTTAATATTTGAAGCTTGACGATAGTTTGTTCCTTTATCTGTTACTATAATACTTGTTAATTCTCCATCTACAACATTTAATGAACTAACATTAAAATCTAAGGCCGATGTATTTGTTGGTGCAGGAATCCATTGATTTGTAAAAAATTTGTTAAAAGGAGTAATATTATACATGTATTTCCAAATATAACCATCAGCAGTAGCAATATTACCATTTGAAGTTACATAATCTCCAGTAGGTTCAACTGTTGATAAGGAAGAATTATTATTTGAAACACACTTGTAAACATTTCGTGCCGAAGTCATAACATACATTGGGTTTAAACTCTGAGAACTATTTGATTTAAATAATTCAGAAAATTCTATTGTATCATCAAAAGCTCTGTATTTTACGTTTGCTGTCCAATTGTATCTAGGGATTACTAACTGCACATCATTACCTGTTATTCTTTTTCCAGCAAACATATTATCCCAAACCAATTTGTCCGCTGAAACGGTTTCAACTATTGAATCTGGAGAAGATTCGTTAGCATATACTATGTGATTTCCAATAGTGATATAAGCAATCGTTGGAGTTTCTTCTGAAAAAGACTCCTTGAACTGCTCAGCAGCATTAAAAGACAGTTTTTTGGTTATAATTGATGGCATGGATTCTATTTATGTCAATATAATTAAAGATTGATTGCTTGTATTCTTTGTAAAGGCAAGAGATACTGATAAGTTTGTGTTACTAATTATGCTGTTTATTGTTCTAATTTCACCGTTGACTGAAACATTAGAACCAAGAGTTAAAATACCTCTATTATTTGCAACACTAAAATAAGTGTTGTTTCCAATTATGTAAATTGAATTATTTTGAGTTGTTACTAAACCAGAAATTGTATTTGTTGATTGATAAAATACTTGAGATTTTGGCGCATTTGCTTCTTTCTCCATATTAAACCAAGCAAAATTAATAAACCCTGTTGGATGCAATAGTTGTTTTAATATATCTTTATATTTTGCAAATGAAATTGTTGATGAGGTTATGTACGCATAATCATAGTAATAATTACCTCCTTGTATGCGTCTTTCGTAACTAGAAATAATAGAATCTGTTGTTGTCCATCTTCCAGGAAAAGTTGAAAAAGAAGGTCCAATATTTGCTGTTGCGGAAGCTGAACCACTTCCTTTTTGTGTCAAATCTATTGTTGGCGCAAATCTATAATTATTTCCTGGATAAGTAATCTTAATTGTTTTAATAGCACCTTCTCTGAAGGTTACATCCGTAGATATATTATCTCCATCTCCCATCAAAGAAGTAATTGCTATTTGAGCTCCATTGCCTGTTGTTGAATAAATCGCAACATTTGGAAAATTATTTTGTGTATAATTTGATCCTCCAACAACACCCCTCGCATAAGATCCTAACTTAGTATTAGAAAAAGAAGTTGTTCCATCAGTAAACCGGAAAGCAACATTAACAGTAGCATGTGTGGTATTAATTACCGAATTTACATATCTTTCTTGACACCGAATAACAATTTTATCATTTACTCGTAAATCATTTGTGAAATTTGTATTAGTTCCAATTATTAATATTGAATTATTTGTAATGGCAACATTACCATCAATTCTAGGAGGTTGAATTTGTACTGCTTGAACAAAGCCGTTTGATGCAACATTACTTACGGCAGCTGCAGCTCCATATCCTTTAGTTCCTATAGGATTTGAATAAAAATAAACTTCATCTCCAACTTTATAATTTAAACCTCCTACAGTAGTTAAACCACTAATGCCTTTACTAACATCTATCCTGCCAATTGACCTCAAATCTTTAAGATCTTTTTCAATATAATTATCTAATTCACCAGCAGTGTAAATAGCTGCCTGATATACATCCATTTCTGCTTCTTCAACACCGGTTAAAACCCATTCTGTTTCACCTTTTTGGATTGGTCCAAGATTAATAATAATATTAGAATTAAAAGCATCCACAATTCTAGTATTTGCATTTTGTGTTCGAGTATTTACTATATTATAACTAGCGGCATTAATTGTTGTAGCAGCATATGGGCCTATGTAACCTGAAGCTAAGACACTATAAGTATTATTAGTAAAAATAGTATTAGCTGTTTCTGTAATAACTCCTATTGTCACTACGTTAGAATTATAATAACCTCTAAAAAGACTATCTTGAGCTTTAAATCCTGCACCACCATATGATACATTTATAGAAGCAACATTTGTTCCTTGTACTTCTTCAACTTCTGCTGTTGCAATTTCTTCAGCACCACCACCTAATACTAATATAGGGTCTCCAACATTATAAGAAAAACCTACATTATTAATTTGTATGCTATTTACAATAGAAAAAGTATCAGCATTAAAAGTTATTAAAGAACCATCACTAGCAATAACATCAAATTTTACTATTTCTCCATTTATAAAATTACCTGCTAATGATTTACCATCAATAAACAATTCAAAAGGTAAAGGAAAATTTGCGTTTTCAGAAATAATTGTTTCTACAGCTTTTTCAATAAGAGCTGTAGCACCAGATGTTAAACCAGTAACTTTTCTATTTTTTAAAATAGTATAGTCAAATTTATTGTAAACAATTTTTATATTATCACTAGAAGTAGGAGTTGTTGTAAAATATATTTTTTTTGATTCTCTACGAATTTCGTAATCTACATTTTCTTGTTTTAAAGTATTATTAATGTAAACACTTATTTCGCCAGAATTAACAAATTGAGCAAGCAAAATTTCTTTATTGCTACCATTACCAACATGAATACTTCTAACATCTTTTTCTATTTTAAGACTTTTTTCAATTATCCATTTTCCATCAGAAGCTCTCAGTATTCTACTTTTTGGAAGAATAATGTCAACATCTTCATTAAATAAAAGCTTAAACAATAATTTAAAAGATTCGTCTATACCTTTTGATAGGTAAAGTGGTAAAATATTTTTAATTAAAAAATCTTTATCTACTTGAACATCTTTAGGTATTAATGATACAAAACTATTCACAAAATTATCTTCAAATTGATCTACTGATCTATCAACATCATTAATATTTCGTATATCTTTGATCGAAGATGTTAAACTATTGCTTGTTGGATTAGTAAGTGTAGCTGTTCCTGTGCCTGTTCCAACACCAGTAGCGATAAAAGAAGTTCCAACTGTTGCTCCGGCTGGAGCTCCAATTGCTTGCCAATTTGTTGTTCCTAAAGTATTGATAGTATAACGAGTTCCAATAACAAAAGAACCAGCTAAAACAGGAAGTGTTGATTGATCTTGTTCTAAAAACTGATAATAAGCTTTTAAAAATTGAATGAATAATGGATATTCTTCCCGAATAAATTCAGGGACTTGTTCACTAACAAAAAGTGAAGTATTGGAAAATGACATTAGTTAGTAAGTGCAGTTAAAGTTGTTACCACAGAAGATGGATCTGTGCTATCAATTGTTAAAATAGTATTTCTTACTGGTTCAATAATACCTTTTTCCGATTCTACGGTCAAACGCATTTGGCCGTCAGTAGAAGAAACGGTAACGATATTAATATCATTCAATGTAATTTTACCTGTTTCGTAATTTATTTCACCAACATTTTCATCAACAACTTGCCTTTGAGCTGTAGAATCATAATAAATTGTTCTAAGAGTTCCTATCTTTGCATCAATTTGTGCGGTTGCTGTAGCTGAAATACCTCCACCACCAGATAACGTAATTATAGCCCTAGTATAATCAATACCTCTATTTGTAATCACAATTTCTTTAACTGTTCCATTCACAAGTTTTGCTTCAGCTGAAGCGCCAGTTCCGTCACCGGTAATAACAACGGTTGGAGCAGTTATGTAATTTAAACCAGGGTTAGTAATTAATATTGAAGAAATTCCGGTAAAAGATGATGGCACTTCTTCAATCACAACCGTCCTTAACACAGAAGATGAATCTCTAGTTTGAAATTCTGTTGAAGAAAGTCTGTTCGTTGTAGTTCCTCTTTTTAAAGGAATATTAAAATTTATTTCATATGAAAAATTTTGATTTAATCTTGGCGTAAATCTTTTTTGAGCTTTTATAACTAATTGATTACCTATAATTGCATTTAAATCAACTGCATCAATTGAAGCTTCTAATTTTGAATCAACCAATCTAGAATTAAATTTATTCAAATAAGTATTTCTATATTCTAATATAGCGTTTTTAATATTATCTTTTAATCTTTGTTCAGTTACCGTTGTTTTTTTAGGATCATATCTAGCATCTACATCAATTAAAATGTACAAATATGTTGGATCTATTATTTCTGTACTAACCGATATTACAGATTTTGGATCAATAATTTCAGAAACAATTCTTTGTTTTTCTGCTTCAGAAATATAATAATTTTCTTTTGGTTTTAAAGAAACAAATATTTTTCCGTATACAGGAGGATCATTATCTTCTCCACCCCAAACAGAAATTGATTCGATGTTTGGATAACTATTTAAAATATATGTAGCATAATCTTTATTTGTTACTAAACGATTTTGTGTAGAAAATCTGGCTGAAGCTGAAAATTTTATACTGTCAACAGATTCTCTAAGAGATCCACCTGAAGCTGAACTTTTTGGATTTATTAAAAAATTTGTTAGTGCAGCACCAGTTGAATCAACTACGGTAGAAGTAGCAATAAAAGTATTTGCTTTATTTGCTTCAGTTGCACTTGTTACAAGATATGTAGCAGTAACAATTGATCCATCTGGCAAAGATTTTCCAATAACATCGTTACCAAAATAAATTTGATATAACCCGCCTCTTCCTTCCTGTAAAAAAAACACTTCAGAATCAGAAGTTATATCTAAAACATCAGTTACTTTTTGATAAATTTTTGCTGCACTATTAGCTGAATTTGGCGTTACACTAACCCTTAATGTTGTTGTATCGATGTTTGGATCTGGTAATTGAAAGATTGATTTTGGATTTGAAGATTTTTCAAAAGAGAATGAATAAGAAATGAACTGACCTTCATAAATTTGTAGATCTTCAAAAATATATTTTGTATTTGATTTTGTAACAGTTGTATCTTGAACAACAACAAAGTTATAAGCTTTACTATCAATTTGGCTAGAAAGAAAAGAAAATCCTTGTGGTAATGTACATGTTCCTGATGTTGTATTGTTTGATTCAACGGTAAAATCAATAATTGCTACCGGAGCTTTTGACGAATAAGGAATATACCCTAAAGATTTTGCGTGTGAAACAACAGAATCTCTGAGTAAGGCGGTATCTAAAAAAGATTCATTTGCTACCATATTTAAATAGTAGGCATTATAATGAGTATTGTAAGCAAGAATGTCTAACAGAATAGAAAGTCCAGCACCATCAAAATCATAATCTTGAAATTCTGCTTGTTGTTTTAAAAATGCTTTTAAATTTGCTTTGATAGTATCAAAGTCGAGTTCTGTTACTCTTAAACGATCTACCATTTTATCTAATTCGCTCTAGAAAAAAATTAATTGTGATTGGGTTTGGACTATTAATAATATAAAATTCTAAAGTTATTTTATATGTATTGTCATCTGGAGAAGCTGTAGCAATAACTTTAGAAACTTGAGCTCTAGGCTCAAAATTGCCAATTACTTCGGTTATTTCTCTTTCAATTCTTGCCGCAATTATTGAATCAACATTTTCAAATAATAAACGCCTAACATTGCTACCTATTTCTGGTTGAAAAGGTCTTTCATAGTGATTCGTTAAAATTAAATTTTTAATTGAATTAATAATAGCATATTCATTTACATGCGTATTTACATCTTTTTTGATTGGATGTTTTGTAAATTTTAAATCCAAATCTTTAAAGGTGCGTTGAGATTTTATGTCTATGGTGGCCATTTTCTATTTATTCAACCTCCAGCAAAGACGTTACCTGATCCCGCAGCCACAGATGTACATCCAGAAATTGCATCTCCAACTCTACCTGCACCCTTTGAATTAACATAAACTGTTGTTGATCCAACAGCAATTGGAGCTGCATGAGCTGGACATGGAGCTCCAGGCAATAAATGAACCGTGTTCACATCGCCTTGTCTAGACCAGGCTATACCGTTAACAAATACATCTCCTGAACCTTGAGCTCTAGTTGGTCCAGAACAATGTGTAACATCTGCATCACCAATTCTTGTTGCTGCGGGCACGCTCTTTCTCCATCAGTTTTTGAAGTTTATTATTCCAACTTTCAATTTCTTCATGTTGTTCTTCAGTATGTGGTGCATCCGGCACCTCAGGTAAAAACTTAATCACATTGTCAAATTCTTCAGGTATATCTTCATACCTTGTATATGTTTCTAATTTTCCATTTACTAAAATAACAAATTCGTGTGGCATTATGGGTTTAAATCTATTCTTGGTGCAGTTAATGTCATATTGCCACCAGAGGTTATTTTACAAGTTCCTCCAATGTCTGCTTGAAAATTGCCTCCAATATCAGCTGTAAAATTACCGCCAACTTCCATTGTTACGTTTCCATCAACATAAACCGTCACATCACCCTTAACATAAACCTTTTCGTTTCCAACAACCACAGTAAACTTATCTTTTTCAATTCTCTCTGATCTATCTCCATTAGCTGCCCATTCAACATAAGAACCTGAACGATGATATAGATGTATTCGTTCTGCGTCTTTTGTATCATCAAATTCTAATGCATGTCCTGATTCAGATTCATAAACATTATTATAAGGATATTTTGCATTGTAGTAGGAAGACGGTTCTACTTTTGAAGCTTTTTTAGAAGCTTTACTTTGATTAATTGGAGAAGGATAATCAGAATCGTTTCTTGCTAAGCGTGAAGTAGAAGGTTCATCTAATCTTCTAGGATATAAAGTTGCTGATTCAGATGGTTTTACTGGAGCAGAAGATAATTGTCCACTATCTCGGTTATCATTAAAAGCTTCTTGTGCATTTCCTGCTTTTAATGGTATACTTGGAAAAACTCCAACAATAACAGGAGATTGAGCTGATTCTCCATCAGCAAAAAATCCAAAAACCATATCACTCTCTTTTGGAGCATATGGATTCGTATTGTTCAACGGAAAAGTTGGTATTGCCCAAGGTAACATATCTGTCGGAAGATTAATTTTATTTTCAGCATGCCATCCAACACATCGAACACGAACTCGACCCATCTTTAATGGATCTTGTCTATCTTCAACAATTCCAACAAACCAAGTAAAACCATTCTTACCTGCAAAATTTTTATTATCTTGATTATCTTCCATTTCAATAATTTTCTATAGCTTTAGTCTGTATTGGATTACTTGCAGGTATAAATTCATTAGCTGAAGATGATGTAGCAACTTCTATAATTGTTTCGTGTTTTTCGTAACCGATGATGTGTCTAGAAGCAACAATTAAATATTTACCACTTAAACTTGCGTCATTATTGTCATCACCTTTATCTTTTCTTCCAGAATTTGGAACAATTAAATTAACATTAAATCCTGAAGTTAACTGAAAATTTCCAGGCATTACAATTTTAATTCTTTTTGTCATTAAATTTTTAATAATTGATTTTCTTTGTGACAACCAAGCTTCAACATTTTCTTCTTTTGAGATAGAAAAAGGATCTTTCTTTTTAATATATTCACTAAATTGTCTAGCTGCTCCAAAAATATTTACTGTTTTACTGGCATTGTATGTTTCTGTATTGTTTACACCATCACGATTTTGTATTTGCGAAAAATTTGGACTTTCATTACCGTGTTTCATATTTGAATAGTGATCGCCATAACTTATATTCTTTGTTGCGATAGTTCTTGTTAATGGATCAAAACCAATAAACTTAGAAGCATTAACTCCCGATCTTGTTTTTTCTATTTCATTAGATTGAGAAACAACTTCAATTGATCTAGCTGTATTAATTTCACTACCTGGATTTCCTCCAGGCTGATTTTTTGGTTCGAATTTTATATCTAATATTTCAGGTAATGTTAATAATTTTGATAAAGATGCAAAATTGTAACCTATGGAATTTTGATAAAAAACAAAATTTGGCGATTGATTAATATCAACAGAGCGTTTAGCACACCATTCAATTGCTTCTAATGGTCTTAAATTAGGTATTACAATTTTTTTAAGACCAGAAGTTAAATCATAAATGCCTTTTAAATTATTTTTTGGAACTTTTAAATAATTTAAAAGTATTTTTTCTACAATTTGAGCGTATGTTAATTCATAACTTTGATTAATTCTTTGTTGATCTGAATACATTAATTCATCAGAACAAAAGTGTAACGTAAACAATTCATTATTCATTCCATCATTTTGCCTATCAGATTGTTTGTATATTCTGAATGCTTTCTTATATTCAGCTATATCTGACTCATCACTCTTTTTTATATCAATTAATAATGATTCTGAACCATCAAATAACAATTTTCCAGATAAACCAATAGAATCACGAACTACTATATTGCCATTAACTACAGGTAAAAATAAAGAATCAAAAATGTTTATTTCTTCATACAATTTAGAAATATCTAAAGGCCCAGCTTTAGTAACAACAACAAGTTCACTAAGTTTAAACTGTGTGGATTTTTTTAATTCAAAACTCATATTTTAATAATTCTCTTAAATTCTTTTTCAATATCAGGTATAAATTCTTTTTTTATAAGTTTAATTTCTCTTTTCTTTTCATTTTCTTCAACTTCATGCTCATAAAAAGAACGTGTTTCTTTTGAAACTTTTACTGTTACAATTTCATTATTTGCTGTTGTATAGGTGTTTGTTGTTGCTGCAGTATTTGCATATGTATTAGAATCAATTTGATATTTGTTTATGGTTACTATATTATCACTTGATGTTGTGGTAATAACTTTAAAATGTGCTTGAATATTATTTGTGCTCATAGCCCAAGCAAGACCAGTTTGAACAGTTGTATTTGATGATCCGTTTGCTTTATATTTTGTATCAATATAATCAACCAATACTCTAGAATTTAAAGGCCAATCAAATTGTGGATCAATTATATCATTAAACAATAAAACTACCCAATGACGTTCTGGGCTATCATAATATTTGTCTGCAATAATTTCTGGAGTATCAGAATCTTGTATTTGATAAGGATAAAAAGAAGTAGAATTTTCTTTTAATTCTCTTTCAAAAGCAAACCTAGAAATAATATTTGTTACAGTATCAACACCTGTAGAACTCGTATCACTTGTATAAAAAGTTTTTGGAAAGTATTTAAAATATTTTGCCATTTTTATGCTGCCGGATTATCAAATGTTTGTCCTAAACCCTTAACTTCTTTTCTATTTTCGTTACTATTTGATTTAAAATTAGTTTTAGTGAGATAAGTTGTTTCTTTAAATTGCATTGTCATTTGAATTGCTACTGGCATACCAGTTCTACCAAGAGAAGGTAAATTTTCACCAGGAACTTCATACGCAGAAAAACCATTTGGTGTATAGTTTACATCAATGTTCTCCAACACACAAGTTGAAAGAGGCGGTATATTTGGATTTTCGGCACCACCGTAATAAAATTTAATATCGAACTCTGAAGGAGGTATTAAAAAATTTGCTGCACTAGCAATTTCTGGTGCCTGATGAAAACGAAACTTTTCAATAATTTGTTGTACTTCTAAAGCTTCACGTTCATCTCTTGGATAAAAAGTAAAATCAAATTGAAATGTTCTAAAATTTGGTGATTTATAAATCATCTCCAATAATGGGTTTGATACGGCACCAGTAATTGCGGTAAATGCAACCTGACCTGTAGCACCACCAAATTTATCAACCATACTTTTTACAACTCCACCTGCTGCAGCTTTTGCTAAACCACCAGCTGCACCAGAAAGATCACCTTCTTTAATTTTTTCCAATAAAGCACCACCTGCAGCAACAGCTTGACCTGTGGCTTCGCTGCCTAAACTTGGAGTATCATATGATTGTGAATATTGATATGATAATGTGTCTGGCATATATAATGCAATCGAATCAGAAGTCAATTGCGTTGTTTTAGGAAATATACTATTACTGACAATATTTTTTATTGAAGTATCAATTATCGCTTGCGTGGCAACAGAATTGCCTCCAATCAAATTTGTTTTTTGACCAAATAAATTTTGAACACTACTTGAAATTCCTCCAACAGCTTTACCTATTGCTGAAGTTATTCCACTTAAAGCTCCGCCAGTTGCATTGTTTATTTCGCTTAAATTATTGTTTACTTTGTTTAGTAATTCTCCACCAAGTTGAGTATTTAAACTATTCTGATTTATAGAATTTAATTGTGATAGTGTTGATGAATTTTTTGACTGAGCTCTTTCAGCAGCTGATGCTAATTCATTTTCGCTAACTGTTGTTGTAGCAAAAGCTGTGTTTTTTTGTTGACGAATATAAAAAACCATATAATGCCCTTTGTCGGCTGAGCCAACATCTAAAGGGTATTTTAAAAGAGTGGTTTTAAATTTATTGTCAACTAAGTCTGCTAGAGGGCCTTTTCTAGCAGTTTCACCTTTGTTGAATTGTATATCGCCGAAACCAAAAAGTGGCATATGAACTTCCTATGATAGATAGATAGTATTTATGTCATATAAAGGATGGTTTACTCCTCGAAACCCACAAAAATATAAAGGCGATGCCACAAACATCGTTTACCGCTCGTCATGGGAACTTCGTGTAATGAAGTATTTGGATGAGAATTCTGCGGTTGTGTGGTGGGCTTCTGAAGAACTCTTTATACCCTACAAGTCACCAATTGACCAAAAAGTACACCGTTACTTTCCAGACTTTATTGCAAGAATTCGTCAAGCAAATAAAGAAATAACCATGGTCATAGAAGTTAAACCATTCAAACAAACCCAAAAACCAATTCAAAAAAGACGCACCCAAAAGTTTCTTCAGGAAGTAGCTACATATGCTATCAATCAGGAGAAGTGGCGTGCAGCCGATCTATTCTGTAAGGAACATGGTTGGCAATTCAAAATTATAACAGAAAAAGAGTTAGGACTTTGAGATAAATAGCGTAATGGCTTATCTCATAGACCGAATCAAACAATCGCTTGCAAAAGAAGGTTTAGAACCAAGAACTCGTTATGCAAGGGAATGGTTAAATTCAAAATTAAAAAATTTAAATCCAAGTCCTGCGGCATTGATTATTGATAGGCAAAGATTAAGAGATAAGACATTTATTGGAAAGATGTACTTTTACTACTATGATCCAAAGACTAAAGATTCAATGCCATATTACGACAGGTTCCCATTGGTGATTCCAATAGAACAATACTCAGACGGTTTCTTAGGGTTGAATTTACATTACATTCACCCAAGGCAACGAATCATATTATTGGACAAATTAAGTAAAACAGCGACCAATAAAAACTTTGATGACAAAACAAAGCTTAGGCTTAGTTATGAATATTTAAAAGCTGCTAGTTCTACATTTGAAGCAATGCCATGCATCAAGAGGTATCTTTTTACACAAATCAATTCTCGTTTTTTAGAGATAGCTGCTGATGAGTGGGATATTGCTGCATTAATACCAACAAGTAGTTTTGTTGGTGCTACAGAAAATAAAGTTTACGCAGATTCACGAAAGAAATTTTAAATGTCATTTTCACCAAATCTTTTTTTATCCAATATTCGTGGCAAAGATGGTTTAGCAAAACCATGCCGATTTGAAGTTATTCTTCCAATACCACCATATGTAAATCAGTTTATTGGAAATTCTGTTATTGAAAAAATATTAAATTTACCTAACTCGGTTTTCAATGATGTGTCTGACGCAATTGGTTCTGCTTTTGGAGCAGGTGGTGCAGCTGATGAGTATTCTAAAACATCAAATTCGTCTATGTCAAGATACTTAGCACTTCAATGTGAGAACGCAGAATTGCCAGGCAGAACTACAGCAACAGCTGATGTTAAAATATATGGACCAACATTTAAAGTTCCATATCAAACGCAATACGGTGATACAACATTAACATTTTTGTGTACCAATGATTTTTTTGAGAGGAAACTTTTTGAGAGATGGATGGAGTGTATTCATCCTTCAGATACAAATAATGTGAGATATGCTAAAGGCGAAAAATCTAGATACCTTACAAATATTAAAATTATTCAATATGATGAATTCATTAAACAAATTTTTGCAGTTGAATTGATGGATGCTTTTCCAATAGGAATAGCTGGACAACCTTTAAATTGGAGTGAAGAAGGTTTTCATCGTCTTTCAATTCAATTTGCATATCAAAAATATAGGCCAATTTATACTGGCACATATGATTTGGCCGCAGCAGCCACAGCTTTATTTGGAACTGCTGCAGCGAGAGCACTACCACTTGGTCGTGCATTTTAATTAACTAAGCGAGGTCATTATGTTACCAAAGTTAGATGTTCCAATTTATTCTGTTAATCTTATATCAACAGGAAAGCCAGTTCGTTTTAGACCATTTTTGGTGAAAGAACAAAAGATGTTTTTAATGGCATCTGAGTCCGAAGATTCAAACGAAATGGTAAACATTATTCGTCAAGTATTAAAGAATTGTGTAATTGACGAAATTGATATTGATAGTTTGCCTACTTTTGATTTAGAATATTTGTTTTTAAATCTCAGAGCTAGGTCAGTTGAAGAAGTTGTGGATCTTCGTTACAAATGTAACAATGTAATAGATGAAAAAAAATGTTCAGGCGTGGTTGAATTTAAATTAAATCTTTTGCAGATTGAACCAACAAAAAACGAAAAACACAAAGACAAAATTCAAATTACAGAGAACTTAGGTATTTGTTTTAAATACCCAACTTTTGATATGCTTCAAAAGTATGAAAAGCTAAGTGAGAATGAAATTATGATTCGTATCTTGGTTGATTGTATCGATTATATTTACGACAAAGATCAAATATATTATTCTAAAGATTCAAGTAGAGAAGAACTAGAAGAATTCATTGATAATCTACAACAAAAAGATTTAGAGAAGTTTAAAGAATTCTTTGATACAATGCCTGAAATTAAAAAAGATGTTCAGTTTAAATGTCCAAAATGTTCTTATGAAGAAGATATTACTATAAAGGGCATTCAAAATTTTTTCGTCTAATATTTCGTTATGATACTCTGAAGAATTACTATGAAACAAACTTTGCTATGATGCAACATCACAAGTATAGTTTGTCTGAATTGGAAAATATGCTACCTTGGGAAAGAAACATTTATGTGTCTTTGTTGGTGAAGTATTTGCAAGAAGAAAAAGAACGTATAGAACTACAGAAAGCAAGTAAGAAACGATAATGGCATCAATAAGAAATTTAAATAGATCAGGATTCCTTGGCGGCCAAGAGGTTGGTTCCGGATTTGGTTCGGGATTAAAATCTAGGCTTGCAAAAGGACAAACAATTGGTAGTTCTTTTGGTGGCGGTATTTCTGATATGATGCAAACACTCGCACCACAAAATATTAAAAAACGAGCACTCGAAAAAGCATTTGGTGGTCCAGGTCTTGTTTCTGCATACGCTCGTGGAAAATTAAAACAAAAATATGGAACATCTCCAACAAAAGCTTCAACGACAGATCCTTCAGGTGAAACTTCTCAGGTTAGTGATTCTTCTTATTTAAAAGTTATTGCTAAAGCATCTATGTCTTTACCTGGTATGGCTAGAGATATGAATGTATTGCGGCAAAATGTTCAAAAACTTGTAAAACTCAAAGCTGGTCCTCAAAAGAAAGGAAGTAAAGCGTATGCATCTAGCGCAGATGCTTATTTCCTTAAAGAAGATGAAAGAGAACGAGCTCTAGAAGCACAAAGACAAAAAACACCAGGCAGTAAATCAATCACGCCTACGCCAGAAAAGAAAGAAGAAGGCGGAAACATTTTAGATTCAATATCGCAAATGTTTAGTAGAGGGTTTTTAAATGGTATAAAATCTTTGTTTAGTCCAAAAATGCTTGTCGGAATATTGAAAAAAGTATTTTTACCAATTGCAATTATTGGTACTTTGTTTAGTGGTATCACAGATGGTTTTAAGCGATATAAAGAAACCGGAAGCTTTACTGATGCAATTGTAGCTGGTCTTGGTGGAATGTTAGAATTTGTTTCTTTTGGCCTCTTTGGTGAAGATACTTTAAAATCTCTATTTTCATCCATCAGTAACTTCTTTCAACCAATTACAGATACAATATCGAGCATTTTTACAGGCATTAAAAACTTCGTAATAGGTTTATTTGGCGGCAAAGTTGATGTAAAAGATGATGCGCCGGCAAAAGCAGATAGTGTAAAACCTACAATGCCTGATCCAAAACAATTCGCTTTAACTTCTGCAAAAGCTTCAGGTGCGTCAGATCAAAAAGCATCAGATCTTGGTGATATGTTTGGTGCTGTTGGTAAAGGTGATGCTCAAGGTCTATTCGACAAAGCACAAGCTTTCGCTAAAAAATATCCTGAACCGGCGCCAGCTGCAACAGCGCCTACTCCTATGGCAAGCGAAGGTGTGCCTATGGATCAGGCTCAAAGAAATTATGAATTGAATAAAAAATTAACCGGCGAAGCTTCAAAAGCCCTTGGTGTTCCTTTACAAGCACCAGCACCACCAACACCTGCAACACCACCAGCTCCAGTTGCTACTGCACCAACACCTGCACCTGAAATGTCTGATTCTGATAAGGTTAAACAATTAGAAGGCTACATTGAAGGCAATAAAAAACGATTTGCTAAAAGAGAAGCTGATGCAGCAAGACATATTGCTTCATTTAAAAAGCGTTATGAGAATGATCCTAGTCGTGTAAAAGAATTAGAAGATGAGTACAAACAAACACTTGACGTTGAACGAAAAGAAATGGAAGAAGCAAATGCTGGTTTCCAAAGACAAATTGATGCTCTTAAAAAATCTTCTGGTGGTAAAGTAACAGCTGGTGCTTCTTCAGCACCTGCCGTTGAAGCTGGAGGTTCTAGTGCTCCAGCATTATCTGCAAGTGGTGGTGGAGGTGGCGGCGGAGGCGGTGCTTCTGTTGCTTCTGGTTCTACCGCACCATCAGGTTCTGATATTTCTCAAACTTCGTCTACTGTAGCTGAAGCACAAAGAATGGAATCAGCCGCTGATCAAGGTTCAGTTGTAAATGCTCCAACGACAAATAATCAATCTGCTTCAGCAGGCAAAACAAAACCGCCAGCAGCAGATGTGTATAATTCAGATTTCGCTAAGATGTTAGCAACAACCTAATGGCCTCAATTTCAGACATTTTAGGATCAGTTATCAAGACTAAAGTTCTTGGTTCTAAAAATCCATCCAAAGTAAGTTCAGAAAAAAATACATCAGCTCTTACAAAGGTAATTGGCAAAAACTTTATGTCTTTGCCTGGTTTTGCTCGTGATTTAAATGTTGCTAGACAAAACATCCAAAAATTAGTAAAACTAGAAGGCGGTACGCCCGCTCGTGGCGCTGATGCCAAATTCTTAAAGGCTTCAAGTGCTGAAACGAAGTTGGATATTGAAGTTGGAAAAATAGAAAGAAGGCCTGCTCCAGAAAAATCTAAAAAAGGAATGAATGTTTTAGGAAATTTGAAGAAAACTTTTAGTGCAGGTAATATTCTAAAATCACTTACAAAATATTTAGCTGTTGGTGCTATAGTTACTGCTATATTTGTTGCCTTCAAAGATAGTTTTGCTGAATGGGCATCTGGTCTTTGGGAAACAATAAAAGAAGCACTTGATGAGTTTGTTGGAGGGATTAAAGATTGGTTCATAGAAAGTGTTCAACCAATCATCGATAAAGTTCAAGTAATGATTCAACCACTCATAGATGCTATCTCTGGCCTTATAACAAAACTTGGAGATTGGTTTAAAGAGAAAATAGAATGGTTTGCAGCTGAGTTTCCACAAACATTCGCTTTCATTAAAAAAGTAATTGATAAAATTATGGAACTTATTGATAGTTTAGTTGAAAAACTTAAAGGTTGGGCAGAAAAATTATTAAGTAATAAAGCAACAGCTTGGATGGTTCCTGATTTTGTAAAAGATATGCTGAAGATTGGCCAGAAACCAGCTCAATTACAGGCCGGTGAAACAGATGCTGAAACTAAAAAGTTTTTAAGGCAGCAGAAAGAAGCAATAGACACCGAAGAAATAAAGAAACAGGAAAAAGAAAAGCAATACACAGGCGATGATGAGATTGTCCGCCAGCGTTTAGGTTTGCCGCCAAAGACAGATAGGATGCGGCAAGAAGAAGAATATAAAAGAAAAACAATTGAAACTGCTCCGCCTCCTGAATCAATTGTTGTGCCTAGTCCTGTACCTTCAGCACCAAAAGAGGCAGCTAAACCAACACCAACTCCTGCACCAGCAGCTCCCGGTAAAGCACCGGCGGCGCCTGCCGCTCCAGGAAAAATACCAAGTGGTACTCCTGGTTTAATCGTTCAATCTTTAAATGAAGCAGGTGTCACATCACCAAAAGCTCATGCAAATGTTTTAGCTACAGTCAAAGCAGAATCAAATTTTAAAGTACAGAGCGAGAATTTATTCTATAGCACCGCTGCAAGAATTAAACAAATCTTTGGACCTAAAAGAATTCCTTCTGAAGAATTTGCACAACAATTCGTAAACAATCCTGAAGCACTTGCTAATTATGTTTATAAAACTACTGATGGAAATTCTGCACCAGGTGATGGTTGGAAATATCGTGGCCGGGGTTTTATTCAACATACAGGAAAAAATCAATATGCAGCTATCTCAAAAGCAACAGGTGCAGATTTACTTAGCAATCCTGATGGTTTAAATTCTCCAGAAGTTGCAGCTAAAGCGATACCTTGGTTTTTCTTAGGTTATAAGAAAATGAAACCTGAAGATATGGAAAATATGAGTAAGGTGAATAAAGCGGTTGGCTTTGCTGGTGGTGCTGAGTATGCTGCTAAAAGAGAAGCTTCAGCAGAACAAATCTATTCTGAAATGACCAGCGGTTCTGGATCACAAATGTCATCATCTTCTTCTGAAGTGGCTTCTGGCCAAAGAGCACAAGCAAAGCCACAAACACCAATGGTCGTAAATGCGCCTACAACTAATACAACAATCGTAAAGAAATCTCAAGTTGCATCAGCACCAAAACAAGATACTGGTTCAATGTTAGTTGGAATGGCCACATAAAAACCCCGGCCGAAGCCGGGGTAGCACTTGCATGGCATGGGTTAAGAATCAGTTAGATTCCGCAAGGGATTTGAAATAATCTAAATCTTCATCATCTTCACCAACAGATTTGTCAATGATAGATGTGTCGGTTTCAGCAACAGTATCAGCTGCTTTAGATTTAATTGCAGGTGCAGCGCCATCAAAACCTAATGCTTTATCCAATCTTTGTTTCAACTGGTCATAGGATTTGAAGTTCTTACGCTCGAGGAACTCTTTCAAACCAAACTCTGATTTCCAAAGTGCCTCAAGTTTTTCATCATCACCGTCATAGAGTGCCGATTTCTCAGCAAACTCTGATTTATCATAATTACGATAACCCTCAACATTACGAATTTTCAATTTGAAGTTAGCGCCTTCCCACAAATCGAATGGGTTAATTGGTGTTTCATCAGCAAATTCAGGATTCATAGCCTCTGTAATCTTATCAAAGATTTTCTTGCCAAACTTAAACAGTTTAATTTGGCCTTCATTTGATTTATTTGCTGGGTCAGAAATCACAAGAATATTGGCAACATAAGATAGTTTACGCTTTTGCTTTCGTGCAATATCTTTATTGGCTTCAATGCCAGAATTCCATAATGTATTGTTATGCTCACAAACTGGACATTTCTCATTAAGTGTTGTCAAGCAATTATCAATCAACCAACCGCCAGGTCCTTGGAATCCATGTGAGAATACACGAACCCATGGCAGAGCATCATCGCCATCAGCCTGAGGTGCAGGTAGAAAACGAACAATAGCCATACCGTTACCAGCTTTATCTACTTCAGGTTGCCAAAAACGATTATCATCTTTAGAACCGGCTTCGCCAGATTGGTTTGTTGCTTCGATTGCTTTAGTGAGTTTAGAGAGGTCAGAACGACCACGCTTTAGATTTGCAAAACTACTCATAGTATTTCCTTTCGTATAACGGAGTATAAATTAGTATAAACGGCTTATCCACAAAATCATATTATATCATTTATTTAGTAGCGAGTCAAGCTTTTTCAAGGTATCTTTTATGTCCTTATGAAGTATGCCTTGGCCTTCTGCTTGTGTGAAATACCTTATCACATCTTCGGTATCATCAATCAATACTGTTTCAGGTGTGGCATATTCTGCTTTTTCTTTACGACCTGTTACAATGTTTGCTTTATAATTAATGCCATGCTTACGCAGCCATTTAATTTTTTGTGCTGTAACTTCACCATGAAATTTCTTACCGCCAGCAGATGAAAGAATCTCAACTGGTAATTTGGTATTTCTAACGGCATTTAGCAACTCTTTACCGCCAGGAAACCAATCCAATTTCTCAAATCCTTTTTTATGGAGAATGAAATCTTCCCAATCTTTAGACCATTCTTTACGATCCCTTTTGGTAAGCGACAAGAAACCATAGTATTCTGTAAACTTCTTTTCAAAGTCGCAGAGAACACCATCCATATCTAAGTATATTTTCTTTATCATTTCTGTGTAATTTTTTTTAAAATCAATTTGTATTTTGTATCATCTTGTGGTAAAAACGGCATTAGTTTTTGTACCTTCATCTGAAATGTGGGCCAACGAATTGTATCGGTGATTTGTTTTGACCAACTACCCATAAACGGCAGTATTCTAGCCATCATCGCAAAACTTTCGATATGAATTTCCTTGCGAAATGTTTTGGTGAGAAGAACGGGATAATCACCATCAATCACTTTTAACACCACATTTGGATCATCACTCCCATCAAATATCTCCTTACAATCATTCTCAAAGATATACGAAAACGATTGAAGTACCTTCTGATGACTGCGAAAATTCACTTCAGCATCTTCTGTTAACAAATCACCTACCCACAAATTGTCTTTCACCATTAGATTAGCAACAATGAATGTAATTAATTCATCACGGTTACTAAGCTTGCGTGATAGTTTATAAAAATGATATTTGTCTTTGCGATTCTCAAAAGCCGTGATACTTATGTTTGTCTTGCCATTATATTTGAAGAAATCATAACTATCTTTAGCGAAATGAAGTTTGAGAGATTCGTAAAGACCGAACGCCTCATAACCTGTCATATTGGTAATCTATTGCCTTTTTCTTTCAGTAAATTCAGATCAAGTGCGTCATTGGCTAATTTTGATTTAAGGTTAGAATTAACCAATGATGCAGCCACTTCAATTTCTAATCCAGTATTTTTACAATACTCAACTATGGCCTCTATGTAATTCAAATCAGTATTTGCTACCATACCATCAATAGCTCTGGCGAATTTAACCATTTCATCTTTTGTAGGCATTACTTCTCACTCGCAAAAGTAACTTTAGCACCACCTAATGTTCCAGGCATTTCAAAATTAGACTTATTCAATTTTTCCAAATCAGCGACGGTCAATGGTTTAATTTGCTCGTTTTGAAACGGCCAGTTGTTTTGTGGAATATTTGTGAAATCAAAATTTGGTAATTGAATATTATCCAATTCATCTTTTATTTTTTGATATTCGATTGGTTCATCATCGTCAACAATTTCTAATTGACCTTCAAAACAATATCCACAACCACGAAGAAAATTTTGAAATTCACTTATAATATCATACAAATCATAGGTTGAAAATTCAACAGTTTTCTTTGAAGAAATACAATCATCAAATGGTATTGCTTCTTTTTGGCATACAAATGTAAATTTAGACATAATATAATTCCTTTTCAATTATTCTTTACTGCGTTTTGACGATGACTGCGGTGCTACTGGATGAGATTGTGCCGATGCTGCAAATGCTACACAAATAATATCATCACTCTTTACATATGAGCAACGAACGGCCAACGGATCAATACCTTTAGCAATTGCATTATTCATGTTTTGTGCCATTAAACTGCGGTCATGTATGTGATACCAACTAAGACATACTACAGCTGTAAAGAATAAAATTGTCACGCAAATCGCAACAACATTATCACCTTTTAAAGCTTGTGTTAACTTATCCACATTAAATCCTTTCGATTGTAAAAAATGTGTCTTCCTATTGTTGTCAAATGAACCATATTTTTCCATCTTGGATTAACATAGTCCGCATGATAGAACAAAGCGCCCTTTGATGGGTCTTCCAGTTTATCATAATTGGCATATACATAAACTGCTAAGTTTCTAACATCATTATACACCATTTCAGCTTGACCTGTCAAGCGTCTTGTTGTATTTTCGCAATACCAAGTAAATTGGCAAACGCCTTTAAATTTTTGTTTTACCACGCCACAAATATCATCTTCAAAGTGGCCAGATTTTACCCGATTAAGAGTAACAAAGGCAACGGCAACTTGCCCTTTTTCTGGCTCATATCCTGCCTCATAGTAAATGTTTTGGGCAAGACATTCTACTTGTGTTTTAGCATCAGCAGACATAAAGCTGTAATATGCTTTGTACGGTAAAATTACGATGTTTGTAACTGTTAATGCGGTAAATCCTATAGTTAATGCAATCAAACTAATTGTGAAAAGCACAATTGCTCTTTTCATTACTTCTCCTTAAAAGTTGGAGGATGGTCGAAACCATCCTTTTCCCATCAGGTAGATTTTTTAGTTGTTATTGGTTTATCTACGGTTATGTTGGAAACGAAATTATTCAAAGTTGCTGCTTTAGCAATAACTTCTGATTCGCTTGGGAATGGTGGAAATCCTGGGTGCTTCGGCGGATCTTCACCTTTGATTTTGGCAGTATCTATTTCTACTTGCCATTGATTGGATATTTGCTCACGTTTTCCATAATAATCATCATTAAGCATATCTCTCGCCATTTTAAGTAGCTCGAGTCGTATTTCAAAGGGTGTCATATTTGACATAGTAATTCTCCTGTGTGTTTGTTTGTGTGTTACCAGCGGTTGTGTGTATGCTGGTTACTTATTTAGTAAATTTAATCCCACAATCCTCTATAATACTTACCAAATAAGCGAAAACCATTGGCCATTCTAGTTTCGTGTCTTTTTAGGCCTTCTTCATCGTATCCATTGATGAAAAACTGTTCATCTGTATCATTAACCAATTGTTCAAAGGTCCAAATCATTTCATTCATTACCCAATCCCAGCGAGCAGAACCTAAATCTTCAAATTGTTTATCCTGGTACCAATCGAAATACAATTGATTGTCATATTCTTCATGTGTAATGCTACGGAGTTCAACAGGAACATCCTCTAAATCGACAAGATGATACCCATGATTTGTTTCTTTGAGTTGCTTAAGCATTGGCAGAATAATATATGACAATGTATGATCCATTGACCAAGTATCCCATTTATCAATCTTTACATAATTAATTCTTGGGTGAACAATTTCTAAAAACTTAAAAAGGGCCTGGCAAAATGGTTCTAGTATATTTGCTAGTCTATCAATCTTTGGTTCATCATAATCAATTTCACGCCAAAAGAAAACCTTCTCCAAGATTGTGTAAGGAGAAAGCCAATGATTACGGTAATTACTAAGATAAACTTTCATTATATTTTCCCATAATTAAAACAACATTACTTCCACCAAAAGCAAAAGAGTTATTTAAACACACATCTTGCTTCTTGTCAACCACTTCTCTAGGCAAATATGTGCCTTCAGGTACTTTATCATCTTGTTCACCTAAATGCCAATTCGGTATGACTTTATCTTCTTGTAAAACAGCAATACAACCCATCGATTCAATAATACCTGAAGCACCGAGTGTGTGACCATGTAATGCTTTTGTTGATGTGATTGGTATATCTTTCAGTTCATCACCAAAAACATTTTTAATAGCTTGCAATTCAACCATATCGCCGGTTGGTGTTGCAGTTCCATGAGCAGAGATAAATGTCACTTTGCGGCCGTTAAGTTTATCATAAGCTTTTTGTATCGCTCTCATTTCACCTTCAATACTTGGCTTAGTCATTGATTCTGTACCCCAAGAAGTACCATAACCAAGTATCTCACAATATATCTTGGCGCCTCGAGCCTTGGCGTGTTCCAGTTCTTCTAAAAAGAATACAGCACAACCTTCTGCGACAACAACACCAGTTCTATCTTTTGAAAATGGCCTGCAAGCTTTTGGTCCTTCATCTTTAGAAGAAATAGCTCGCATTCCGTGCCATGTGGTAATACCATAATCATTTACTGACGATTCTGTTCCGCCCACAATCATTCCATCACAATCACCACGAACAATCTTTTCATATGCTTCACCAAGAGCAAGTGTTGAAGATGAACAAGCTGTGTTGTAAGTAAAATTTGGTCCATGTATATCTTCTTTCAATGCAATAAAGCATGCAGGAGAATTAGGACAAATATTAACCAAGGTATTTGGCCTTGATCGACCATTGTTCAAATATTCTGGAAAAGAATTCTCAATTGTATAGCTGCCACAAAAACCAACACCAAAGAAAATGCCATCAACATCTTCTTTTGTTATACCAGCATCTTCTTTACATTTAAGATAAGAATACCAAGCAAAGCGTGATATTCTATCGGTGATTGTTTGATCGAGCGGTGCAATCTGTGAATCAATATCAAATTCTACACGACCAAGATTTGCTTTGATGTTTTCATAATAACGAATGCCTGAGCGGCCAGAAAACATAGCATCTTTTACTTCATCATATGATATACCGATTGGTGTAACACAACCAATCCCGGTCACAACTACTCGTCTTTTCATTTATCAGTTTTAATTAATCTAATCATTTGAGCAGGAATATCAAACTCCCACCATTTCTCTCTTTGATTCCAGAGATAACCTTTATTGTGATGATTGTTATGCCAATCGCCAAAAAATACGCCAGTAATAAAATCATTCCGTGATGAATCTTGCGTTTCGTGATTGCGATATGAAAATGGCAACTTAGTATGATTGATAATGTTAATCACACAATATTCACAGAACATAAACAAACTAGCAACATTATACATCAATGCTAAACGAATGTCAATCAAAGCTAATACTACCCAAAATGCAATAACAATTAAAACATAGTAATTATGTGATCTCATAATCCATGGATCATTATTTAAATTACGCATTACACTTACAGGAACGTGTTTTAAGTTCCAACGAAAAAATGCCACATTCCAACGACCAACTAAATCTAAATTCGTTGGATCTTTATCCGTATCAGAATACATATGATGCGTTCTGTGTGCCATAGCATAACCATACGGAGAACCAGCAGATGCTAGTGGCGAAAACATGGCCATAAAAATATGCCAAAATTTATTTGTTTGAAATGACTTATGTGAAAAATAACGGTGTAAAGCTACGTTATGAAAGAAATGGTTAAAGAAGAAAAACATAATAAACGCATACAGAATATAACTATATTGCGCTGTCACCACAAAATAAATTGAACACAAGATACCAAGAACAACTTGTGTTAAAATAACCTTCTGTGAATTTTCTGAAGTTCCTCTAAACGGATGTGCCATATTAAGTGCCTTGTTTTTTGTTAATTGCTTCCTCAAACATATTAAACAAATCACCAAGTTTTGTTGGAACATTTCCGCCAACATCTTTCACATCAAACATATCTTCAACATCAAAAATGAAGTTCATAAATTCGATTGAATCTAACTTTTCATTTATTTCAGCAAATTTGTGAACATCAGTATCTTCTGGATAATCAGTCAATTTGATTCCATATTTTGCATAGAACAGTTCTTCAATTTTGCTCACTACTTCTTCTCTGGTCATTTTCTTTCCTTTTTTAAAGCAACAACTGCTACATAATCGCCTTCATGTGTTAGAGAAATAACATAATCTCCACTCAACTCATTATGTGTATTTACTGCAATTGGATCTTCAGCAATACATTCTACAGTAGGCGCACAAGCTACTTTAAATACTATCTTTATTTTTCTAGGATTTATTTGTCGACCTTCAGCTTTAGTTAAAGCTTCATAAATTGCCCATATTTTAGCTGCGGTCTTTGGACTATCTAGTTCATGGCCTAGTTTTTCACCAAGCCTTTTTAAATCAATATTTTCAAATCTGGATATTCGTGTTAGATCAATACCAAGCATAATTAAGAAGCGGGATTTCTCCCGCTTTCCTTTTTACTTCTTTTTTTCGTCTTTCTTCGCTTCAGCTTTTGGTGCATCTTTTTTAGCTTCAGCTTTTGGTGCGTCTTTCTTAGGCTCTTCTTTCTTAGCAGGTGCCTGTGCGAAAGCGGTTACTGCAAACAGCGATGCTGCGATAAGTGCTACTGACTTCATAATATCTCCTTAATTAAGAATGGTGATTGATTCTGTTGCCAAGTTCAATCACCGAAAACTCCGGTCAGCGTTTAGGCTGCCAGTGCAAATCTTTCATCGTTTGCATTTACTTATTTGATTATTACGCCTTATCTGGCGATTCTCCAATTGTCTATTTGCTACGCTGTCGAATCTATTTCAGGCCCATCAGAAGCATACTGCCTACACCCACTTACGATTGGCGTAACCAGCGGTAGTGCAAAACCTGCTCATGCGTTCTTACAGTATGCTTTTGGTGGACCTGACCGGTACTGCCCCGGTGTCCAACGCATCGTTCAACAATCTTCAACGAATTCTTTACTTCTTTGCCTTATACGGTTCCATTTTTGTGCCGGCCGCAATAACGCAATAGTTATCTTCATCAACTTTTTCAACCATAGTCCAACTTTTACTCTGAGGATTCAGAAATAGAAAAGTAGGATTATACTTCTTTCTATTGCCATCAACTCTGTGGCCTGTGGAGGTAAGAAAAGGCAATTCACCATATTCTTTTACTGTTCCGCTTATCGTTTTTAAATCAACACATAGTGCCTCAAATAAAACAATTTCACTATCACTAGCCATAGCCAACGCAGGAATAAACAATAGGGTTGACAGAAATTTGGCAAACATCTATTATTTATTCAGATTGTCTTGTAAAATTTTTGTCAATTTATTGTACAGACCACTCACAACACCGTATTCATCAATTTTAAAAGTGCCTCTCGAAGCAGCTGCATCTAATAGTGCTATTATAAGTTGTAGGTCATTCAAATTCAGTTCATCTGATTCGGCAGGCGGCTCAGGTTTTTCTTCAGGAACATCTTCTCGTCCTGGTATTCTTTTTGATTTCACTTCGCCTATACTCCCTGCTTTATTAGCTTCATTCATTTTATGTACCCTTAAATTATTTATATTGCACCATTATACTTCAAAATATATTGTTGAAGAGGCAAAATATGATCTGCTTTGTTCTCAATGAAAATCAAAGGTATATTTGTATCTTCTACCGCAATGGCAACCACGATTTGTTTAATTGGCTTGCCTGTTCTTTCCTCAAACATTTCAGCGTATGCCGAGCATTGCATGAAATAGTTTTGTATATATTCTTTTTCTTTTACTCTTGTTGAAGTTTTCCAATCAACTATTGATAATTCGCCTTCCCATTCGGCGATACAATCACAACGGCCGGCGATCCCTAGTTTATCACTATACAACGGTTGTTCAATACCATATATGTCGCCAATATGACTATCGAGAAATGGTTTCACTTTGAGAAATAGCTCTTTAGTGTCAGGCATCATCGTCTGCATTTTCATATCAGACATTTCGTTTAAAAGATATTTCTCAACAGCGTTATGCAGTTTGGTACCACGACCAGATGCTGCACGGGAAATACGATTAGCTTCTTGTTCGCCAACTCTTTGGTGCCATTCATAGATTGCTTTTTTGTTATAATTGGATAGAACGGTTGTGATGGAGGGGTAGGACTTTCCTCCCGGTGTTTTATAAGTCCTACCCGATTCTGTTGTTTCGGATTCTAATTCAAAGTCCAATTCACTTAATTTTACATGATTAAAAAATTTCATTATGTTTGTTGTTTATATCCTTCGTAGATCCATGGGAAATGCTGACGAATATACCTTTCTCTATTTTTTTGTATATTTTCTTTTGACCAATCACCTAATTCATTTTCATCAGTTTCCTTCAATTCTCCCTTAAAGTGTTGTTGCAAAAGTGCTGCTTTTGTTTCAATACCTTTTCGTTTTGCCATACTATCTCCTTGGAGGATGTTGACATAACAAAGCTACTTCCCATATTTTTTCTTATGTAGTGAATCGACTACTCTTTTTGTTTGTACTTCTTTTATGGATCGTTTGCCGTGTTTTTCGGCGACAGCAGAGTTCTTGTGATTCTCTGCTACTTTGGAGAGAACTTCTTTGAAACCAGCGGGGACTTTATCTTTGATTGAAACACCGCCGACAATTGCTGCGGCGGTTAGCAAGGGTTGGATGGTCGGGTTATTTTTAAGATATTCTTCACGCTCAGAAATCTTCATAAGCGCATCAAATTCTTCACCCGAATCAGTATCAATAAAACTATATGTGGGCATTATTTTTATTTATCACAGGAGAGAACCAGATAGGCACTTGTCTTTTAGTCCACTTGGCAAAATGTGCCTTCCGTTCATTATAGTATTTATGATAGGAAGCAAGAGAATCACCGGCGATTTTACATTCATCAGGCATTGCTGGTGTTGGTGGATAAAAGTCGCCGCCAGGCATTTTATTTGGCGGTATATCAAGGCAGTTTAGTAAACGGCTACAGGCGTGTTGTTTACCATAACGAAAAGTGTATTCTTTACACAAAAATTCCCACATTGTAAACAACCACCCGTAGTTCGCAACATTGGCTCGTACCCAAATACCAGATGGGTGATTCATGTGTGAGGCTTTCATTAATCTAGCTTCACGCTCATCAGGCAGACGCCAACGCTTAATTTTTCGACCATTTGCGGTCTTATCATAGTATTCGGTACCGTCAAGCACTCGGTGTGCGGTTGACATAAGTTGGGCATACTCAATAATCATTTTTACACAATGCTTATCAAGGTGCATTTCAGCGCACTTACGAGGATCACGGTCAAGATAAAAAATATTCATTACCAACTCCCATCATCAATCCAAATTCTTACAGTCAAAAACAAAAGTCTAATATCTATTGAATTAGCTGGTTCGAAAGCTATCTCGGCACCAAAATGAATAACGGGAATCCAAGCCCAATGGCATGGATTCACCGTCATTGTAACACAAGCACCGCTATATTTGAGGTATTTAATAAAAGACATACTTATTCACAACGATATTCGATTTACTCATCTTATCCGATGGTCTATATTCACGGCACGTTAAATTCATTTTAGAGTCGGCTTGTTTTAATGCTTTAAAAATTGTTTCTTGTTTTGCTGCACATTCTTCTACGGTTTTAAAAGTATCATATACAGCGTAATTGTTTGTTGAACCTAACCAAATTATAAGAACCCACTTCATTTAATTTACCACCTCAGAATGTTCATCGAAAATGTTAGACCACTTTTTTAATTTGATTTTCTTTTGAAGAGCTGCCATATTTGCTGACGATTCATCGATAATACCTGCTTCAAACATCAGGTCAATCATAGCAATTAAATCTCCAACTTCTTCGGTTAATCGCTGACGGTTAGTTCTGTCATTGTATTCAGAATCATAACCAAAGCGAAAAACCTTACTAATCGCCTGTGTCACTTCAGCACATTCTTCTTGGCAGATTAGTAAGAT